TCTGTAAATTTTAAGTAGTTGTCTAAATAACTCTGTATGTTTTCTCTACCTACAGAGTTAGCTGAGTGTACAAAGTACTTTGGTAGCCTGACTGCATTATTCATACAGTAGTCTACTATCCACTTAGCACAATCTAAGCCTGTTTTTTCGTTTAACTCTGGATGATCTGTTAGTTCATTGCCTAAATCGTGGTCGAAGGAGATAGCATAAGGCATTTCGTTATGCTTGAAGTACTTTACAAACTCATCATAACTTTTAACCCAAGTAACATCTAAGTTCTCTCCGAAAGCTAAGTTAAGCCAGATTTTAAATTGCCCTTGACTAGGATCTCTTAGATCATCAAGCCACAGGACCTTTTCCATTAGTCTTATACTTACGTTTGGGGTTAGTAGTAGACTTTCTTCGCTTAACTACTTTCTTAGGTAACTCTTCTTCGATGTGATCATACACAATATCTCCTTCAGGCATGTTGTTAATGTTTCCTCTAAATAGAAGAAATAGAATAGCCATAGAGATAGCAGATACACTGAATAAGATACAAAGACCTATAAATATATTTTCCATGTCTTATTTAACTAAGTCTATTGTACCTGTAATAAAGGTTAATCCTTCTGTTAAGTGCATTTCTCCGAAGCCACCTTTTTCTGCTTCGTAGCTGTCGGCAACATGCTTAATCTTATCGTTAATCTTGGTTTCTAAATGAGAATCATTTATCTGTTTCCAAGAATCTCCGACTTTCATACATAACATTAAGATAGACACATTGTGTTTGTCAAATTGGTAGTTAACTCTGTACATGATTAGTTTAGATTAATTTAGATTAGTATATTTTCTGCTGATTTTTCTTTGTTCCCAGATAAGATGAAGCTGCCATCTGTACCACTTAATTAAGTCGATACCTTTTTCATTACAATGATCAATGAATGCAGGAGTCATCTTACCTTGTAGGCATTTTAACTTACTCATGGTCAATTGATCTAACTTCATCGTCAGCAAATATACTAAATATTTGAGATTCAGGATCTTCTGTGTTTTCATTTATTTCAAATAAATTAAACACACTAGGACTGTTCTTAAAGTTTTCTAAGTCTTGTTTGGCTTTCTGAAAGTCCTGTTCAATTAAAATGTCCAGCTCGCAAATGAGCTGTTTGCATGATTTTTCTTTGTTTGTCATATTGATTAGGTTAGGTGTGTAATTTTGTTCTGGTCGTAATTCTTTAAGTTATCTGATACCCACTTTTCATCTACTGTGTTACGATAACAAAGTATATGAACTGTAGCTGTTTGATCTGTTGGAAGACGTAACATACGTCCAAACTTCTGCTGAGCCTTAGGAGAACCACCAGAATAAGAGTGTAGAATGATAGCATTTTTAAGATTAGGTATATTAATACCTTCGCTTAACTGCTCTACACATGATAAACGGTTGATTTCACCTGTTTTAAACGCTTCTAAGGGACTATTCTTGTTCTTAGAATGGTGAGAGTCCTTACACAGTCTTTCAGCTTGATCTATGGTGTTTGCAAAGATTAATACTTTCTCCTCTTGATTGAGTTGTTCTAGTAGATCTTTAGCATAATGTTCCTTAGTCTCAAACTGTTTTAGGAAGTTGATTCGTTGAATGGTTTTGAACATATAACTACTAGAGTTTGCTTGTTCAATTTCACGAGTAATCCAATCATACTGTGCTCTTTCACTGGTCATCCATCCTTGCTTAGTCTTAATTGTTTTGTTCTTGTTTAAGTCTAAGTAATGTACAAAGATGTGATAATCGTTAAGAATCTCGTTCTCTACGGCTTTATCTGTCTTAAATACGTACTTAATTGGGTAATACTCTAACATGAGTTGACCTTTCTCTGAAGTCAAATACTTAGGAGGAGTACCTGTTAGGCCTAATATTCTTCCTCTGTAACGAAGAAGGAATGGCAAAGCAGTAGCCTTAAGAGAGTGAGCCTCATCTAATATGAGAATATCATACTCTTCAGGGTCATGTTTGGGGAGAGATAGATAAGTCGAGAATGTGATTCTGTCTAGCACTTGGGGAAACCCAAACTTACTAGCATCATCAATCCACGACTTAAATATATCTACCTTAGGTGCAACAACTAAGATTTTAGCTTCTTTGTTTAGACAGTTGATATAATCTAAACCAACTTTAGTCTTACCTGCACCTGTTGCTAACTGTAAACCACTTCTTTTAAACATTAAAGCCTCTCTAAGGGCTGCTTGTTGTACACTGTCTCTTGTTATCATTTGTAACTTTTTAATTTGCTTACATAGCTAGGGTCAGAAGCATATTTTCCATCAATGTTCTTAAGATACCTAGCCTGAATATGCGCATAGCATTTGATGTTGTCTCGATAAGAGTCATACTTAGCATAAACCCCATGTTTACCTGCTACATGCTTACATCTGTGAAAGGTAATACCAAACAGATTTTTTGCTTGAATACCTACGTTAGATTTACCATGATTACTTTCAATTCTAGACTGTAAGCAAGCAACAGCAGCTAGGATTACTCCTTGCTTAGTTAACTCTGCTGTAATACCTGAATCAGTAAGAACAACATCTTTCTCTGTGACTACTTCTTTGATGATTTTAGTCTTAGTGATGATAGAGTCTTCTTTAGTGAAAGCCATAAGTAAAAGTGCTACAAAGATAACATTAATAGTTAATGATACGTACAATAATTTCTTGTAATTAATAGCTTTTGAGAAGCTAAGGTCTTGATTTTGTTTGTAATACATGATTTTTAATATTAGAAGTTAAACATAGGCAACAATTGTGCCATTAGACTAAATTAGAACCTAGGGCAGGTATCTCTCCTACCCTAGATTGATGTCCTTAACGGACAATGATACTGTCTCCCTGTACTTCTACAGAGGAGATTTGAACTTGCATGATAATACCCTTAAAGTCAATGGTAAGGGTTCTTTCAGTCATAAGAGCAGGCTTGCTCTCTTCAAAAGTAATTAAAGTCTCTGCTGGAGTAATAACTGGAGTAACATCAACCTTTGAGTGACGCTTAACATTAGCTTCTACAGCAGATCTCTTCTTAGAAACTAGATTGTTTTCGATAGCATACTTACGAATGGCTCTAAGAGCCTTAAGATTCATAGAAGTAGCTTTCTCAATCTTGGTTAAGCTTTTGCCTGTAGACATCAAAGTAATAGCTAATTTGTAGTCTTCTTGGTTAACAGACAACTTTCTATTGATTACAATAGACTTTTTTGGACGACCTCTGCCAACAAATGCTCTTACAGGGGATTCTTTTTTTAATGAAATGCTCATATTTTTAGGTTTAATTGATTACGATTTTGTCCTTAGTGATAACGATGTTAGCAGACTTTTCTACTACAACTTCTATTTCACCGAACTTAATGTTTACAAACTTAGAGTTAGACAAAGGCTCTTTTTCTAAAGGAGTGGTAATTTTAATACTTCTATTAACTTCCTTTGTAGGTTTTGCAAGCTTCTTAGTACGAGTTAGACCTACTTCTCTTCTCTTTTTTAGTGTTTCCATCATTCTTACAACACCTACTGGTCTCTCTAGTAAGCCCATAGAGATTGCTTTACTACGAATACAATTAATAGCTACTAAAGAATAATTAAACTCATCAGCTAATTTTCTACTCGGAGTTTTTTCGTTCTTTACTTTGTCTACAATAGAATAAAAAGTTGCTTCAGGAACAACTAGTTTAATGAGGGGGTGAAGGTTAATTCCTTCTTGATTTTGTGTTGTCATTTTGTTTAGGGTTTTTAGTTAGTTTTTTTTAATTTTTAGTTTTTAGTTTAAATACATAAAGTAGCATAGGAGACCTATTAGGACTTTGATATCTGCAAATAACAGATAGTCTGTAATCAGAGAAAGAAGATATTAACTCAGGAAATGTGTTAACTCTAAAATCCTCTAGATCTTTAGCTCCATAAAGCTGTAATACTTTGTCTATACCTTCTCTTTTAGCAAGAATAGTAAGACAGATAACTTTTGATTGTGATTGTTGAAAGTAAGAGATAAGAGTGTTAATAAGAGATACTTGAAAGGCTCCACATAAGTCAAACCAGACTAAACCAAACTTTCCCTTAACTGTGAAGATATCTTGATTAAGATAGGTCACATTAGAGGGTCTTCGCTTAAGTCCTTCTACATAAGTAAGTGGATCTCTTTCACAGCAAGTAATCTTAGCAAAAGGAAACTTCTGTTCGAATAAGAAATTATCAGCAGGGAGAGACAATATATCTCCCCCTTGATAATGTTCTTTAACAATCTCTCTAATCTCTTCCTTCACATCGTACTCTGAGTGTAAGAATGCCATAGATTAAATTTCGTCTTTCCAATCAATTGCTTTTACTATCTCTGCTTCTTCAATGAAAGTCTTAAGATAGTTTTTACCTACTCTCATAGCACCAAGAACAATGTCTTGTACTACTTCGTAGTTTTGAGGTACAGCTACTTCTTTAACGAAAGTAACAGTTTGATCAATAGTAGAGCGTTCTCTTAAAGACCTTAAGTAGGTCTTTTCATCCATCATAGTCTTAACTGTGAGGTACTTGAACATTCTTCTGATTTCTCTTTCTTGAATCTTCTCTAATTTGTCTAGATTAGACCATTGTCTACCTTTTAACTTGAATGAGGTAAACATTTCTTCTGCAGGCTTAACAGAGTAAACCTTTTCTGCTACCGTAGTAGACTTACTGATTCTTTTTCGCATATTATTAAGGGTTTATTTAGGTTCTTAAGGAATAGGATAAATTAAAAAAGGGGAGCTTACACTCTCCCCTTTTTACCCTAATATGATATGGACTTGCCTTTGTACAGAATTGAGCAAAACTGTAGTGTAAGATCGGCAATATTTTTTGCTTAACTATAAGCTTGGTAGCACAGGTAGGACTTGCACCTACAAGGTGTTACTTAGGAAGGTATAACTCCTAACACCAGTGATTATGAAAAATAAAAACAATTGTACAATATACCTTTTACTGCGGCTTCTGCTTTCGCCACTGTGCTATTTAAAAGAAAAGCTTCGGGTCTTACAGGGTTACTGATTGAGTGCAATGAGTGACGCCTACCTACTATTAACCCTTTTTCGGTATTTAAAACACTCTACCTCTCAATTACAGCTTCACTACTTTTCTTTTGTAGTCAGGACAGGATTTGCACCTGTATTTAAACGGAGGTGTTTTCACACTGCGTTTAATTTCTAACTGTGTTTTTACATACAGTAGTTGTAGAAGCGTCTATACTTTTCCGCCACCTGACTATAAAAAAAGTCCCACGAGCAGATCTTACGGTATGCAGGTGGGAACTTTTGGTCTTAGAAATGGAATCCTAAGAGAGTTTAATGCAAAGATAATAAATTACTTCAAAGCATCAACTATTGCACAGAACAGTCTGTCTTTCTTTTGTTGAAACTCTGGCAACTCATTGAATGGAACGATACAAGGATGAGTCTTCTTCTCAGCGTCCTTCACCTCACCGTACACCCAACCATCATCGGTTTTGTCTTTCATCCAAGCGTTGTGTTGAGCATCTTCCTTAGCATCTGGGTTTTCTATACGAAACTTAACTCCACTAACAGCTGATTGTATTTGCCATTGTTCTGCTTCAAGCCAGTCTTTTTGAGAATGATCTCCATCTGACTCACACCATGCTTTGTTTGCTTGGTGGCATACTTTAGCAATCCATCCAATTTTGTTTTGCTGGCGTAGAGCATCCCACTCTTCTTGAGTTCCTGTAAATGGTGCTGTTGTCATCTTAGTCTAAAATTTTACGCCATTTCTTTTGTACTTTGTATGTATCACCACACACATAAGCATTAATTTCTTCCATAGCCTTAGATACATCTTCAAAAGCGATTGATTTACATCCTACGCTTACAATACATCCCCTGCTTAGAAATTTAATGCTGATTTCGTATTCTCTTAGTGCTTCTTTTTGAGTTGGTACATACTCTTTTTCCATTGGTTGTTCCATACATGGTTCAGTCAATCCCTGTGGTGCAGGCATTTCTGCCATTTCTTGTTCTATCATATTTTAGTGTAAATTACTTAAAATACCTTAAAATGCTGCTTCTACGGCAGGAGCTTTTACTTTGTTCTCTTTGATATCTCCAATAGAAGCACCAGTAGACATGCTAGTAATACTACGAGACAAGTTTTGATCTTGCTTAATAGTAGCGTTAGACATACCTGGTTCAGCAAATTCTACAGTAGTGTAGATAAGAGCACCATCAAAGGTCAATTCTTGTCCGTTAACAGTCTTAACAGACCACTGAGGCTTAATAGAACCATCAGCATTCTTTACAATACCTTCGTCAGTAGTATCTACTCTGCGAAGGATTAAGTCTTCACCATACAATTGAGAAGTGCTTACGTTTACTTCTACTGCATCAGAATAACCACCAGAGATATCATCAGCGTTGAATCCGAATTGTCCGAAGTCGCTGTTGAAGTTGTCTTCTGTGAAATTCAAGAGAGCAGTCATACGGTTAGTCAAGTTACCACCAAGACCACGGCTTACCATGCGTTGGTGAACAGACAAGTTAGCAGGAGTGAAACACTCGAACATAACAGTAATAGGTGCTTTGATACCAGCATTGCGAAAAGCTTTGCTAGCAAAAGCAAGATTAGTTGATTTAAAATCGTCGTAAGTCATAATTTTTAGTTTTATTTTATTTTAGTTTTAGTTTAGTTTAGTTATCAGTTAATATTTCTACTTTATCTCCTCTATAGATGTAGATAGGTCCTATATATCCGTCTTTAATGACATAAGCCTTCTCACAATCAGTAAGTTTATAAGAGATAATGTAGTTCCACTCAGAGAACTTGATTACAAAGCAATCAAGAACAACTGGTGATGGGTGTAAACCTTCGCCTATTAGATCCTCTATGAACAGAGTATCCTTTTTAGTCAAAGGCAGAGTTCCTTGCATACACTTCTCAGAACTTCTAATGGGAAATAGTTGGGCTTTAAGATTAGTGAAGCCACATAAGAATAAGATTAAGAACAGTTTTTTCATAGTTACTTAGTAATGTAGTCTGTAGCTACATGATACAATTCTTCCAAAGATTGAATCGCTTTCTCATGTAGTTTAATCAATTCAGTTAGTTTAGGATCAGGATTATCATCATTTGCTTGGTTGATACCTTCGATTCCTACGTTTAAGGTTTGTACTGTTGACCTAATAACAAGATCTAACTCTAGTACATCTTGAAATACTCTTGTTGTTATCATTTGATTTGGTTTAGTTGGTTAGGTTAAAATTAAAAAACAAACTCTCTTGTACGCTCACCGTACTTATAGATTTTACTGAACATAGTTTACTGTTCACCTGTTGTAGTGCACTACAGAGCAGGGTCCATCACATAACACTTCGAGGCATGTATCTTATTGGGTAATTACTCCCATAAGTCGAAGATGGTCTTTCAACGGTGCTAATCCGTCCTATGTAAGAGAGTTTGTTTTGGTAGCCCCTGAGTGAATCGAACACATCTTTAACAGGATGAAATCCTGCTGTCCTACCAATAGACGAAAGGGCCAAATAGGAGTTAAACTCCAAGTTCTTTAACAGAGTAATAAGCAGCAAAAGTCCTGCTTACTCCCTGTCTACGAAAGAACCTATAATACCATAGATAATCATCTACCATACCATAGGACTTCGCAACGTAATAGTTTTCTGCAAATTGATCTATCATAATAGTTAAATTAAGTTAAGTTCTTCTTTAAGTTGATTAAACGGATTGTCTTTGCATAGCTCTTCAAGAGATTCTTCTATCTCTTTTCTTTCTTCCCAATAGGAAGAGTCGCTTATACGATTACCTCGCTTAAGCTCCTCTAACCTATCTAAGAAGTAATAATCTCTCTGAATAGCCATGATAGTAAAGTTAATAGTCAAATACTCTAGCATACTTACTTTTCAAAAGCTATCATATAAACTGCTAACCAAAACAATCCCCAACAAATAAACAGAGCAACAGCTCTTACACGGTCTTTAGTTGATTCTTTCATGACTCAGCATCAATTACAAGGTAAATAATCCAAAGAAACAACGTAATAGTAGACATAACAAAAGTTACATCACCTAGCATGTTCTGAAAACAGCTAACGAAAGTGTTGTGTCCCATAAGAGAACCAACAAAAGAGAATAAAGCGCTTATAACAATAGCGCTTACAATAGCGAAGACAACAGGGACCACTATTACCAATAGTGCTTTCCCAAAATAGATTATGTTTTTCATATTAGTTTTTGTTTATACTGATTGGTATTATACCATTAGGTATAAAAGTAATTCAATTGTAATACAAGGCTTGTTGATCTATCTTGTATTTTAACACATTCATTTCCCCATAGTGTCTGATGAGGTAATGGAGAATTATTACTTGCTAAGATTAGCATCGTCCATTTTTTTTATCTAGCACCCTTATCTTTTATTTACATTAGCTACTGCAAATAAAGATTAGGTTACAATTGAATTTCTAATCGTCTCGTAGACTTAGTAACCCTAACGCACATATTTACTGTGGTTGACGATTGCTAAGTCCCAGGAAACACTCCACTCTGCATTCAGTTGTAATCCGTATAGCATAACATCTATCTTGCATCCTACAGGAACACTGCTTTACGGATTAAGGGATAGATTGAGTACTTGCTAATACTAATTAAGAATTACAACTGCTATCCCTTGTGAAGATAGAATGATGCATTAAAGCAGCCAAGCCAAAAGTTCGCTTAACATTTGAAAGGACATCTCTATAACCAACGATAGAGATGTAATAAGAAGAATAGTATATAAGGATATATACCACAAGAGAGTAATAGGGTTTTATTATTTTTAACCGTAATATAGCGTCAATATAACATATTGTGCATATCACAGCATAAAGCATTTTAAAATAGCCTATTTTGTCTAGTAAGTTAGACACTTGGGGGATGTGGTCCCCTCTTTTCATACCTACATTTACACCTCAATTGTCATAAAAAAGTTAAACAAAATGACAATTGTCTCCGATTTTCCCGGGTTTAGACAAACAAAAGTTAAACAAAACATGTTTTGACCTATTTTGATGACATTTCCCTGACAATTAATGAGAAGGTTTGACATTAAATATAACTCTTTACCCCCCCCCCCGAAGGGAGAAGTGTGGTTAGTCCCACACTTCTGCATCCGCCATTTTAAGGCGGAGTTGAGGAGTACAGCACACAAGTGCCTTGTGCCCTGTCTCTTTGAAGATTACCTCAAGGATTACAGAGTTTCCAGGAGCAGCCTTAAACTGTTGGTCTTCCCATTGAGCATTCAAATTCTTACTCAACCAAACAAACACTTTCTGCTCTTTGCCATCAGCATCTTTCTCACCAGTGAGAATGTTAAAACCAGGAGCCTTTGTTTCACCGTTTGAGCGGAAGATTGGGGTCATTTCCAAACCAATTTCATTAATTGATTTACCGTCGAAGTCTAAATTCGTTTTCATATCTTTTTATATTAGGAAGCGGGGGCACCCCCCTCGCCAATTTTGGGATGGGGTATGTTAAATTGGTGTCCCCCAACCTCTCATACACCTGAAATGGTAGGGGGGTCTAAAAAATTTTGGGAAAAACTCCTGGGAAAAAAATTGACTGGGTTAAAAATTTGGGGGAAATTTTTGTTTTAGACTTATCTTCGTAAGTATGAAAAAACTAATCTTTATTTTATCTTTATTCCTCTTCCTAGAAACCCACGCTCAAACTCTTCGAGACTCCGTATTCGTTAAAACTTCGATATACTCTTGTGTCTACTCAGAGATCTTACAACAACCTAAGAGAGTTTGGTACACTGTTCAGTGTCCTAGTGGAAGTTATCCTAGAAAAGGAATGGACTTCTACACTAACGACTCTATTAAGACGAGTGATGGGAAGGACTATGAGGCTAATGTATGGGATAAGGGACATTGTGCTCCAGCAGCTGACTTTAATTGCGACAGAGAGCGTCTATGGGCTACCTTTTCGTATTTAAATTGTGTCCTTCAACACGAAAGATTGAATAGAGGTGCTTGGAGACTCTTAGAAGTCAGAGAACGGGAGCTTTCTAAGTCTCAGAGTGTCGAGGTAGAGATTAAAATGGTCTACTCTAAAACAAGTCTAAGGCTACCAACAGGAGCTACTATTCCTGATGGCTTTTTAAAGACGATTAAATACGGTAAAGTAAAAGAAGTCTACTACTTTAAGAACGAAGATCCAGGTACTACAGATTATTTAAGATTTAGAAAGTAAGATAAGATAATGTATATAGATAACTTAAAAGAACACAGCTTAATTCAGGGACTCCTTAAAAGACTTCCTAGAGTAGACCCTTATGTAACCCTTGCGATAAACGTCTCTCCCGACTACTCCTCTAATGTGACCATGCAAATAGCCCACCATCTCTCAGAGGGAGGAAAGATGTTAGACTTATTTCATTTAGATGTTCCTTACCCTGGAGAAAAGAGAGATGTTTACGAGTACGAGTTTAAGCGGAATAGTGTTTTGATCCCTTACAAGTACGATAAAATAATTTTAGTAGAAGCAGCAGTCCTCTCAGGTAATAATTATACTTGGATCAAAGAAAGACTCTTAGACATGGGTTATGAGAACGATGATATCATTACAGTAGCTCTTCTAGAAATGGAATCTAGTAAGTTTAAATGTGACTTTGTCGGAGAGTATATAAGTGATATGCCAGAGTTCTACTGGGAGAGATATAATAAACATTGGGATTAATCTTACTTTAGCTCTACTTTACTTGACTTATTTTTTATAAACTCTATTTTTGTAATTAGGGAAAGGTCTGTGTTGTTTGGAGTTACGATTTCTTTTGTGACTAGTTTCTTTAGCCATTTTTTATGGAGGGTTGCTAGGTAGGGATTAGATCTTTCTCCTTTCATGTTGCCCTACCTACACCCTCTTTTTTTATTTCCTTTTTATTCTTATGAGAAACAACTTCTTTCAGACCACAGGATATTCTACAGCACTTGTAGAGGTTATCATTAAGGGGTTCTCAGAGAAGACTTATGTTTGTCCTCATGATTGGCAACAGCTATATCATAATAAGGAAAGGATAAACATCAAAATCCGAAAAGAAGGCCATAGATGGTTTGTTCTTCTTAGAGGTGGAGATAACTATGGAGGAGAGTTTGAGACCCAAGTAATCGAGGATAACTCGGTAACTTGCTCCAAACCCAGATTTGAGGGACCCTATCAGAAACTAGGATTCTTAAAGTACGAAGGACAGTCAGCTAAAGGAACCTTCTTAGAAGACGGTTATATCTTAAACGAAGAAGGTCAATACATAGTATACGAATAAACAGTTAAAATTAATTATGAATTATAAAGTTTCCCAACTACAACCCCTAACAGGACCTGAGATTGCGGGAGAAGACCTCTTATTATTAATAGATGTCAATCCTGCTACTGGAAACGTGCGTTCTAGGAAAGTTAAAGTAGAGGATTTGGTAGACTTTCGTCTTCTTAATTCTAGTTTAACAAATTTTGTGCTTTTATCAGGAGCATATGCTGATCCTTCCTTTATTACTTCGTTAGATTGGGCTAAAATAATAAACACTCCCGACACTTTAGATGGTTACGGTATCACAGACGCCTACACTAAGACTGAAGTAGACGACCTTATCGACACTGTATCAGGTAACGAAGTAGTCTCTATGTCTATTACAGGAGCTGAAACCAAGACATTAAATCTTCACCAAGCCGATGGAGATACTGTAAGTGTTTCATATACAGACACTTACACTTTTACTCAACCTACTCCTTCAGCTACTTGGGTAGTAACTCACAACATGAACAAATTTCCTTCAGTAACTATTGTTGATTCAGCAGGAAATATCGTGGAAGGAGAGACAGTTTATAACACGTTAAATACTTGTACTTTAACTTTCCAGGGATCGTTCAGTGGTAAAGCTTACTTTAACTAAAACAAAACAAAATAAATTAAACTAAATAGCTATGGCAAAAAAATTCTTAACAGCGATAGACCTCAACAAATGCGAACTGCAAAATGCGGTCATCCAAAACTTAGGTACTGCACCTGGATCTCCCAATGCAGGTCAAATTTACTTCAACTCTACCACTGGAGACAAATCTATCTACTTCTATGATGGAACTGCGTGGGTAGACGTAGGAGGTGATTTAAGGTCAATTGTTGCAGGGAATGCTATCTCGGTATCTGGAACAAGAGATATTACCATAAACGTCCTCTATGACGATTCTTCTATTGGTAAAAACGGTTCTAACCAACTCTACATTAAAGCAGGTGGTGTAACTAACGCAATGTTGGTTAACTCTTCTGTTTCTGTTGTTGCTGGTGCAGGTCTTACTGATGGAGGTTCTGTTGCTCTTGGAAGTTCCGTAACTCTTAACATTGGAGCAGGTACAGGTATTACTGTAAATGCTGACAGCGTTCAGTTGGACACCGCTTCTACTCGTAACACTGATCACTCTGCAGTTACCTTGACAGCAGGTGCAGGTTTGACTGGAGGTGGAGACATTACAGCCTCTCGTACTTTTGCAGTAGGTGCAGGAACAGGTATCACAGTTAACGCAGATGACATTGCGATTACTGGTGCTAGTTCATTGACTAACAACTACTTAACTAAGTGGAACGGAACTGGATTCGCTAATTCTACTATTACAGATGACGGAACTACTGTAACTATTGGAGGTAACTTAACAGTTAACGGTAATATTACTTACGTTAACTCTAACACAGTTGAAATCGGTGACTCTATCATCCTTTTAAACAGAGACGAAGCTGGTACTCCTTCACAGAACGGTGGTATTGAGATCGAAAGAGGAACAGCAACTAATGTTTCTTTCATCTGGAACGAAACTAATGACTACTGGTCTACCGTAACTGAACCTTTCCATATTGGTTCTATTGCTGACGCTACCTCTGCTTACACAGGTAACAAATACTTGGTAAGTGACGGAGGTGTAGTTAAATATTTGAGTGCTGCTGACTTGGCAGGTGATGTAGTAACAGGTATTACAGTTACAGGTTCTAACGGAGTTTCTGTTTCTGGTTCTGGAACTACCACTATTGCTATTTCTGGTACAAACGCTACCACAAGTGCAGTCGGAGTTGTTGAATTGGCTACTACAGCTGAAGCTTTGGCTATGGCAAGTTCTACTTTGGTAGTTACTCCTGCAGGTTTGGCCGCTTTGCGTTATGCAGTAACTGGTCCAGCTGCACCTGCTACTAGTCTTGTAGTGACTCATAACTTGGCTTCTAACGATGTTATGGTACGAGTTTACGAAGTAGCTACAGGAGCAGACGTAGAGTGCGATGTAATCCGTACATCAACTAACGTAGTTACTCTAGGATTCTGTACTCCTCAAGCCACAAATAGCTTGAGAGTATTGGTAATCAAGATTGCTTAATTTAATTAATATCTTATCTTTGCTAGGGGCCTAAAAACCCCTAGCTTTTTTCGATTCTAAACAAACACATGAAGTCACTCAGCAGCAAAACCTACCAATGTGGAGTAACCATAGAAGGTTTAACTACTCTTGCAGGAATTACTTATCTTACAGGAATAACCAATACAACTAGTTGGGACCACGTCATTGTAGGCACAACAGCCCAAGGACAGATTTACACTAGAACTTACGCTCAGTTTATGACTGACGTAGCTACAGGAATAGGTTTGAGTGGCTATGTTCCTACTTCTAGAACTCTGTCTATTAACGGAGTTACTTACGATCTTACAGCTAATAGAAGCTGGACAATCACTACTCCTTACGTTTCTAAGTTACAGCACAGTGTTAAGGCTGGTGTAGCGATTAATAAAGGTCAAGCGGTTTACGTAACAGGTGCAGATGGAACTAACATGGTTGTTGGTTTGGCTTCAAATGCTTCTGAGGCCACATCTTCTAAGACTATGGGTCTTTTGGATGCTACAGTTACTACAAATGGTTTTGCTAACGTAGTTACAGAAGGTCTTTTAGCAGGATTAGATACCTCAACAGCAGGTACAGAAGGTGATCCTGTGTGGTTGGGAACAGGTGGTAATTTGATTTACGGCCTAATTAACAAACCTTACGCTCCTGCTCACTTAGTTTTTATAGGTATTGTAACCCGTAAGAACAATAGTAATGGAGAAATCTTTGTAAAGGTTCAGAATGGATTCGAACTTAATGAGATTCATGACGTAGATTTAAAGACAAATCTTCCCGTAAATGGAGAACTTTTAGGTTTTAACGGAACCCTTTGGGTAAATAAAACAATTGCAGGTTGGCTAGGATACACTCCTGCTAACGCAAGTGGTACTACTAACTATCTTTCTAAGTTCACAGGATCTACTACTTTAGGTAACTCTTTAGTCTATGACAACGGAACTAACATAGGTATTGGTACTACAAGTCCAAGTCAAAAACTAGATGTATCTAGCAATGGTGGAAGACTTCGGATTAGTCAAAATATCAATGCTTCAACATTTAATGGTTTAGAGTTTGCAGATTACACCGGGGTAGTAGACGGAGGTCTTATATGGAACCAAAACACAGGTGAAATAAGATTAAACGCTGCATCTTCCTACTTTCCTACATTTTATTCTAGTGGAGTAGAGGCAATGCGTATTGCTACTGGAGGTCAAGTCATTGTCGGAGGAACTACTGTTGGTTACGCTGGAACAAAACTTCAAGTTGGTAATACTAGTGATTCACAGAACGGATTAAACATTCTCACCTCTACTACAGGATACGGATACATTCTATTTGGAGATGGAGCAGGTGCTGATACATACGTTGGTCAGATATGGTATTACCACGGTGATAATTATATGGGCTTCCAGACCAACGGAAGTGAAAAACTTCGCATCACCTCAACAGGTAACGTAGGTATAGGTACAACAACTCCAAGTTATAAACTAGAAGTAAATGGTGGACCAATTAATATAATTAACGGTTATTCTGATCCTACTGCAGAAGCTGGGTATAGATTAAAGTTTGCAGATAACGGAGGAATAAATAATGATTCTGGTATAGGACTTAGTGGGTCTCTTGGAAGCGAAAGTTTATGGATTAATAAAGGTTCTGCTAATGGTAACATAAGATTTATGTTTGGAACCTTAGGAGAAAAAGTTACTTTTACTTCGGCAGGGAATGTGGGTATTGGTACAACTAATCCTCTTTTTACATTAGATGTTAATGGAAGTACAAAACTACGTACTGCTACCTACTTTGGGCAAATAAGTCAACCTAGTGCTCCTACACTTGGTACAAACTCAACTACAGGAGGTACATTACCTGCAGACACTTATACTTATAGAATTAGTGCTTTAGATTTTTGGAATGCAGAAACTACTCCTTCTAACAGTCTTGTAGTAACTACTACGGGTTCTACTAGTAGTGTTAGCATGTCTTGGCCTTTAGTACAAGGTGCTTACAACTATCGTATCTACAGAACTAACTCTGGAGGTACGACTGTTTATTTTACTAATGGTGGAACAAATGCTACTTCTTTTACAGATACTGGAGCAGCAGGCACAGTAGGAGTTACAGCCTCGGTAAATAGTACAGCTTATGGATTCTTTAATACAAATGGTACTTTTCGTTCTGGTAATATCGTAATTGCAAACAACGGTGTAGGAAACACTTCTTCGATTACTTTTGATAAGAGTACTGATGGGCCATCAATTAACGTAGTAGAATATGCAAATGATTCTACTATGTATGAGTTTGCTCTTAGGGATAACCCTGACGGAGGTTCAGATTTCTTCCATTGGGTAATGCCTGACTGGCAAAACTCTTCTAGTGGTTGGAAACCTTTGAAATTTTCTAACTTTGTTACTCAGATTGTAGGCCAAAGTTCAAATTTCTGGAGTTCTTTCTCTCTTCCTTCTAGCACTCCTTATTACACAACAAACCCAGAATCCTTAGCAAACGCCTCAATTAAGTGGGATCCGTATACAAGTACATCTTATAACTTACCAAAAGATAATGGTACAGGTACAGGAGTATTTAACGTAGACATTACAGGATTTACAGGAACTAATAACACTATTTACTGGGTTATTATTCAAGCAGGTGCGACTACGTTTAACTGGGGTACAGGTTGGAGTGGAAATGCTCCAGTAGGAACTGGTGTTGCTATCACAGGCGGATGGCAAACTTTGGGTGACGGAGTCCAAGTTAGAATTATAGGCTCAGTAGCTGCTAGTGATCGTTGGGCATTTAGAGCATTCCCTGTACCTAAGATGGGTATCGGAACTACTACTCCAGTTGCTCCTTTGCAAGTAAGTACAACTGTTACTCCAACTTCTGCTGTAGCTAGGGGAGTTTACTTTAACCCTACGTTAGTTGCTACTGCAAATAATGACGTATTAGTAGGACTTGATATTGCTCCTACTTTTACTAATGGAGCATTTACAGGCATAACTAATTATGCCTTAAGGACTGGTGGTATTATAGTACCATCTATAAATAACACTTATAGTTTAGGTAATGCGACACTTAGATTTTCAAGTACATTTTCTACTGCAATATATACTTCTATTGTAAGAGGAAATACAGTTACTTTTGGTGATGAAGTAGGAAACAATTATGCAAGATTTTTCTTGAGTACAACAGGAAACTTGCTCCTCCAAAACGGAGGCACATTTACTGACGCAGGATATCGCCTAGATGTAAATGGTACTGGTATCTTTAGAGACAACTTAAAACTTGCTACAGGAGTACTTTCTTTTGACGGTGTAACTTCTTACTGGGGTAACTCTATTAAATATGAAAGTGGTCAGATTAGGATTTACCAAAGTGGAGACATTCATGCAGCTTTTGGTGGAAGTGCTAATTATTTATATAAGAACACTAAAATATCCCCTAATCTTTTACTTACTGCAGGAGGTTACTCTAATACTGACGGGATTACTATTTGGGGAACACAGAATGGAGCTAATGGTGGGGATGGATTCGTAGGAAGAAACTTATACTATAACGGTACAAACTACGTGTATGCTACCACAGATTCTAGTAGTCTTTGGGGAACTGTTGCTGGGGTAAGAGTATTAGGTAGTTCCAGTAATGCTTTAGAATTTGTTGCTAGACCTGCTACGAATTCAGGGCTTAATGTAGTTGCAAGTGATATTGCGAGTTACACTCGTATGGTAATTTCCTACTCTGGAAATGTGGGAATAGGTACTACTAGTCCATCAACTAAGTTTGTTGTAAGCAATGCTGGTGCAAGTGGACTTGAAGTTGATCCTGCAGGAGGTGTAGGTAGTGGGGTATTACTACAGGCATATAATAGAAGTACGTCAGCCTACATGGCTCAATCTTATTATGCTTTAACACATACATTTAATGTTGGTAGTGGAGCAGGAACAAGAGCATTGGATATAACAAGTGCAGGTAATGTTGGTATAGGAACTACTTCCCCGGCCTACTCTTTAGATGTTGTAGGGTATATTAGATCTTCACAAGGATACAGATTTACACCCTCATCGTTAGGACAATTTACTATATCAGGAGGGAATACTTATTTTGATTACGAAGGCAGTTTCTTTCTTAGAGCAGTTCCTGGATACAGTAACCCCCTAACAGTTACCGCTGGGGGTAACGTAGGTATCGGGACTACTTCTCCAGCAACTAAATTAGACGTAAGCGGAGTTATCACAGCTACAGGCGGTAATAGTACCAACTGGAATACTGCGTATGGCTGGGGTAATCATAGTTCTGCAGGATATGTTCCTCAAGCAAGAACACTTACTATTAACGGAACAACCTATGATCTAAGCGCAAACAGAAGTTGGACTATAGCAACAACAACTCCAGGAGGATCTAATACCCAATTTCAATATAATAGTTCTGGAACATTGGCAGGAGCTTCTGCGCTTACCTATGATTCAGGAACTAACAGAGTAGGTATTAATCAAGCATCCCCAGGATATGACTTAGACGTAAATGGTCAAGTAAGAGTACAAGATAAACTAAGAGTAGGTAATGTTAACTCTGGTAACGGAGTAGTACATATGTCATCTACTGCTACTATTAATCCTAGTGCTACTACTATTGTTTGGTCTCAGAATGTAAGCGTAGGTATGTGTGCGTTTATCGAATATTACATTTTAAACAACAATACAACTACAGACCAAAGAGCAGGTACAATTATGGTTACTTGGAATCAGTCAGGAACGCCTACAATCGCTCACACTGAAACAACTACACCTGATATAGGGTCAACTACCCCTGTGATCTTTACAAGCTCTCTAGTGGGCTCAGATGCACGAATTAATGCAGTTAACTCAAGTTCTGCTCCTTACACCATAGTAATGAGTTATAAATATTTCTAAAATACAGATTATAAACATTGTTGGATAGTGAAAACAATAAAAAATGGCAAACGAATTTAAAGTCAAAAACGGTCTTATAGTAATAGGTGACCTAACTACATCAGGAACTATTACTATTAATGGAGCTCTTGCAGCTACACAATCTTGGGTTACATCTCAAGCTTATTTAACTTCTGCTAGTTTAAGCGGATATGCTACACAGTCTTATGTGACTAGTGCAATAGCTGCTTTAATAGACTCAGCTCCTGCAGCGTTAGACACTCTTAATGAGTTAGCAGCAGCACTTGGAGACGATGCTAACTTCTCTACAACTATTACTACAGCTATAGGAAACAAAGTCTCTAAGAGTGGTGATACAATGACTGGTAACTTAAGTTTTGGTGCTACATCAAACTTAGGTTTAACATGGGGATTGAATACCGATGCTGCTTTTATCAAATTTGTATCTACAGGTAACCAAGCTGGAGGATCATATCTAGAGATTGGTACTCAAGATGATCTTGATGAGGAAATTAAGTTTACACAATCAGGTAGTCTTCGTTTCTACTTAGCAACAGACGGGTTTCTTAAGAATGGTAGTGGTTACAAGTATGTTTTTGAGAACGGTACTTGGGGAATAAACATTAGTGGAAATGCAAGTACAGCAACTACCTTTTCTACAACTAGAAGTAACTATAAAGGAGTTACAGATGGTGCAGTAGCAGGCCAGTTAATGTGGAAGAACTATGGTAACGGACACACCATATTTGACGCTTCTCAAGGTACATCTCCTGATGGAGGTAGTATAAATAACACAAACTCAGCAGCAGCATGGAGTGCTACGTATCCTACCCTTATGGGTTGGAATGGCAGTCAGACTTACGGAGTTCGTGTAGATAGTGCAAGAATAGCAGATAGTGCGACTACAGCAGGTACTGCAGGTGCACTGACCTCAATGAACATATCACAATTCACTAATAACAGTGGATATTTTGGTCCAGGTTCTTATTCTTGGACTAGTCCTGTATTTGGTCAGTATGGTATTAAGTCTAACTTAATTGACAACGTACTGTACAGTGCAGCAGATAGATTTGAGGTATTTAGGGACGGAGTAGCTTGGAATACTAATACTCCATTTAATCTAAATTATGACTCAACTGCTGATATTATTCCAGTAAACACTTCTCGTACTTATTCTATTGTATTAAATACAAAAGGAAATGGTTCTTCTGGAATTACCTATACAGAAGGTAATGTATATCTTTCTTTCTATTATGTACAAATTCCTGCATCTGTTTCAGGAAGAGTAAAGGATCAAAGTGGTACTTGGAGAAATATAAATAACTGGACTAATGTAGCTAATAGTGGTTCTTATGCCGTGTGGAGAGGTAACGTTCCTACTTTCAACTATATGGTTGAAATAGAGATCACTATTAACTCAGGCTCTTCAGTTGCTACTTGGTTTTCTCAATGGGAATATGTAATGGGTAGACCTGGTCAATATGAATTAGGAATTATCAACAAAGCACAAGACAACTCTCTTTGGAGAAACATGTACTTTAGAGATAGTTCTAATAATTCTCAGGTCTCAATTGGTCCAGGTGGTATTAGTACAGGTCAAAACTTAAATATTAGTGGAACCTCTGGTCTTAATTTTAATAGTTATGGTGGTGGATTCTACATGCAAGATTCTTCTTGGATTAGAACTGTAAACTATAAATCTATCTGGACTCAATCAGGACTATTAGGAACTGATGGAGGACTTACTGTAGGATATGGAGGAGCTACTCCTCCTACTGGTGGAGCTATTATATCAGGGAATGTTGGAATAGGAACTGGTAGTCCTACTCAAAAACTTCATGTTGATGGAGGTAAAGGATTTGTTAGAACTAGTAGCTCTAGCTGGGGTCAATTTGCAGTAGTGAATCCAGTTGATAATGAGGTAGGTTTAACTTGGGCTGCAGAGGGAACTGGATATCCTGGAATTGATTCTACATATACAAGACAATGGATAGCAGGCTTGAATCCTTTTGGAACAGGAATGGATAGATGGTCTCTGACTAATAAAACCCTAGGATCTAATACGGCTATTACTGTTTTAGTAGGAGGTAACATAGGAATAGGAACTACTAATCCAGGGACAAAACTCCACGTAGCTGGTAATGCCTGGATTAATAGGCCGTCTAATAAAGTAGACAATGCTAGTTGTACAGAGTTGCCTTCTAGGGTAGAATTTAACAACTCATTTGCATCAGGACAATCTGGATACATGATATTCAGATATCCTACTTACAATAACTTCTTAATTTCTGGTGATTATGATGGTAATGTAGGAGGAGCAATTCCTAATATCCAGTTTGGTAGACAGTCTACTGTTCATTTCCATATGAATAGTAGTAATGGTAATATAGGAATAGGAACTACTAGTCCTTCAGTAAAACTCGATATTATAGGGTCAATTAGAAGCGAAATAGGGTCAGATGGTAATTTTGTAACATTACAGGCTACAGGACAAAGAGTTCACTATATAAAAAGATCAGGGCAAATTCTACAATTTACATCTGATGGAGCTAATACATATGATGTACGGTTTGATTCATCTAATGGATCTGCCTACTTTGCAACAGGTAACGTAGGTATTGGCACCACTAATCCAGAAACAAAACTTCATGTTGCAGGTGGTAAAATTACCTTAAAAGGAGGTTCTTCTACTGATCAACAGATTGTATTTAACTATGCTAGAGAGTACGTTAACGGAATTTATAATAGCAGTGGTCACTTTAGACTTCAAGATAATTCTCTTGGAGGAACTGTATACCAGTGGGACGGAAGTACTTTTGCATTTCCTAATGGAAATATAGGTATCGGCACCACTAGTCCAACAGGCAAACTAGATATAGTGCCAGTTGCTCAGAATGCTATTAATATTTCTCGTGCAGGCGGATATGCTTCCTTATATAGTAGCAATGATTTAGTTTTTGAAACAGATAGCGTCTTTTACTTTGGTGTTTATACTCCAAGATTATTTTCTGTTAATGGTAGTTTTTATACTACGGCAGCAGGGAGTGTAGGTATCGGAACTAGCAGCCCTAGTACTAAACTTGAAGTTGTAGGTAACTTTAGGTTAAATACCTACATGATGATGAATGCCAATTCTACTAATATGGGAATTATTGGATTCAATAGGAATGTAGACAATGGCGGAATATTCAATTCATCCTACGGAGGTTATCAATTACAAAACTATATTGGGGAATTCCAACTTCAAGTATATAATAGTGCTGGAGCTCCCGTAACCATACATAGATTACATAGCAATGGTAACGTATTATGGATGGGTAATGTTGGAGTATCAGTTTTAACTCCAACAGCATCCCTATCTTTAGGTGCTTCCTCTTATGATAGCAATCCATTAACGGGACTACAATACTCCCAGGTAAGCGGAGGAGGTAGATTAGATCTAAAGGTACAAACTTGGGGTTCTACTTCTGATTATGGTTTAACTACTGGTCTTACTGTGGTTACTCCAGGATTTGATACAAATAATGTACGTGTAGGTATTGGTACTGTAAGTCCAGGATATAAACTTGAAGTAAATGGAAGTGTTGGAGGTTCTCCTGTTAATATAGCTAGATTTACATCGGGAGGAGCTGGTGGAGGGACAAGAGGACTTACTATGTATTCTGACGGTTCTCAACTTAAACTGCAGGTAAGTGATAATGTAGGAGGAATTGGAACTTGGGCATTCTTAAACTTAAACCCAGATGGAGGTAATGTTGGTATTGGTACTACTAGTCCAACTTCTAAACTATTTATTCGAGGAAATGGTACATATAATACATCTACGAGTGAAATTTTAGCATCTGATGTAACTATATTCTCATCAGAGATGAGTAATGATGCTTATAACTCTATACTGCAACTTGTTTCTGTACGACAGTCTTTAAGTACAGGAAATGCTTCTAATGGATTTTTAGGATTTTCAACATTAGATGACTCAAACGCACAAGGCGTACGGGATGCAGGAAGGATAGCTATTGTAAACGAAGTTGGTACTTCAAGAAACTCTGCAACTGCTTTAAGTTTTTGGACAAATGCTGGAGGTACAAATACAACAGCGGCTATAGAAAAAATGCGTATCACCTCTGGTGGAAACGTAGGTATAGGAACAACTGGTCCTGGTTCTAAATTGTCTATTTTAGGAAATAATGATGTATTGAATGTTACATCTCAGACTGGAGATACATCATTGCCTACTAAGATGCTTGCACAATATGTAGGCTTATTTAACAATGGATCTAATGGACACCATCTATATATTAATTCTTCTCAGGAATTAGGTTCACCCGAATTTAATATTACAAAAACTTGGGGAGGTTATTTGACCTTTGGGGTTTCTGGAGATGGAACAGCAAGAACAAGAGCACTTTATATTAATAATAATGGTTATGTAGGTGTCAATGTAAACCCTATTTCTGGCGATAGATTTGAAGTTGCTGGCTCAGTTAGAATACACACAGGTAATAACTGGGATGCAATTCAGATTTATAGTGATGGTGCAAACGGATATATCCAAGGTCTTGGTGATGAGACAGGCTTAAGAATCCGTTCTGAGGCTGGAAATATATTACTTGCAGATAATAGAGGTAATGTAGGTATTGGAGTAACAAGTCCTCAAAAGAAACTTGATGTTTTTGGAAGTGCTGGAATTATTGCTTCTATTGGAGCTACCATCAGTCCAGGACAATTTGCAGGATTACATTTTGGTTATAGTGAGTCTTATGTAAACAACGACAGTTATAAAAAATCTGCCTTAGTATTTGAAAGAACAGACAATCATGGGCAAGGAGGAAATGCTTCAGGTAGAATTCATTTCTTACTTAATAATATAGCATCAGGTTCAGCAACGTCTCTTTCACATTCTGTAATGGTTATTGATACTGACTCGGCAGCAACACAAGGTTCTGCTAGAGTAGGTATCGGTACTACTTCGCCTTCTACCACTTTAACAGTTAATGGAATTATCACAGCAACTGGAGGAAATAGCACCAACTGGAATACCGCTTATTCATGGGGCAACCATGCTTCTGCTGGTTACGCTACTACATCTTATGTAACTACTCAAATCAATAACTTAATTGCAGGGGCACCAGGAGCACTAGATACACTAGACGAATTGGCTGCTGCATTAGGAGATGATTCAAACTTTGCTACTACAGTAACTAATAGTCTTGCAGGTAAGGTATCTAAGTCTGGTGATACCATGACAGGTAATCTCCAAGTCAATGCTAAAGTAGGAACTTTGGATAACCAGGGGATATACTTAAGAGGCATTGGAGACGCAACACACAAGATTTATTATAGAACTTCAGACGGAGGTAATGTTTGGGAATATAATAGCCCAATAAAGTTTGAGTACTACAATGGTGGAAATCCACTTACTAGATTAACCCTTGATATAGCTGGCAATCTAACTATAGGTGGATTCCTTACAGAATCTTCTTCACTTAAACTAAAAGAAAATGTAGAAACAAGTGAGGGAAATTTGGAAAAGGTAGTAAATTTGAGACCAGTCACTTATAATAAAATTGGGTCTGAAACTAAAGAATTAGGACTTATTGCAGAAGAAGTTGCTGAAGTCTACCCAGAGTTTGTACAATATGATGAGAACGGAGAACCTATAGGGGTTAACTACTCACGCTTAACGGCTGCTCTTATTGGTGCAGTAAAAGAATTAACTAATCAAGTTCAAGAATTAAACAAAAAGATAAATGGCTAATTTATTATCCAATACCACAGTAGGCGGAAGTGCCGTAATCACAACAAGTAATATTGGGAGTTATGCTTTAACTAGTATTACCTCTGGTAATGTAACAACAGCTCTAGGATACACTCCCTATAATGCTACTAATCCTTCAGGGTATATTAGTAGTATAACAAGTGGTAATGTTACAACTGCTTTGGGGTACACACCTTACAATGCTACCAATCCTAGTGGATACATTACTTCCTCTGCTTTAAGTTCTTATTTACCTCTAACTGGAGGAGCACTTACAGGTGGTTTGTATATAAACAATGCAGACCCAACTATTTTCTTACAAGATACAAATCACAGATCTGCGATGATTCACGTTAACAGTAATGTGTTTTATGTATTGCGTGGTACAGGAACTAACTCTACAGGGTGGTCTACTTATAATGGGTACTGGCCTTTAGAAATTAATTTAGAAAATAATAACGCTCAATTTGGCGGAAGTGTATCAGCACCTGTTGGAGATTTTAGGGCTCCAATATTTTACGATTCTCAGAATACTAGCTATTATTTAGATCCTAATAGCACAAGTAATTTAAACGTAGTAAATTTAAGTACTTTAAATGCTAGTGATACTAACGCAAGATATTATTACCAAGGTACAAACGGTGTTCCATCAAATAACTTAGGTAATCCTACAGTTACAGAGATGGCTTTGTTTGATGAGCAGTTTAACAATAAAACTGCTTTTTACAATCCTGCTTCTTTAACTTTTTGGACATCTTCTGATGGAACTAATTACACAGAATATACAGGATTTGATACTACTACTAAGAAGAGATTCTTAGGAGGAGATAACGATTCAGGAGTATTTATTCCTAATCTTACAAATAGATTTAGAATTGAACTTGAGAATAGTGCAGGATATGTATTCTTAAATCAACTTTACATTTATTGGAGTTCTAACTCCCATAGTACAAAAGTACATATCTGGGTAAGACGTTGCGATAACAATCAGTGGTATCAGTGGACAAACAGCAATACACAAGTATCTTCTTGGCCTGGTCACCTTTACTTACCTTTTGGTGGTATTCCTTTTTACCCTGGCTATTTAGACTCTACTGGTCACTATAATAGAATCCGTATTGAGTTTATTCCTTCTTGGGCTAGTGGAACATATTCTTACACTAATATCAGTCTCATGCGTATGCAGATATGGGGTGGATACCCTGCAGGTAAGCGTAATATCTATAGCACTGACGAGAATCAGAACGTAACATTCCCTGCTAGTATTACTTCTGGTAACAGTGTTATATCTACTAATTATCAAGCAACAAACGCTTACTACTTAAATGGTACTTCATATTTCTTAAACTCAACTAACGGAGGTATTTATACTAACGCCAGATTTGAAACAGCTGGTAACTTGGTAGTAGGAGGAACTACTTTCTTGGGTAACGCCAATGGGGACGAAGTTCATATCAATGATGTTTTGAGATTAGGAGCAACTGATTCAGGTGATGCACACTTCTTCTTTGGTGAGGGTAGTTCTGCAGGTTCTGATTATGGTTCGCACTGGTATTGGGACTCAGGTTACACCTTTACTTGGAATACAAGAAACAATGGTACAGACACTGCTTTATTTGACTATGTAACAAACGATACTACATATCTTAACTGGAGACGTCACTTCCATATGCAGAATCGTGAAATTAACTATGTTAGTCAACTTCACTTTAATTCAGGTACTAGGTTTGTTAATTACAATAGTAATTACTTATACTTTCAGGCAGGATCTGCTTCTGAAGGAGCGATTATTGTGAGAGACGCTAACACTAGCGTAAGAGGATATAGTGGATATTTTGATAGCAATGGATTTGGTCTTCTTAATTCTAGTGGAGGTTGGGGTATAAGATTAAATCCAGGAAGTGCAGGTACTCTTTTGTACTTTGCAGGTTCTGAAAGACTAAGAACAGATAGTTCTGGTGCATATATAACAGGTCGCTTAGATGTATCTTCTTATGTCTATACTCCTGGAGCAATTATAGCAAGTAATATTCAAGGTGGTTACCAAGTATTAAGCCTTGATACAATTAAGAATCCTGGTCTTTATCAATACGATGGAGGTATTGGAGGTACACAACCTTTAGGAGCAGAATGGTCTAATGTTAAAACGATTGAAATAGGTTCTGGTGGTAGGTATAGTCAGTTTGTAATGCCTTATGCTAACAGTAGAATATTCTATCGTATTCATCTTAATGATGCTTGGCAATCCTATGTGGAATTGATTACTTCTGGTAACATTGGGTCTCAGAGCGTTAACTATGCCACTACAGCAGGAGCATTAACCTCAATGAACATTTCTCAGTTCACAAATAACTCTGGATATATTACATCTGGAGATACAACAACAGGAATATTTACTACTTACCTAGGAAATGGAACTAGTAATATTAGCAGTGGTTACACCAGAGTAATCAGGAATGAAAATGGCGCAGGAGGTAATCCTACTTATGCGCCTATCTTACACGTGGCTGCTTCTGATACCATGTGGCAAATAGCAGGGGCTCATGCTGGTGGGACTACTTTAGTTTGGAGGTCTGGATATTCTGGAGCATGGAATACTCCTTGGTGGACTATTTATCATAGTGGTAATTTTACAGATAATTCTTCTAATTGGAATACGGCTTACGGATGGGGAAATCATGCTAGCGCAGGTTATGCTTCTACTTCAGCTTCTTACGCCAATCCAGTTTGGATTACTTCTTTAGCTTATTCTAAATTAACTGGTGTTCCAGCATTCTTAACTGCTGAGTCCGATACCTTAGCCACCGTAACTGGAAGAGGTGCTACTACTACAAATAACATTACAGTAGGTACCCTAAGTACAAGTAAAACAGCAGGAAATACGTTAATTCAAGGATTTAATGCTACTGAAAGTTCTTTTTCCTATAAGATTTACAATAATGGAAGTAGTACTCTTAGTTCAGCAGTATTTACTCAGTCCTTAGATTACTCAGGAACTACAAATGGATATATAAGTTTTACTAGAGGAGGAGGGGGATCAGATGGATTCTTGATATTTGGAGATAATGGTGGCGAGAGAATGAGATTGGCTTATGGCGGTAACTTAGGTATTGGAACAACTTCCCCAGGAAGTTATAGACTATACGTAAACGGAGGTCAATATGGAACAATGTTAAGAGGAGGTGATTTAGGAACAGGTAGTGATGTAGTTAGGATGATAAAATCAGACAATTCTGTTGCGATGCTTGTAAGAGGGGACGGCAATGTAGGTATAGGAACAACTAGTCCTGGAGCAAAATTAGATGTTAATGGTACTGTTAGTGTAGCATCTAGTTTTAATGGATTAGGATATGGTTCATTTGGTAGAACAGTTGATGGATCATATAGACTTATAGTAGCAGGAACTGACGCAACTTCTGGTTCTTATGGATTATCTATTACAGATAGTAATGGTATACAAAACTTATGGGTAAGAAATGATGGAGTTACTTACTTAAGAGGAAACGTAGGTATTGGGACTACTAGTCCTGGATCTAAGCTACACGTAAATGGTGATGTAAAGATTGGAACTTATCTATATTTAGGTTCTGAAGGATCTGGATCTGTATTGGGAGATATTTCAACAGGAAACTACTTGAGATTCTTAGTGTCTAATGGTGAGAGAATGCGTATTAATGCATCTGGCAGCGTAGGTATAGGTACTACTACACCTACGGCTCCAGTAGATGCATTCGGGGTTAGGATCGGTAGAAACTTCTCTATAACAGATAGAGCTACAGTTAGACTTGATTCTAATACTTCTGCTTACCCAGCTGATATTCTATTTGGGCACACTAGTGCAGCTAACCAAAGTGCTTGGGATGGAGTATACTGGTCTCTATCTTCAAGGGCAGCAAATGATAATAACAACTTCTACATATATAGAGGAGGAGGTAATCCAGGTGGAAGTGGAGAGTCAGTTGTTATGGCATTACAACCCAACGGTAATGTAGGAGTGGGAACTACAACTCCTGCAGAAAAACTGGATGTAAATGGAAGCATTAATGCAACTGGATACAAAGTAAATGGAGTAGCAGGATATACTGGAATGGTTACTATACAACAAGCTCCTCCAATGCCTCCAGTTACTTTTGATATTCAGAATGGTATAATTGTTAACGTCCTATAACCCTCTTGACAAATTAACCAATAACATTATCTTTGTAATGTATACAAATCTAAAATTATAATTTTACAACAATGGCACTTAAAATCACAAAAAGCATTGGTACCGATAAAGGTATTACCAATGAGGCATACGTACGTATTGCCGACTATCAAATCTCTAAGTCTGGTAACGCTAACTTCCGTATCCAGTTGTACATGAGCGAATCTGACGCTACTCCTGCTTCTGCTTCTATGGGTCCTATGGGTGGAGATCAAGCACGTAACCAACAAATTGGTGAGTACTTGTCTATTCCTTTGACTAAGCAAGTAGACGAAGTTAAGACTCGTACTATGATGCGTCCTGTAGAGACTGAAGTTACTAGAACTCGCACAGTAACTAACGAAGCTGGTGAGGAAGTAGAAGAAGAGTACACTGTAATGGAATACTCTACTGAAGAAGTTACCGAGGAATACACAGTAACTAATACAGTTCCTGATTTGTCTTCTGCAGAAGGTGTTGACATTTTTGCATTTGGTTATAGCCATTTGAAAGCAAAACTTGTCAGCTTATTCTCTGCTGCAAAGGTAGAAGACTGTTAATTTGGCAGGATTTATAAGTATTTATAAAAAAGCATTATATTTGCATAAACCAACTAAATATATAAATCATGGCTACTAAATTAAACGAACAAGAAATTGAAGCAATCAAAGGCTTCCAGCAAAAGACTCAAAACGTAATTATGGATTTGGGTAAGATCGAACTCCAGATGAATGACTTGCTTTCTGTAAAAGAGAAAGTAAAAGAAGCAATGGCAGAAGTAGTTAAAGAACAAAATGAGTTCTTCCAAACTATCGAGTCTAGCTACGGTAAAGGTCAAATCAACTTGGATTCATTTGAATTCATTCCTGCTGAAGCACCTGCTAACGAAACTCCTGTAGTTCCTTTTACTCAGGCAGAAGTATTGTAATTGAACCTTAGTTCTAAGAAAACCCTCAGAGAAATCTGGGGGTTTTTTGTTTTATAGCCAACTAGTTGACTTATTTTTTTAAAGGTTTATCTTTGCCATAACCAACCTTTTCTCACCTTAAGTACCATCTATGAAAGTCCGAAGTTGCTTTGAACATTCTTTCAGATATCACTATACTGGTGAGTTTAACTGTTTTTCTCACTGCCCTACTTTGTAAGTGGGTTATAGAAGACATTATTAAATTCTTACGAAATAAAAAAAGGTAACTATATGAAACTATTAAACTTTATTGGCGGACTCTTCAAAGATGAGAAGGGTGTTGTCTCCATGAAACGATTGTGCGGATTAGCATGCACAGTTACACTATGCGCTACATTGTACGCTAACTCTTTTACTGAAGCTCACTTTGCTCCTTCTGTTCCTTTGGTGGATGCGGTTGCTTTGTTGGCTTTTGGTTGTCTAGGTTTGACTTCTGTTGAGAAAATCATGAAGAAGCCAGAAGCACCTAGCGAAGACTAATTTACTATAAACTATAAACTATAAACAACTATGAGCTACACAAGAGAACAAATCGAAGCGGCTATGAAAGCCAAAGGTTATAAGTACTTTGAGAATGGAGACTTCAACGTAAACATTATCGGTGTACGTAACTCTGCTACTGGTACTAAAGTAACTAATGTATTTGATGATCACTTAACTATTTCTTACAAAGAAGGTGGTGAGTGGAAATTTAAAATTTGGCCTGCTACTACAGATCCAGGAACTAAGGGTGTTAAAGAATTCCATAACGCTGCAGGTGTTGCACGTTTGGTACCTGGTCAATACTCAGGTTCACACCATGTAGGATTGCACCAAGGTAAGTACGAAGCCCTTAAGCAAAAGGCTAATGTTAAAGTTTACCGTGATGCTAACAAAGACATGAACTATGACGAGTCCAAGATACAAGAAGGCATCTTCGGTATTAATATTCATAAAGCTGGTGCAGACTCTACCTACGTTGAAAACTGGAGCGAAGGTTGCCAAGTGTTCAAGAAGTCTGCTGACTTCGATGCATTCATGGTTATCTGTAAGAAGGCTGCGGCATTGGGTGGTAACTCTTTCACTTATACTCTTATTGAATCTAAAGATATCAAGTAAATGAAAGGACTTCTAGTAAGTCTTTTTCTAATTCTCTCTATCCCCTGTTCTTCTCAAATCAATGTGATGAAGGCAGGGGATGGTTGGGATTTAAAGGTAGACTCGGCCTTAGCATTAATTGCTCAAACTGATGTCAACGCTTATACTAGAGTAATAGATGTCTGCCAAGTAATAGACTTCTGGATTAGTCCCTATTCCTCTAATACAATCTCCCAAGATGGTGGAACTATATTTATCGCTACAGGAGACATAAAAACGAATTCACTCAATAACCTAGCTTGTGTTATTGTACATGAAAGTCTTCACTTATACTACTTGTTACATCCAGTAGAACAGTCACAGGACGAAGAAGAACTTAAGTGTTATATCTACGAGTTAGACTTTATAAAAAAACTACCAACCCCAGAGCCTTGGTTACAGGCAAATGCAATTGAACAATTACATAAATTAACTAAAACAAAAACAAAATGAATAAACTATTTAAAGTAATCATCGGGGTGTTGACATTGTTGGTTGGCAATGCATCAGCACAATCTTCTGCCACCTCTCCAGGTACAGGTCACTGGGTTGTAATTGACTCAGGTTATCAAGTAGCTACAAACACTGTAGGACAGACTGTAGCGCCTCTTCACTTCTACAATACCTCTACTTCTGAAAAGATCACAGGTATGCAGTTCCGTGTATTCTACGATAAGACAGCTTTTACAGCAGTTGTTCCTTCTCTTAAAATCTCTTCTACTGATCAATACTTGCAGTACGTAGATAGTAACACACAAGGTTTCTTAACTGTTACATTGGCTTACACTGGATCTAGCTCAACATTTAACTATTCTAACGGAGCTACATTTGATCTTACCTTCACGCACGCAGGTGCTGCTGTATGGAACACATTGGATTCTATTAAAACTCTTAAGGTATCAGGTGTTAAATCATTTGCAAACAAAGCTGCTACTAGCTGGGGTAACGATACTACATTGGTAGTTTACTCTTATGGTGGTCGCTTCAATCAGAAGGTATTGAGATTTGCTGCTAAGTTTAAAAACGTAACAGGTTCTGACGCTAAGAACTTGTGGGTGTCTTTGGAAAAGAAAGCTCCTTCAGGATCTTGGACTCAAGTAGAAGCTAAAGCAACTAACTCTAGTGGTGTTGTTGTATTCCGTAAATTCTTGGATACTACTTACTGGGATGTACGTATGGTTGTTAAGGGAGATACTATGACTCCTGGTAATGTATTCTCTACTGCAGATGCACAGAAGATTAATCAATCTATCTTAGGTCAATATGTTGCTTCAGGATTTGACTACTACACTATGGACGTAAACGGAACTGATGGAACTATTTCTATTGCCGATGTTTACTCTGTATACGGACGTTTGGCAGGTAGATTCTCTGCATGGCCTAATTCTAAGAAGGATGTAATGTTCTTTACAGTTGCTGAGTACAATTCAATTAACGGATCTGCTACCAACTTAACTTCTACTTACTCTACTATTAATAACTTTAACTACACAATTGACGGTCAAGATTCTATCACTTACTACGTAGCTGTTAAAGGTGATGCTAACTCTACAGGATTTAAGATGGCTCGTTTGACTCCTATCAAAATTGTTAATCCAGCTAACGCTAAACGTTACATCATTGACGAGACTGTAGAATACGACTTCCCTGCAGAAACTATAGAGATCAATATGCCTAAAGTAACTGTAGATGAAGGTAACTTAGTTAACGTACCAGTTAAAGTATTGACTAACGGAAAGAACTTAGGTGCACTACAATTAGACTTGCGTTATGACACTGCTTACTTAGAGTTTAAGAAAGTAGAAAACACTGAGAAGATGATGAAGTGGACTTCTTACTTGAACCCTTCTAACGGAATCATCTCTTGGGGAGCTGCTGATTTGACTAACGAGAACATGCTTAATGACGGAGAGCAAGTATTCACTCTTCAATTCATTGCTAAGAAGCCACAAGACTCTTGGGCTACTGCAGCTTTGTGGACAGGTGCTAAATACGTAGGAGACAAAAACTCTAAAGACATGAACATTACCCCTGCTATGGGAGTAATTGAAGTACGTAGAATCAACAAAGGAGTTGTTTCACTTAATGATTTGAATTCTATTATCACTTTTCCTAACCCTACAGAAGGTCCAGTACAAATCCAATTCAAGATCAAAGAAGATAGTGAAGTAGACGTAGCTATCTCTGATGAGGTAGGAAGACGTGTACAAACGATTCTAAGCGAAAGAATGCCTGCAGGTAAGTACAAGTATAATACAAACCTAGATCGTCTTCCTAATGGCTTCTATGTGCTTTCTGTAACAACTCAAAAAGAAATCTTACACTCCAAAATAATCGTACAAAAATGAACATTAAAAAAGCACTTGGTTTTAGCCAAGCAGAACCAGTAGTAGTAGATCCTAAGAATAGGTTCTATTATATGCTACAACAAATGCAAGCCAATCGTTGGAAAATTACAGCTATCGTATTGGGCTTGTTTACTCTAATCATTGTCGGAATCAACGCAGCAGTATTCATGGGAGCTGCTATTGGTGAAGACTGGAAAGAAATGTTGCTTATCCTTTTAGGTGCATTTGTAGGTAATCTGAACAAAGTAGTAGACTACTGGTTTAACTCAGAAGATCGTGACAAGATGTTGATCCAAAAAGTGGATGAGGAAGACGGTGAATCATTATCAAACACAACTAATCCATAATATCATGTCAGAAGAACAAGAAGAAAGCGTAATGTCGGCTACTAAGAAAGCTATCATTGGCGCAGTCACCACTGCTGTAACTGCAGGAGGTGCATGGTTCGCTACTCACTTTGGTGGTGGCGAAGAACCTAAAGAAGAAGCTAAAACAGAACAGAGTGCTGCTCCTGTTATTAACTTGAATCTAGAGAACAACAACACTAACCAGCAGAAACAATCTTCAGGTGGAACTACTACTATCATCAAAGAAAGAACAGTAGAGAAACCTGCAGCTCAACCTGCTGCTCCTGCAACCAAACCACAAGAGGAGGAATCTGATCCATGGTAAAAACCTGTAATATATGTTTTGTAGAAAAGACTTTAGATGATTTTTATAAATCTAAGTCTGGTAGAGACGGTCTGGAGTCTTTTTGTAAATTATGCAAAAGAGAGAAGTCTAGGAAAACTTATTTAGACAACAGAGAATATAGACTACTACAAAGCAAATCATATTACTACTCTAATCACGAAAAACAAAAGGAAGTAAAAAGTAATTGGAAGAAGAATAATCCAGACTTAAACCGAGCAATTAATAATGCCTGGGAAAGAAATAAGAGGAAGGAAGATAAATTCTGGGCTTGTAAAAAGGCACTAAGAACAAGATTTCTAGGAGCTTTGTCTGGAAGGGTGAAATCCGACTCTACTCTAAAACTAGTGGGACTACCTTCTTGGGACACATTAAAATTCTATCTGGAAACTCTTTGGTCTGAAAATATGTGTTGGAGTAACTATGGTTATGGCGAAGGATGTTGGGTAATAGATCATATTATCCCACTAGCCTCTGCTTCTAGTTTAGAGGAATTGGAAAAACTTCAACACTATACTAACTTACAGCCTTTGTGGTGGAGGGATAATTTAATAAAAGGAACAAGTATATGAAGACAGTAAAAAAATGGTTTAACAAGTTCATGGCTCTTGTAGTCTTGACCTTGGCAGGTTGTGGTTCTATGAAGACTACTACCGAAGAAGATAAAGTGGAGGTGAAAGACATCTCCACTGTATCTAATTATAGTGATTCTATTAAAAAAACAGTACAAGTGGTAAGCGTAGATATGACCAAGGTACTTGCTCTTTATCCTGCTCTTCAGGAAAAGAACGTAGGTCTTGGATTTGCAGAATCTGTTTTGGATTATTTGGATGAAACAAACAGATTTATATTTACGGAAGAAAAATCAGAGATCAAAGAAAGAATGGTCACTCAATTCAAAGCATCAAAGAAAGGCGTATTCGATGAACCAATTGATGGGAAAGGTAAGATTAAGCCTGCTCACTACTTTGTGTATGTTACTGTGGCTGATTTTGCTGTTGATGAAGACGAGCAAGTTGATGGCCTTAAGTCAAAAGTTGTTGTCACTACCTTCATACGTTTACAAGTTCGCTTTGTGGACGCTAAGACAGGTCAGATCTATATTGGATCTGGCGAAGGAGAGTCGACTAAGACTGGTGAATCATTCTTAAAATCTTTAGATGATATGAAGTTCTCTCAAAGCACAGTAGGTAAAGCTACACGTAAATCTTTGGAGACAGCTTGTACTAATGTGATTCAAAATCTCATTAAGTCAGGTGTATTTAAAAACTAAAATACTAATACTATTTATGATAGCTCTGTCTCTTCGGGGGCAGAGCTTTATTTATTCGTACACAGATCCTTGTACTCAGGAGTTAAAGTTTATTAACGCAGACATGTCTAGTCCTATAGTAATTGCTTACTATGGACAGGTTAAGACTTTCTCCTACACAGAGTTACAAGATGGTACGTTTGATAATTGGATAAATAGTGTATATTTGAAGTATCAAAGTACATCACCCTGTCAAGGAGTTGGAGTAACAACTACTACAACTACAACAACGAATACTACCCTAAACATTGTAAGCAATGTTATGAACCTAGGGGCTATTTCAAATGTTGGTAGTGTAAATGTAGATGTAGGCTCTAGCACCTCTTCAGGAACAAACATAGGAACAACAAAAACCAATAATAACAATGACAATCGAACTAGCTCTCGGAATCGTACTAGCAGTAGCTCTAGTCGTTCTGGTTCTTCTGGCAGCTCGTCAGGAGAAGGTGGACAATCAAGTGGTGGAGGAAACTCCTCAGAGACCCCAGGAACCTCAAGTGGAAACTCTCCAGACCCCAATCCAGGAAGCAGCGGAGAAGGTAATGGAGGAAGCAGTGGCTCCAGCTCCAGTTCCAGCTCCAGTAGTAGTGGAGGAAACTCCAGTGGTAGTGGAAGTAGTGGAAGTAGTAGCGGAAGCTCCCAAGGTGGAGGCGGAAGTGGTGGTAAAACCGAAGAAAAAACGGAAGTACAAACCGAGGAACCCACAGAACAAAAAGTAGAGGAAACTAAAACTGAGACTCAAAAATCTCAGTCTTCTGGTACTGCAAAAGCTGCAGGAAAAGCTAAAGCCGAAGTTGCTAAGCCTGCGATCTTAGTAACTGGTGATTTAGTTGGTATTCAGACTAAGTCTGATGGAGCACAAGATGCAAGAGGTACTGCCTCTTTTACTAGAGTAAAGGGAGACGGTACTTCTTCTCTTGGGTTTTCAGCCGACTACATGGTTAACGCTAGGATAGGAAATATCTCTTGCGTACGCTCTTGGATAGGAGCAAACAAAAAAGGAAACAAACACATTAGTGTTGTATCTGATGGACTTAGCATAATGCCTAAGTCAATGTCAAACACTCTTCTATTTGTAAGAGTTAATTCAGTTAAAAACTTTACAGCTCTCTACGGAGCAGCGGGAACTTACGGTAAACTATTTGGAGAAGAAATGATTTCTACTATTGCTATCGGAGGTTTTATGTACAAAGGTAAACTTACTAAAAGTATAGATGCTACAATTATTGCAGCTGGTATCTACTCTCCGTACTCTAAGTATTACACAGAATCTATATTTGAGGCTAAGCCTATTGTGATTCCTTTCTTTAACTTTACATACAGAATGACCAAGACTTTTGGCTTAGGTATTACTGGAGGAGGAACATATGTAGCAGGACAGGATATATTAAACTTTCAACTATTGATGGGAGCTAAGTTATTAATATGAGGTGGGTTATTGTTCTATTCTTCTTTGTGAACGCACTGAGTGCACAATTCACTTATTCTGGGTACTTGTATAATGCAAATGGATCTGGGGCCAACAACGTAGCTGTAAAGCTGTATAGAAGAACAAACTCTACTATATCAGGATTCACCTCTCAAAACAACTATAATGGACACTCTTACTATCGTTCTACAGGAACAGCCAACTGGACTACAGCTAAGTCTAACTGTGCTGCTATGGGTGGGCACTTAGTAACTGTTACTAGTTCAGGAGAAAATAATTTTCTATTTAACTTGTGGCCCTCAGGATGGATAGGATTGACAGATGAAGTTACTGAGGGAACTTGGAAATGGGTTACAGGAGAGACTTACTCTTACTCAAACTGGAACTCTGGAGAACCCAATAACTCAGGTAACGAAGATTATATTCAGTTTGTAGGTAGTGGTAAATGGAACGACTTAAATAATAATAATAGCTTGGCTTACGTAATTGAGTTTGATTACATAGTAACAACCTCTTCCTGGGCCCTTTACAAAACAATCTATACTAACTCTTCGGGTTACTATTCTATCTCTGAGACTTACGATCCTTCTAAGGAGTACTATATACAGATAGATGCTCCTACTAGAATTCAATCCTACACTACTTCAGATATACAAGGAGTCTCCAATACTATACTAGGAAGAACTACCAGGAATGGTTTGTCTTTTCATATGTTTGATGTTAATGACGATGGAGTAATTTCTATAGCAGATAAGTATTATGTAGCTGCGAGGAAAGCTGGCTTATTCTCTAGATGGAGAACAGCTCCTGATGTAAGGATCTTTACTACTGCTCAATACAATTCAATTAAAGCAGCAACAACAAACGTAAGAGCAACTTATCCTGGAGTCACTACTCATACAACTTCTACTTTAACTAGTGGAGGAACTTTAAATCTCTACATAATAGCTCCTGGTTATGCTGGAGCAGTAACTTACTAAACCTATAGGTTGCCAAAACTGTTTTATTTTTATACTTTTGGCAGAATATAAATTATCCTAAAACATGAAAAAACTATTTATACTTTCCGCTTTAGTCACTATGATGACTTCTCTGAGTGCTCAATGCTATAAAGTTGACACTGTAACATCAATTGCTTCTGTAACAGAAATAGGAGGAAGACCTATAATCTTTGGAGCACAAACAACTCTAGAAGAGATTGCCTCCTCAAAGTACCAATTATGTAATGAGGGCAGTCCTATTTCAGGAACAATCAAATCCATTGCTATGCCTGAAGAACTCTTAAATATCGTAGGGTTACAGTTTCTCAAGAGAGACTATATTGTAGTCACTGAGATAAACTTAAATGGAGTAACTGTTCTTGGAGAGGCTAAAAAGACTGTCTATGTTAATGCTATGTTTGTTTCTGTAGAAGGTATTCCTCATAACAGAAAAGCTTATTCTAAGGCATTGGAGAAGTCTTTCAAGAATGGGTTTGAGAATTTGAAATAGTTTTCTTTCCTTCTCATTCTGAGAAGTAGTCTATTTTGACTTTCTATTCTAACTTATATTGCAGCAGTTTTTAACCAAATAGCTCTCGGAGCTAAGTCTCTGTTCTGTCCACTTATTGCCTACGGTCTATTACTTGTAGGTCAGAGCACTGCAAACTTCATTAGAACATTTTGACACTATCGGAGAAACCTCTTTTCACCTCTGAGGGCTACTCATACTATCCAACTTCTAGCAGATTACTTTTTAATCCTCGTCTGCGAACATTAAGAAATGGTGTCGGGGGATCAAAGATAAAGCGACTTACGTGTAAGTAGATGTCTCTGTGGAAAATTTGTGAAATAAAAGACAGCTAGACTAGAGTCCAGCTACATCCTGAGCATGCATGTAGTCTGTCTGCTGCATAGGTTGATCATCTCCTAGAATAGATTCTAGAGCATAGTCAATATAATCGAAGAGCATTTCTTCTGTGTACTTCTTTCTATAGGTAAAATCTTTGAATCCTTGATAAAGGGCATCCTTGAATCCACCTATGTCTCCTGCTATTTTGACCTCTTCATCCTGTAAGGCTAAAAGGAAGAACTCGAATACTTCTTCTGAGGTCGGCTTTTTAACTTTTTCCATCGACATAGCAGTAATTGTTTGATACAAATATAGGTTTAAATAAAGTTTTGTCTATAGTGTTTATCTAATTCCCTGAGACATCTAAAATAATTATCTAGGTTACAAATTGAGTTAACACGTGTAACATTTGATATTAATTACTGGTTTAGACTTAACATTTAACTTGACTTTTTTTGTTACAATCGTATATTTGTTTAGCAAAAAACAAACCAAACCAATGAAAGTAGCACGTAGATATGAAGAAGGAGTTAAGTTACATCAAGCATATATTGATGTATTGCTTAGACTTGCAGGGTATAGATTATCAGATCTATACACTAGTATATTAGCCCATAGTTCCTACTACGGCACTTTAGACAAAGAAGTAAAAGAAAGAATCGCTGGTGAGTTTAACACATCAATTCAGGTAATCTCTAATGGAATTACCAGATTAAGAAAGATGGGCATCTTAGAAAAAAACATAGTCAACCCAAGACTGTGTCCTACTAGCAAGCAAGGTGTTACACTCACATTGGTTCTTTCAACAGGCAACGGAGTAACTGAGAATAAGGCAGAGAGCGCAATAGCAGTATGAGGAAAGTAAAAGATAGGTATGAAGGTATTGAAATAAAAACTTATGCAGCTTACTCAGAAGTTGCTAAGGAAACTGGAATGACTATCGACCAAGTAAGCACTATCTACGAATGGTACTTAAAGAAGACCATAGACGAGATAAGAGATCTTCCTACTGTGAAAGTAAGAATGTCTGGCTTAGGAGTACTTGTATTTAATCCTAACAAAGCAATCAAGATCATTGCTACTAAGATTAAGTCTGAGTATTTGATTACCCAGGAATCCAGAGAAGACTGTACAGCACTTAGAGGATATAACAATTATTATATGCTCAAAGACTGGCTTAGGATTTTTGAAGAAAGGTACGAAAGAGGAAAGAGCAAGAAACTATACACAGACGTAGTAGTAGATTACATGGACAGAGAATTACTAAGACAAAAACAAAACCACAAAAATTTATATGAATCCTTACAAAGAGTACATGGCCCTGAGCCTGAAGGGTCTGAAGAATTTGAACAAAGTCTTGGAGGGGGTAGCAACAAAGACAGCGAATCAATTTAAACTATTGAGTAATGAAAAACAGAACGTTATCGCAGAGAGAATGGATATTTGTATCAAGTGTCCCTACAATTCAACAAACGCAGTCACTTCCCCTGAGTACCTACAACTTACGGGCGAACACTACAGCACCACAAGGACAGAACTACACTGTTCGTTTTGTGGTTGCATCTGCACCTACAAAACAGCATCCCTATCTTCAGATTGTGGAATAGAAACTTGGAATAACTCCAACCCTAACAACCCAGAAAAACACTTAGAATTATTATGGAAAAGAACAGAGTAAAAAAGACCACAATCAAGAATGGTTGTGACAAAAAGCCAGGAAGCAAGTGTGGAGTACAAATTTACTTCTTGCCTGCTGACAAACCTCTAACACAGGTTTCTTCTAAAAAATAAGATTATGGAAAACCACCAAGCCCCTAGTCCTCAACCTCACGTAGCCAATACTCTCCAAGATAACTTATTTGAAACATTTAAGATCTTCTGGAAAGCAGGTTACTCTTATGGAAAGACAGGAAGGGATGAAGATTTTTATGCACGTGTCCTAGAAGACATTATGAATATGAATCAGATCGACTTCCTAAAAAAGTACAACAATGGCAACTAAGAAATTATCATACATATCAGCAGAGTTAGAATGGGCAGAACAACGCCTAACTGAGTGGAGGGCATACATTGATAACAATCCTATCAACGGACTCAAAGATAGGATTGAATGGAAGCCAACAGCTAAGGGAGGAACTATGCCTATGGTTATTGCTAGCCAAGAATCTCAAATCAAATCTTTAAGAGATACTATGAAAGAGTACTTAGCTCTTTTAGAAGTAGTAGATAGATTGAGAGAGAAAGAAGAGCAGAAAGCAGAAGCTAGAGGTTCCCAAGAGATTAATGGTAAGATGAAACAGTTTAGTTAATAGTTATGTATCCAAATCTAGATAGTCCTGAATTCCTAATTAACGTACAGAATCTCCCTGATATCACTTCAGAGGAGTATACTGCATTCTGGGAAAACGAGGACAAAAAGATTACAGAGGGTGTAACTATTAACGGATTCTACTTTTCTCCTTTTATTTACTGGCACTTAAACTACTGGTCTATTTATGTGGACACTATGATAGGTAAGCGTCAGGTTCGTAAACTAGATAAGCCTCAGTTGTGGGATACCTACCTAGCAGTAGATGAGACTATCCACAAAGCTGAGAATCACGAAGACGGAAAGAAAGGAGTTGTAATGGTAGGATCTAGACGTATTTCTAAGTCAGTTCTTACTTCTTCTTACATGGCTCACAAGGCTGTAACACAGAAAGGATCTGACAATCTTATATCTGCGCTTAATCAACCTGACTTAAAAGTAATCACAGACTACGTAGACTTAGGTCTTAGAAACCTTCCTGACTATTTTAGATTTCCCCGTATTGAGGATGACTGGAAGAAGCAGGTAACTTTAGGTTTTAAAGATAAAAAGACTAACGCTCGTAATGAGTGGTCTAAGTTTCATGTACGTAACTTCGATGAAGGTAACAATACGGAAGCAGCGGCAGGTCTTACTCTATCTTCGTTTCTTTTGGAAGAAGGAGGAAAAGGAAAGATCCTTAGTTGTCTAGCGGCAACTACTCCGTGTTTTGACAGTCCTTATGGATGGCGTTGTTCTCCTTTTGTAATTGGAACTTCTGGAGACATGAGTAAAGCAGCTGACCTAGAAGAACTTTTCAATAACCCAGAAGCTTATAACTTTCTTCCTGTAGAATCTAACGAATCAGGAAAGTCTTACGGATTGTTTATTCCAGGAACTCGTTCTTTGAAAGTACCAAAAGAAGAAAAGCCTTTAGGACTTTACTTAGGTAAAGATGCTCCTTCTGAGTTAGATCTAATTAAGATCTGGGTAGCAGACGAAGAAAAAGGCAAAGACCAAATTCTTAAATCTAGAGAACAGATTAAAAAGTCTAGTGGATTAGAGACTTATTTGAAAGAAGTAATGTACTACCCACTTACTCATGAAGAGTGTTTCTTAGAACTGTCTCAGAATATCTTTCCAGTAGATTTACTTCAGGAACAATTACAGAAACTAACAGCCCAGGAGATTGTAGCTGACAACGTAGAACTGTATACAGGATCTGAAGGAACCATTAGACACAAGTTTACAGATAAGAAAGCCGTTACAATGTTCCCAGTGAAGCCAACAGACGACATTGAGGGTTGCGTACAGATTTGGGAATATCCTCTCTCAGATGCTCCCTATGGGCTTTATACAGCAGGAACGGATCCATACAAACAATCACAGGCTCACTACTCAACTTCTTTAGGGTCTACTTATATCTACAAAAGAGTACATAGTCTTAATGGAGAAGGGTGGCAGAATATGGTTGTTGCTTGTTATACAGGTCGTCCTAAGAAGATTGAAACTTGGTACGAGACTACTAAGATGCTTCTTAAGTATTACAATGCTAAGACTCTTTGTGAAAACATGGACTACGGTTTTATCCAACACTGTGTAGATAAGAACGAATCTCCTAGAGTACTTGAGAAGACACCTAGATTCCTAAATGATATTCACCCTAACTCTACAGTTAATCGTGACTATGGTATTCACATGACTAAAGATATTAAAAACTATTTAATGTCTCTTATCATTGAATACATTACCGAAGTAGTAGAGATAGAAAGAGATGCAGATGGAAACATAGTAAAAGAACGCTTAGGAGTAACCAGGATTCTAGATCCTGTACTGATTAAGGAATTAATTAAGTTCACACCTAAGTTAAACGTTGACCGAGTTATATCTTTTGGCTTGACATTGGCAATGGCTAAATCATTGAACACTCAGGTAATCATATCTGATGCAAGTCAAGACACTAGAATGCAAGCATACTTTAGAGAGAAGAAAGGGAACTCTCTATTCCGTACTTCATCATCTCCCTTCCGCTATTAACTAAAACTAAAATAAATATACTGAAATGATTATTGAATCTCTCAAAGAGTACACTGATCCACTAAATCACGCTTATTTCTACCCTGAGCAATTTGTAAGCTTATCGGAGAAAGAGAAAGAGCAGTGGATTAAGTCTACTATGGACTACTTTGCAAATATTGCATTCTCGCAGTATAAGCAAAATATCAACTTCAGAAAGAACTACCGTTTGCTTAACGGTGAATTCAACTTTGCTGACTACACAAACGTTCCTGAGTATCAGGAGTTGATGAGTTATTTAAGTGATGTTCCAGATCAGGAACCTGAGGTACCTCAACACTTGAAGCACTACCCAATAGTGAACCCTCCTATCAACCAGTTGAAGGGTGAATTGATTAATCGCCCTCACAAATACAAAGTAAAAGCTGTAGATGATGAGGCTATCAATGAGACTATTGACTTTAGAACTGAATTGATTAAGGAACACTTTCTTCAGAAGTTGCAAGCACAGTTAGAAGGACAACCTATAGATCCAGAACAAGAGGCTCAAATGCAAAAAGAGATTCAGGATAAAATCTTGGATTATACTTCAGTTGCTGAAGAATGGGGTAACAAAACTCTTAACGCTCTTAAGTACCACTTTAACTTTAGAGAAAAGTCACAAGGATCTTTCTTAGATTTCTTGGTAACGGGTAAAGAGTTTCACCACTTCTACCCTGATAACTCTCGCTTAGGTTTTAACTATAAAGTAGAGAACCCATCTAACGTATGGTACTTGGCTAACCGTAATGCTCAGTATACTTCTGATTGTTGGGCATTAGGTCTTATCGAAGTTCTTTCTATGACTGAGATTGTAGAACGTTACAATCTAACAGGAGAAGAAGTAGAACATCTTAAGAATCGTTCTCTGCAAAACCTAAGAAACAATGAGTACTCTCCTTTGGCTCCTGCTCTTCCAGATCCTAACGATCCTTTGTGGCAGTTGACATTTGAGAACGTAGGTGACTTTGCTAACGGAGGTATTGACCATAACGTATTCTCATTTAACTCTCAGCACTCTTACACAGTTGTTACTTCTTACTGGCAGTCTAAAAAGAAAATCTTCAAAAGAACTTACTTAGACGAAGAAGGATTCCAACAAGAGATGTTTGTATCTGAAGACTACAAGATGGACAAAACTCTAGGTGATGTTAGTCTGGAAGAACTTTGGATTAACGAATGGTGGAGGGGTATCAAGATTGGAGCAGACATCTACGTATGCGTAGAACCCCTAGAGTTTACTCAACAGGCTCCTATCGTAGGTATCATCAATACTACTCGTAATACTCAAGGTAAATCTCTTCTAGATCTTCTTAAGCCTTATCAGGTTCTTTACAACATCTGTATGAACCAGTTGTGGGAGTTGCTTGAAAAAGAGATTGGAGTTGTGTTCTTAGGTGACCTTAAAGTTGTTCCTAAGAAAGATTCTCAAGATCCAATCGAGACAATGTTGTGGAATGCTAAGAACAGAGGTACTCTTTTGATTGATACTTCTATCGAGAATACAGGAGGAGCTGTACAGTTCAACCAGTTCTCTCGTTTAGATCTTACACGTTCTCAAGAAATCCAAGCACGTATCCAATTAGCTCAGCAACTTCGTTTAGAAGCCTATGAACTAGTAGGTCTTACTCGTCAACGTCTAGGTAACTCTCAAGCATCAGATACAGCAACAGCTGCTAACAATGCTTTGATTCAATCCTTTGCTCAGACAGAGACTTGGTTTGCTTGGCATGATAACATCTTGCAGAAGGTTTACCAGACTATCCTGGATATGGCTCAATACATTGAGTTGCAGAAACCTACTTCTACGCTTAACTATCTGAACTCTGAACTAGAGACTGTATTCTTACAAGTAAGCAAGAACGAACTTCTTCATGAACTATTTGTGTTTGTTTCTTCTTACGCTGAGGATAAAGTAACACTAGAACAATTGAAGCAACTGGCTCAGCCTGCTATGCAGAATGGAGCAGAGCTTTCTGAGATGGTAGATTTGTTTACTGCTAACTCTGAAAGAAGTCTTCGTAAGACCTTGGCCGATGTACAGACTCGTAAAGAAGCTATTCGTCAACAAGAGCAAGCAATCAAGCAACAACAGTTGGAACAACAACAAGCACAATTCGAACAGAAAATGCAGATGGATGCAGCTCAAAAAGCAGAGGATGCACGCAGAGAAGATATGAACAAGCAGCTTGATCGTGAGAACAGACTTCAGGTAGTACAGCTTCAAGGTATTGCTAACGAGGGTTCTTATAATCCTGAAGTAGATACTACTGGACTCCTAATTGAACAAACTAAAATAGCTCAAGATATTTCTAAGCAAACTTTTGAAAAAGTAACTAAGAATAAAGAGCTAAGTTTAAAGGAGAAAGAGTTGTCTCTCAAGGAGAAAGACATAGATACTAAGTTAAAAATAGCTCAAACAAATAAAAATAAATACGATTCAAGCTCAAAAAAGAAATAAAATGAGCTTAAAGTAGGGGGTTTTTGAGCCTGAAAATCCCCTATTTTAACTTAATGTGTATATCATAACCAAAATTATTAATCTCTTGTGTTAATTTTTTAAAATATTACTTTTGAATTAAACCAAACTAACCTTATGACACCTAATAGTTCTTTAGAGAATCTAGAGTTCTTTGACAGTTTTTCCGTAGATGATCCAATTGATTTGGATACTCCTGTTGAAGATCCCAATGCAAACATCAAACCCGATATCCTAGGAGGAGAAGAGTTTGATCCTTTGGAAGAAGAGGAAGAAGATAATCCTCCAACACCACCAACACCGCCTAAGACTCCTGCCCCTGCACCCGCAGAAGAAGAGGAAGAAGAAATAGATCTAGAAGACGATAACGAAGACGAAGAAGAAAATTACTTTGAAGTATTCGGTAAAGGTCTTGCCAAAGCAGGAATGCTTAACGTAGAAGAAGGAGAAGAAATTGAGTGGACTGAACAAACGTTCTTAGATAAGATGAATGAAACCATCGAAGACAGAGCATGGAATCAGTTAGAGCAATTGGCTACAGAGACCTACGGAGAAGCAGGAGTACAAATGATCGAAGATATCTTCATCAACAAAGTCCCTGTTCAAGAATACTTACAGATGTTCTCTAATGAACAGATTGTAGAGAATGTAGACTTGAGCGTAGAAGCAAACCAAGAAAGAGTTTTCCGTTTGTATCTAGCTAAAACAGGAATGGACGAGGATGAGATTACAGATCAACTTAACTACGCTAGAGACAATGATCGCCTAGAAGCATACTCTCAGAAATACCACGGTAAACTGGTAGAGAAGATGCAGCAGGAAAGAGCAACACTCGCACAAGAGAGTGAAGCACGAGTACAGGCGATGAGACAGAAAGAAGAAGAAAGAGAGCAGTTATATGCTGACGTACTTGATGGAGCAATTGCTTCTGGAGCTATCGAAGGATACCCAATCAATGAACAGTCTGCAAGTGAGCTTTTTGATTTCGTTCTTTCTAAACCACACGTTCTTCCCAATGGTCAGCGTATTAGTGAGTTTGAATACAAACTAGCTAAGATGCGTCAAGAAGATCCAAGTAAGTTCTTAGCTGTAGCAAAACTTGTTCAAAGTGATTTGGACTTGACTCCTGTAAAAAGAAAAGCTGTTACGGATGAGACTAATTCTCTCTTCAATGATTTAAAGACCAAGAGCAAAAAGTCGACTAAGCCCTCAAAATCTAATGACGACCTATTCTCAAGGTACTTCAAATAAAAACACAAAAACAAAAAAATAAATTACTACTATGCCTAATCAAAGTATTCCACATGTTAATGGGAGAGTTATAGCTAACGCTCACATGACAAGCTCATTCTATTCTAAGAATGGTTTGGGTAAATTGACAGACAAGAATTTTGTTGAAACTATGTTGCGCACTAAGCCTGACCAGTATGACAAAATGATGATCCGTCTTTTCACTGACACTAAATTGTACAAGAACGACCTTTTGGATTTGGTCATGAAGACTGGTAAGCCTTTCATGGTTAACGATCCTAACGGTGTCTTCACCTACAAAATCAAGAAGCGTGCTGAGTTGCCTAAAATCATCATCAGTACTGGTGCTTCTAATCCTGGTAGAGATGGTTCTGTATTCGAATTAGTGTTTGACAAGAACGTATTCGTTGTAAACGATATCGTAACTGCTCACCGCTACGAGCAAGAGACTCAAATCCAGATCGTATCTGAGGGAGAGAAATTCCAAAACGGTTTCAAATATAAGTGTACTGCTGTTGGCGCTTCTGCTGCTGATTTCGTAGATGCTCGTTTCTTGGCTGTAGGAGTTGAGTACTTCAAGATCGGTAACGTATTGGGTGAGTACACCACTTCATTCTCTAGCTTGGGATTGTTCGATGGTAACTTGGAAGTAATGGCTGACGTATTGCAACAGTATGGTGTTGAACACACTATCACTGACTGGGCTGATGCTACTAAATTGGGTATGCAAACTGATGCAGCTGGTAATCCTATGGATATCACTTACTACTCAGTTTCTGATCCTATGGCTGAAGGCGAAAAGACCAAGATTGTTGGTTGGGAGCCTACTGTATCTCGTTTGTTGCGTATGGAAATGTTGCGTATGAAGGCTAACACTTTGATGTGGGGTCGTCAAGGTAACGGTAAAGACGAAAAAGGTCGTCCTACTCGTGCCAAGCAAGGTTTGTGGCAGCAATTGCACTTGGGTAACGTTATCTACTATGATCGTGGCCAGTTCTCTTTGAACTTGATTCGTACTGCTATCGGTGACTTGTTCTACAACCGTGTGTTGATTAAAGATCGTAGCGTGAAGATCTACACTAACCGTTCTGGTATGGAGTTGGCTTCTACTGCTATCCGCAAAGACTTCAACGGTCAGAACTTTACTGTATCTGCTGATAAGTTCTTGGATGGTAAAGATCGTACCAAGCAAGGTTACGCTTTCCAATTCGATCACTTCATGACCACTGAAACTGGTCCTGTAGAATTCGTAGAATTGGAACAGTTGAACGAGCATGCTACTTTCTTGGAGTTGGGTCCTAACAAGAAGACTCCTCCAATCTTCATCATCTTGGATGTAAGTGGTCAAGAAGACGCTGGTATCCGTGAGGTAAAATTGTCTACTCGCCCTAACATGTACTACCAGTACATTGCAGGTTCAGTAGGATTTGGTGCTCAACAGACATCAATCGCTAACAAAGATCCTTACAGTACCTACATCATGAAGGACTTCTGTGGTATCTTCTTGGAAGATCCTACCAAGACTGTAATCATTAAAGAATTCCCTCGCATCTAATTGCGAATCTATGACGGAGGGGGTTTAATATCCCCCTCCTAATTAGATAAAGTTAGAACTAAACCAAAAACCAAACCAAATGAGTAAACAAATAGCACAGGGAGTGCGTATTATTCGTCCCTTCAAACGTCAACCATCTAGCATGCGCACCTTAGAGGGTTCATTGTACCAGAATGGATACAACTTCATTCCAGGAACAGTAAGAAAATTTTTCCCACGAGTTGATTCACGTGGAGTAATTCGGACAGGATTAGACGAGAACTCTCCAAAGTTCCGTGGAATCTTCGACCTAAAAGTTAGAGAGCAAGAGATTCAAAGAGTTACCCAACTTAGAGAATACTACGAGTCTATCCTAGACGAGTCCTTGTTGCCTAACAGTACGTTCTATGACGAAATCAAAGAAAATGGCTATACTCTAGAAGATGGTGACAACCTCTTCAATATGGAGAATCCAAGAGACGCAATCAACTTCTATTGGTTAATGGAAACTGATATGGTTGCTGCTTCTATGGATGATATAGAAAGTGGTAAGGTCGATACATCAATTGTAAAATTCTACGTTTACAATGGTGATGTTGAAACCAAGACAACCTTTGAGCGTAAGAAGAAGATCAACAGCGCTATTGCATCTCTTGATAAGATGACTGCAAGCAAGCGTAAGAAGGTTCAGAAACTTATCGGCTTAGGTTTGCCTATGGATGCTACAGAAGAAGAAGTTTACAATGCAGTAGATGAATTCCTCCGTACACCTGCCTCTGCTCTAGATAGAGACCCTATCGAACAGTTTAACAGAATCATGGCTTACAGTGATGATTTGTTAGATGTTAAGTCTCTAGTTAGAGATCTAGTAGATAAAAACATAGTTAGAATTAAAGGTTCTATTGTATACGAAGGTGAGCATGTGTGGTCTAAGTCAATTGAAGAGTTTGAACTTTTCTTGGCAGATCCTAAGAACACTGAAGAGTACACAGCCTTTAAAGAAAAACTAAAGAACAAAGCACGAATTGACGCTCTATAATAAACTAAATAACTGATATGATCCCTGTTGAGGAACTCATCTATGAGTTTAAACTAACTTTAAATAAAATCAATCGCCAGGATAACATTGATATCCCGATTGAAGATATTATAGTTTACCTCAACAAGGCTCAGATTAGCTGGGTTAAAACAAAGATTAACCCTAACAATGTTTACAAAGTAGGGTACGATTCGATAAGGAAACGGGTTGATGATCTTCAGGTTCTGAAGGAAAGCAATGTTCCCTTAAAGCCAATAAAAACAAACGATCTCTTTCATGTCGGATATGATTGTCCTTTGAAAGATGCAGCAAACTATATGTTCTATATTTCGTCTTATGCTATGGCTAAAAACGGCACTTGTGTTGAGCCAATAACAGTAGACTTAATTAGACATGGGGAACTTACGACTAAGTATCTAGATGCAAATTACAACCCTTCGTTTGAGTGGAGAACAACTATAGCCACACTGGGGAACGATAATTTGACTATATATACTGATAGTAAGTTTCAGATTCAAAAAGTGTTTATGACGTACTTACGTTATCCCCTCAATATAGATGTAGAGGGCTACGTTAAGTTTGACGGAACAACATCTAAGAATCAAAACTCAGAACTTCCTGAGTATGCTAAGTCAGACCTAGTCGATTTAGCTGTGAAGTTCGCTGCTCAATCTACAGATAATCAAGCTCAGGCAGTGTTTGCCGAAGATCGTTTAAACAAAAATACTGAATAATATATAAAACTATGAATCACAAGATCACACAAATCTTTGTACCTAACGCAGTATCTGCTGCTACTAGTACTTTTGCAATGGCTGAAAAGTCTGTTGCTGCTTTTAATGCAGACTTGACTTCCAACTTGGGAGCAACTCCTGCTGTTCCTGCATCTTTCCAATTGGTTTTCGGAACAGGTACCAACAACAAATATGGTACTTTCAAAACTGGTGTTATCAAGCAAAGCAACATTTTGTCTGTAACTAAGACAAATGCTGACTTGACTGTAACTCAGCAAGTTTCTTACATTGGTTGGGATGAAGCTTCTGCTGCTACTCCTGTTTTCAAATGTGACGAAGAGTATGTTGTTACTTTGAAAATTGACGAGTACTGGAGCAAAGGCATCTATCAACCAATGATCCAAGAGTCAGTAGTAGTTAAAACTGCTTGCTGCTCTGATTGTGGTGGTGACTGCGATGCTTTGTCTGCATCTACTTACATGACTGCTATCGTAACCAAGATCAACGCTTCTCCTTTGTTGAGCAAGTATGTAGTTGCTTCTTTGGTATCTAGCGGCTCTAACTACGGTGTTAAATTGGTAGGTAAGGCTTTGGATGAATTCGGAAACTCTTGTGTTCCTGATGCAGTTCCTTACGTATTCAACTTGGTACGTTTCAAGGCTCACGTACATGCTGGTCCTTACAACACTCAAGATTTCGATATCGAAGATTCTTGCGCTGCTTGGACTATCACTTACACTACTCCTGTTAAATACCCAGTAGGTGCTAAAGCAGCTATGGCTGAAATGGAGCGTAACTACTTCACTAACAACTTGCCTGCTGTTGCTGAAGCTCGCTACTACTGGAACCCTATCTACAACGAGGATGCTAACAAGTTCATGTATGTTCCTACTTACACTGCCGCTACAGGTTTTGAAATGTATGAAATTACTTTCTTGGAAGATTCTCCTGTAGGTTTCGAGAAGAAGACTCAAAACACTCACTCAGTTATTTTGTTGAGTGAAGAAGGTGGAGCAAACGAAGCTGCCATCCGTGCTTTGATCAATGCTTTGACTGGTCAGTCTTTCGTAGACTAATCTAAAGAATATGTGGGGGATTGAGTTCCCCCACTTTTTCTAACCTATTAATTTAAATCGAAATGAAAGATATCACTCTAAAACCTGGAACATTCAGTGAACCCTTGGAAAATGCTTCTGGCAAAGGTCCTGGGAAATCACTTGTAAAATTTATCCTGAAGGTTTTGTCTAGTAGCTCTACTTGCTGCGACAAAACTTTTGCTTACGGAACAGTTAACAATTCTACCGTTACTCTTTTGTCTTACACCACTGCAGAATTGGCTGCATTGACTACTAAGCCAGAAGGTACCTTGGCATACGATACTACTTTGAACAAAGTACACGTATACAATGGTTCTACTTGGGTAGCTCTCCACTAATCACTAAATAAAAGGGGGAGGTAATACTCCCCTCTTTTTAAAAACTATGAACGTACAACTCAACTTAGAAGCACTTAAAGCAAAGGATTGTTCTTACTTGTCAATCCTTGATACATCAGTATATCCATTAGCTCCTGATACAGCAGAGATCTCTATCTCAGTACCAGGGTATGATAATCCATTTACCTTTGATTACACTATCGGTGAGATCAATGTATTTAACTCTTACAACTTTGGATTTACTACTTCGTCTACTACTGGCTTTACTGCTCTACCTGATGGCGTTTATACATTAACTATTACTACTTGTCCTGATACAGGAGTCAACACTCGTTATCACTTGAGGACTTGTAAAATTGATTGTCGTCTAGGCGTACAGTGGGCTAAGTATGTAGACTGCTGTGAAGATGAGAAGACACTTTATTACTTAGACAAAATTGAGTTTTTGTTGAAGGGAGCTGAGGCACATGCTGACCTTTGCAACCCTGCAAAAGCTACTGAATTATATAAGAAAGCCGATGACCTACTCAAACGAATTGAGCTTGACTGTTAAGAAAAAACTTGCTAATGCTGCCTACAAAGAACTACAGCATATCAAGTACTTAACAAAACCCTATTACAAAAAGTCTAGAGCATTAGCACGCTTCCTTAAGTATGCTGATTGTCTAGATTGCGACACACAAGCAACCTTGAAAATTAAACTTTAAAACAATGACTAACTGCTGCCCCAATAACAACTGCGTAGAAATCGTTCCTTCTGGGTGCGTAAAGTATACAGGTACTCCTACTACAGGAGGTCTGATTGATTCCTTTAATTCTTGTGACCCTTATCTGAATGACTTGCTTAAGTTGTTGGATGATAATGTTACTACACTTGATGCACGAGTAGGTTTAGATAAAACTACTTTTGATGCAGCTAATACTGCTTGTGGTACTACTCCAGTTATCTCAATGACAGGAGTAACAGTTAAGGATGATAAGTACTACTCTGCTGATGTAGTTATTAAGTTGGTAGGAGTTATTTGTGAATTGCGTTCTCGTCTCAACTACCTTACTACAGAAGACATTAACTCTAATCTAGGTAATCTCCACTGGGAAGACTTGCCTTTGAGTCCTTCTTTTAAAGCTTGGTTGACAGATAAATGTCTTGGAGATGATCCATGTGGTACAGGTGCTCCTACTACATTGGGTGGATTATTGAGAGCTATCATTACTAAACTTTGTACTTGCTGCTAATTATGTCTACTTGTCTTGATTGTTTCGGAACATATACAAACACTCCCTGCGATTCAGTAGGGTGTTTGTCAACTAACTACGGTAAGTGTATCACTTACTCTGGTTTGCCCTTAGCCTGTGGAACAGGTGCTATTTCAACTGTTAGCAAAGCAGGTTTAGCTTTAAGTCCTACTGTAATAACTGAGTACACCGTTTCTCCTACAGGAGGATCAGGTTCATCTGCCTCTGTAAAAGTTACACGTACTCCTGGTTCTAACGCTTACACAGTAACTCTTCTTAACGGAGGTTCAGGTTATACAGTAGGTAACTTCCTCACTGTATTGGGAACTTCTTTGGGTGGAGCGACTCCTGCAAATGATTTGACATTGCAAGTAACAACTCTTGCAGCTATTATCAATACTGGAGCTAACTTAGACGTTGTAGTATCAAATCTACACCAACGTATCTGTAACCTTACAGCATCAGGTTTAGATTACTCTGCATACTCATACAGTTGTTTGAGAGTAGGTGGAGCATTGACAGGTATTGGTACACCCATTACAAGTGCTCAACAATTTGTAGAATCTACTGCAAGTGCTTTGTGTTCTTTGAATACTCGTACTCTTGCTTTAGAGACTCCTACCTTTACAGTTCCTGGTTGTATCTCTTTGACTTCTGGGGTATCTACTCTTAGTCAGATCTTGACTGCATACGGATCTAAAATCTGTACTATCAATACAAGTGTTGATATGACTGGGATTTTGGGTAATCCTTGTATTGCTTTTGCATTCTCTACTAAGCCTACTTCTACTGTAGTTTCTGATTACTTTAACTGGGTAACTAGTAACATGTGCTCAATGTACCAAGATCTTTCAAGTGACTTGGTTACTACAGGCGCAACTGTAGCTAGTTTGAAAACTTACGTAGCAGGTGTAGGATCTATTCCTGCATCTATTAATACTTCTTGTATCCCTGGTGGTTCTAGCACAAGTACTTTGAGTGCAGCAGCTATCTTGTTTACTAGTCAGATCTGTGCTATCAACACGGCATTGGCTTCTATTCCAGCTACTAACTACGCTTTGACTTGGGCTACTAACTTTGGTTCTACTGCTTACTATGGTTATACTTTTAACTATACTAACACAAGCACTACTCTTCAAACACAATTGGATCGTGTAGTAGCTACTTTGGGTAGAATGAAGCTTAAGTTGAATCCTGCTCACTTTACTGCTACCAGTGATTCAGATGGTCTTAACATCTCTCTAGTTAGTACAGGTGGTGGCGCTACCCCAAGTTTTGTAAACTTGACAGCTGGCACTCTTACTAACGCTGTAGTAGTCTCTTCTGCAAGATTCCCTATTGGTAGTTTGCCTAAACTTCAGAAGTATGGTAACGTTGTTACTATCATTGGAAGTTTGGCTGTAAATGCTACTGGTTCATTTACTTGGACTCACGGACAATCTTTAACTATTGCAAACATTCCTGCAGGTTATGCACCTCTCTATACTCAAGTGTTCGATGTATTGATTCTTAAGTATGCTACAACTTCTGGTACTCCATCTACGGCTGTATACCATGGTGCATGCTATTTGAACGGTACTGATCTTGTTGTAGAGTTGAATAACCCAGCAGCTTCAGTGACATTATCTGGTACAGAATCCCTCGAAATTTTTGTCGGAGGAAGATCGTACGCAGTTTAATATAAACCTTGACAGGGTTTTTTTGGTTGGTTTTCCTGTCATCTTGCTAGTAGGAGCCTGCGAAAGTGGGCTCTTCTAGTTCTTAAATAACACTTGACTTAACTTTAAAATTAAATTATATTTGTATTAGACCTTAAATTGACCCAAACTATATTCTGACATGTACACGAATTCGGATTTAATTGCCAGAGTCAAAAGCGCTAACAAGTTTGTTAGTGATGATGACATGATTAGTGATCGTTATATATACGGGTTACTTAAGACTAAAGCTTCTACATTATTGAGAAGAGAGATCAACCTAAGAAGGTTGCTTACTTCAGATAATGTTTACCAAGCTTATGAATGCGTACACTTAATCGAAGCTCCTGGTTCAGAGTGTGATTTGAAATGCCCTATACGTAGAACTAAAAACAAACTACCTAAAATTGATGAGGGCTTGTATTCTTACTTTATCCAGGGTGTGTTCAACACTTCTAACTCGGAGGAACTTTTTCCTACTACTATTAGAGATTTTATTAATCATAGTTCTTTACGTTTTAAGACCCCTAAAAAATACTATACTATCCGCAATGGATACCTTTATGTTTTAGACCCTGATGTAGAGTGTGTGAATATGTATGCTTACTTTACAGAGTCTATTGAAGACTTAGACGGTAGTCAGTGCATGAGCATGTACGATAAACAGTTTAAGTTTCCTGGATACTTAACTGATACATTAATCGAGATGTGCAATCAGTCGCTTATCAACTATCATAAGTTACCTTATGAGACAGAGGATAACAACAGAGACGAACCCAACTAATTATGTCGAAAGACTTTATAAAACCAAACAAACAAACCTACGTTAGACTTAAAGAAAGAGACACTAGTTCTGATACTAATTATCTCAGTCTTAAAGCCTATCATCTGTTCTTAAAAGAAACTAAACGTAAAGACATTACCTATAAGCAGTTTTGTGGTGTTCCTAAAAAGATCCACTTAAAACTTGTGGAGAGGTTGTTACGAGGAAGATACTCTCTGAGGTTCCCAAACTTCGGATCAATTAAAATTGTAAAAACTGAAAATGCACTTAAAGAAGGTAAACATACAATTATTAATTGGAAATACTATAAAGAAACAGGTATCAAAGTGCCTTATAGAAACTCACATACCGATGGTGCCATCTATAAGTTTCACTTGTATCCATATTCTAAACGAGTAGCACAATTTGGTTTCTATGACTTACGAATGTCTAACAGACATAAGAAAGCCTTAGCAGACGCAATTAATAATAACAAGATAAACATTTCACCACCTCCCCAATACTAAAAAAATGAAATACGATAACACTAACTTTATTTCTTCTGAACCTCTAGTTGCTGAAGTTAAGCAGGAGCTTAAGTCGTACTTTGAAGCTGGTGCTATCAGTGAGGTTTTGATTCCCACCATTATAGATCAGGCACTCCGTAAACTTAGAGTTATGGTACTTAAGCCTGAAGAAGTTGTACTTACATTCTCTGGATATAAATCTGAATTACCTTGTGACTTTGCTTTACTTGATCATGCTTTGTTGTATGAAGCAGATGTAGAGTGGTATGCAGGAGTTAATTCTATGAGAGGGTACTGGTGGCAAAACCTCGAATGCACAGGAGGTTGTGATGGAGGAGATTGCGTTAAGCAAGAAAACTACTACGAGACTATCAGCGTACCTACTCCTGGATTTAAACTTACAATGAAGCACCCTAAGATGCTTCGTGTTTACCATGGCTCTAAAGCCTTGTGTACAGAAGGGTGTGAGAACTTAAGTGTTTCCTCTCCTGATGTTTTACAAATTTTCCCGAATAAAAGCATTACTGCTACGTTTGAAACAGGCTGTGTTTACCTTAGATATTACTCACGTCCAATGGACGATGATAACTTACCTATGGTGCCAGAAATTCTTGAGGTTGAAGAGTATGTCAAGTCTTATCTTAAGTTTAAATTTTTTGAGCAGCTTTGGCATTCAGTAGTTGATGAGAGTCAGCGTCAGGTAGAAGCTAAGTTTCAGTACTACAGACAAGATCAATTGAATAAACTACAAGCTGCTAATGGATTCTTGTTGACTTACACTAAGCAACAGATGGCAGATAACGTAGCTAGAACCAGAACTCGCTTTAATAAGTTCTACATCTCCTAATTTTAATGCAAAACAAAATCAATCAGAACACGGCAGGTTTAAACCTTGATTCGGTTAATTACCAGATCAAGGAAAACATGATTACGTATGCCTTGAATGCAAACGTGCAGTCTCATGATGGTAACTCAACCACATATACTAACGAGCCTTCAAACCAAATCTGTTATGATTTTAGTTTAACTTATCCTGGATTTAAAATACTTAATGTTTTAAGTATTACAGAACAGTCTAAGTTAGTTGTTTTCTTAGCTCACCCTGATGGCAGATCTCTTATTGGAGAGTTAACTAATCTAAATAAAGATTGTACTACACTAACAGAAACAGAAACAGATTGTGGTTGTATCTCTGGAACAGTAGTAACTAACGTAGTGAATAGTGCAACAGGTTGCTGCACTTTTACCCCATTGATTGTAGATAACTGTTGTGATTGTACAGATTGCTACACATACTCTGCTCAATCAATAAACAATACTCCTTACTCTATAACCTACGTAAACTGTAACGGAGTAGAAGTAACAGATACTTTTCCTTCAGGTATAGGAACATTCACTGCTAGAAAGAACAAATATATTCTTCCTTCAGATGTTGAGATACTTGATAGCAATCTAGAGTCTCAAGGACAGTGTGTTCCTAAAACTTCTGACTGCTGTCTAAAATTGTCTACGGATTTTCCTGTGTACGCTGAGTACAGAATTGATAACTGTGAAACAAAGGTCTACTTTATTGCAAGAAATATACAACCTCGTTACTTCTCTTTAGAAGAACCTTTGGGTCGTGATCAATGTGGAGATGCCCTTGACTGTCTTACAGACGCTTGTGAGCGCTTAAAACTATTCCCTGACTTCTGTCAAGCAGATATCTATCCAACAGCAATTGACTCAGGTGGAAGACTTAAGGGAGGTGTATACTCTTTCTCAGTGGCTTATGCAGATGAGAATGGAAAAGAACTTACAGATTACGTAGACTTCAGTAATCCTATTGCAATCTTTGAGAGAGCTATTACTGAACAAACAGAGTACGAAACCTCTAAGTCTATCAGAGTATCAATAGACCACAGTACTACAATCTTTGATTACTTTAATCTAGTTGTAGCAGAAAATATAAATGAAGTAACTACATACCAACTGGTAGGTACTTACAGAGTAAATCAATCTACCTATAGAGACTCTTTAGTTTATACTGGAGACTATTCTTCTACTTTCTCTTCTATTGTTCCTCTCATTCGCAGTCCTCACTACGAGACAGCAGAGATTATTGAGAAACAGAATGACATCTTGATGTTAGCTGATTTGGTAGAGACTCCTAAGTATAACTTTCAATTACTTGCTAATAAGATTAAACTTCGCTGGGAAACTGTAAAGATGCCAGTTGATAATAAGTTTGATTACTCTAATCCAGAAATCGCTTACTTCTTTAGAACTTATCAGAGGGATGAAGTTTATCCTTTTGGTATTAAGTTTAAACTAAAGAACGGTAAGTATACAGATGTATTTCATATTCCAGGTAGAGAAGTATTTCCAAACTCAGATGAGAGATCACTTATCTATCATGATAGTAACCCAGATGCATTTGGTACAGTTAACGATTGTATAGTTACAGACAGAGAAGAGAAATGGAAAGTATACAACACAGCTACAACTGGTATTACTCCTCCTAACAATACTCCTTCTTTACAAGAAGCTCAATACTCTTGTAAGATTACAGTAGAAACTGGTGGAGAATTTGCTTACTGGGAATCTACTGAAACTTATCCTTGTTATGAAGAAGTATGGGGAGCCTTAGCAGGTCAACCTATTCGTCACCACAAGTTTCCAGAAAATGCTAAGTCACATATCCACGCAGATGGGGATGACTTTATCTATCCTATCGGAGTACGTCTCTGGAGTGAAAGTTTGTTTGCATCTATCCTAGATACAGAAACAGTTTACGATCCTTTGAATACTTACGGTAATCATCAGATACCTGTTAAAGAGTTGATCTGTGGTTATGAGTTAGTAAGAGGTAATCGTGTAAACAATAAGTCAGTAGTAGCTAAAGGACTTGTTTATGATGTAGGATCTTTCAAAGATGTTAAGTCAGGTAAAGAATTCTACTACCCTAACTATCCTTACAACTCTTTGGAGGATGACGCTTACATCAAATCTACTCCAGACTGGTATAACAAAGCTGATAGAGGTATTGATGATCCTGACTATGGAATGGCTTTGCATAAGGGATTCAATGTTATTGGTTCTCGTTACACATTTCACTCACCTGATACACACTTCCAGTATCCTAAGATTGGTACAGAACTTAAACTAGAAACTGTAGAGTATGGTAAAGTACAGGGTAAGTTTATTCCTGTATTAGATCATCCACAGTATAAGTTTTTGACAACTGCAGACTATGCGGTTACTGCAGTATTAGCAGATGCTTTATCTTTAGCTTTTGAATCAGAACTTACAACTACTCCTACTCCAGGAGCTGCAACTAGGTGGAAAGCAGATGCCCTAGCTATACTTACAAATAACCAGATATTTATAGATCTACTTGAAAAGTTAATTCCTAACACAAACTTTGCTTATCAGTTTAATTCAGTAGGAGAATACAAAAGATTCCTTCCTATTACAACTATAGGCAATAGAAGAAGATTCTTAGATATTGGTCTATACGCTAATGACAAGATTGTAGAACTGAACGATGACAAACCTCTTCACAACAGACTAAGAGAAACTTCAGTTTATCTCAAGACTAGTGGATCATTCTCTACAGAGTATGCTAGTATTGTAGATAATAGTCGTTACACAATAGGACAAAAGAACCTTCAAGATAATCCAGAACAAATTGTTGAGAGTGACACAAGGGCATACTACGCTTCTATTAAAAGAAACTTCCCTAATCAGTATGGACAGATTGAAAATATTAAATACGTTTCTACTGGTTACTCCTGTTCTGTCTACACAGATATTACTGGTACTTTGCAAATTAAGACTAAGTACTATCCTGCATTTGGTGGAGACACATTCATTAACAAGTTTGCACTTAAGCGTAAGCATTCTTTCTTTACTCGTAACCTTGCTAATCTTCCTGCTAAAGTAGACAATGTTCCTTTTGATTATTGGTTGTATCCTAACTTAGGTTATCCTACGTACTACATTGGAGAGTCTCCTGCTACTATTGATAATGCAGCTTACACAGCATTACTTGCAGGACTATCTGCAGGGATTGCAGCAGCATTATTAGCATCCGCTGCAGGAGCTCCTTCTGGGGTTGCACTAAACTCTGCAATTTCTGGATCACTAGCTGCAGCTTACTCCTTGTTTGTTAAAAAGAATAACCTAGATGCAGATCCTAACTCTTTCTTCTACCAAAAAGGTTTCTTCTATACAGCTTCTTACGGTATTCCTGTATTCTATGTAGAGTCTGATATCAACGTAGACCTACGCCATGGAAGAAATGACTTAGAAGAGAATTTCTATCCTAACGTAGGAGATGGTATTCCAGATGAGTGGTTGCATGAAGTTAATGTACCTATTAAGTTTGACAACTTCTATAGTTACAATGCTACTTATTCTGCACAGAACTTAAGTCCTAATCTTCCCTACAGATTAAAGTATCCTTCACTAGAGTGTTTGTCTATCCATAACAACAGAGTAATTTACTCAGATCCTGCAAACTCTTCTAACTATCTCTCTGATGCTTGGAGAGTATTCCGTCCAGGAAACTTCTATGACTTTCCTAAGCAAGGTGGTCGCTTAATTGATCTGAATGCGGGAGAAAACGAAAGAGTGTATGCTAGATTTGAGAATACAACTAAAGTATACAACTCTCGTATCACCTTAAGTACTACTTCTCCTTATCAATTAGAAATAGGTAATGCAGAGATGTTCAAACAAAAACCTGTAGATCTTGCTAAAACAGATCTGGGTTACATAGGAACTCAACACAAAGCTTACGTTAAGTGTGAGTATGGAACATTCTGGGTAGACGCTAAACGTGGTCACATCTATCAGATCACAGGAGACGGCTTCAACGAAATTAAAACAGAAAATAACTTTAACTGGTTTAAGCAAAATCTTCCTTTCCAAATCCTAAAAGATATTCCAAATGCAGACATAGACAATCCACCGATTGGCTTAGGCATTGTTATGGGATGGGATGAAAGATACGAGAGGGTATTTATTACTAAGTTAGACTACAGAGTTAAACCTGAATTTAGAGCAGGCAATCCTTCAGTAGTTAAATACATTACAGATACTTCTGATACTAACTATAGAAGATATGTACTAGAGAGTGGAAGTACTCAAGTAGAGATTACTTTTGGTGATCCTGCATTTTTTGAGAATAAGTCTTGGACAGTTGCTTACTCACCCAAACTTAAAAACTTTATTTCTTTCTACTCATTCCTTCCAAACTTCTTTGTTCCTATGTTGGGTAACTTCCAGACAGTTATCAATACTTCTGCAGGAGCATCTACTTGGAACCATAATCTTTCTATCTTTACTTACCAGACTTACTACAACAAACTTTATCCTTACATCATAGAGTATAACGTAAACTCATTCCCTCAAGTATCTACTGTTAACTCTGTTACTTTGATGCAAGACATCCAAGAGTATTATTCTGACTACGAGTACTACTCTTTGTCTACTGCAAATAAAAAGAACTTAGCAAACTTTACTAAGGCTATTATCTATAACAAAGAACAGTCATCTGGTATCATTAAGTTGATTCCTGAAGAGTTTGGTAACACAAGACAAAAGATTACCTATCCTAGAATGACTACAACGGGCATAGAAGCGCTTATCTCTCGCAGAGAACACTTGTATACCTTTAACGGATTTTGGAACGTTGCAGCGCAAGGAAATGGGCAACCACTTTGGTCTACTCAATGGAGTGACTTGATTACTCAGTATCCAATAGATAAGATACCGAACACTAAGAGTGTGAGACCTGTATCTGTATCTTACCAGAAGTCTAAGATTAAATCAGACTTTGCTAAAGTAAGATTGATTCAAGATCAGTACTCTAGATTTAAGTTTATTAATACAATCCAAATAACTCAAACCAACCCATAATACCATGAAAGAAAAAGAACTTTTCACTACAGTCAAACCCGAGATAGTAATTGGACAGTTGTTCCAATCTCGTGACATCATCCACATCGCACACTTGCAGACAACTTCTTTTAGTGAGCACAAAGCACTAGATGGCTACTACACTGAGATTATTGACCTAATTGATGATATCATAGAGTCTTACTTCGGTACAATAGGTAAAAGACTTAACTTTAAGATTCCTGCATCTGAGTACATGAATGCAAGAACTCACTTGATCTACATGAAAGACTACATGATGAAGCATCGTGGAGTATTCGGTATGGAGAACACTCACTTACAAAACTCAATTGATGAGGTAATTAGTTTGATCACTAGTACCTTATATCAACTTACTCTAACTTAAACTAAATAAAACTATATGAATCGCTTAAAGAATTCTTACTCAACTTGCATGAGTTGCGGTGGTAAGAAAATGAAATCAGGAGGTAAATGGATTCAGTCTGCTATTAAGAAGCCAGGCTCTTTCACAGCACAAGCTAAAAAAGCTGGAATGTCTGTACCTGCTTTCCGTGATAAAGTACTAAGTAATAAAGGCGCTTACTCTTCTACTACAGTAAAGAGAGCTAACTTGGCTAAGACTCTTTCTAAGATGCGTAAGGGGGAAGATGGTATGATTACACGTAAGGGAGTAAAAGATGTAATAAAATATTCTTCACTTGTAGAACCTAGAGGTATTACTAGCGAATCTTCTATGGGCATGCCTGCTACCCCTACTCCTATTGAAAGTCCTGCAAACTGGTACAACGAGTCTACTTGGGATACTGCACAAACAGAAAATGCTGCTCGTTCTGCAGTTAATAGTCCAGCAGCATCTGCCAAAGGTCCTCTTGCTAAAGGTGGTTCTGAGAAAGTAAGAGCTTATCAAGAAATGCTTCGTAGCAAAGGTTATGATATTGCAGCTGATGGTGCTTGGGGTCCCAAGACACAAGAGGCTTATGAGACTTATATTAAATCTAAAACTGCAGCTGTTACTAATCCTCCAGCAAATAAGACTACTAGTACTTCTTCTTCACAGACTTGGAACTACACTCCAGAGCAATGGGATAAGTCTATGGCAGAGAATAAAGCAAGACCAGCTGTTAATAGTGTAATGGCTACAGCAGACAACATGAAAAAGACCCCTATTACAACCAAAGAAGTTCTTAAGACTCCAGAGCCTATTCAGGTTACTCAAGCTGTGAATAATGTGAGCAAACTCAAAAAGGCTAAGAGTAAAGTAAGTTCTGCAGAAGCACTCATACGTAGAAAAATTGCTAAAATGAATTCTGGCAAGTCTATATACGGAGATTAATTATGTTTGTTCCAGGAGTAAATGGTTCTGTAATTCCTAGTGCACCCTCAGGTTCAAGACTTAAGGGTGCATATAGGAATTCTAAAAAGCGTAAGATGCCTAATGGTGGAATAGAAGTTGCCTTAGATGCAGCTTCTTTTATCCCACCACCAGTAGGTACAGTAGCTTCACTTCTTGGTGCAGGTTTAAATGCTTATCAAGGGGATTATACGGGAATGAGTTTAGATTTAGCTAGTGCTGCTAGTGGTGGGGCATCTAAGTGGTTTGGTGCAGCTGCAGATGCTGCAAAGATGGCTAACTCTGGAAAACTTGCTTCAAATATGGCATCTAAAGCTAAAACATTTCAAACTCTTTCTAATCCTGTAATATCTAAAAGTGCATCTGCGGGAAGAGATTACTTAGGCACAGTAGGGTCTTCTTCATATAATAATACTATGAGAGTTCCTCAAAGAGATAATGCTCAAGTACAATTTAGACCTAATCCTAACTTACGTAGAATGGAAGAAGGCGGAGAAGTAGAGGATGACGATAAGGAAATGGTTAATGGAGTAGCAAGTATCTTACGCAGAGTAAAAGATAAGAAGAACAGATTACAACTAGCTAATCAACTCGCTAAACAGTTTAACAGAGAAAAGGTAAAATATGATTTACCTTCATTCCTAGCTAAATCTAAAGTAAAAAAATGAAACAGATGATAAAACGTAAAGACGGATCTTACTCACAAAGAGGATTGTGGGATAACATCCGTGCTAAAAGAGGTTCTGGAAAGAAACCTACTCCAGAGATGCTTAAGCAAGAACGTAAGATTAAACGTAACATGGCTGAAGGCGGTAAAATGCCTACCAGTGTTGCTAAGGCTAGATTTGTAGCAGCTAACAAAGGAAATGTATCTGAGGCTAGACAAGACGCTTCTAAATACGGATACAAGTTTATGGTTGGTGGTAGACTTAAAGCAGCTTATATGGCTAAGGGTGGAACTATTGCTAAGACAACTAAAGGCCCAGGTGCTAACTATCGTCCTACCAAGCAAGGTGCTGGTATGACTAAGAAGGGAGTTATGGCTTATCGTAGAGCTAACCCAGGTTCTAAGTTAAGCACTGCTGTTACAGGTAAGGTAAAGCCAGGTAGCAAAGCAGCTGGTCGTAGAAAGTCCTACTGTGCTCGTTCATTAGGTCAATTGCGTAGATCCTCACAAGCTACACAGAATGATCCTAATAGCAGAATCAGACAAGCACGTAGGCGTTGGAAGTGTTAAACTAAAACTAAAACTAAATATATGGCAACTAAAGCATCTAAAACTAAATCAACCTCTACAGCTTCTAAGTTCAAAGTTAAACCTAAGATCAGAAGAAAGGGAGTTGTAGCAAAGACTAAAGCTTCAAAGTTAAAGTCTAGCAAAAATTATCTTAAAAAAAGCAGAGGACAAGGGAGTTAATTCTCCCTTGCTTTTTTTTATTAATCTTGTATATTTGTATAACTAGCTTATTCTCAAGCAGTTATTAACTTTCTATGTTAATAACATAAATAATTAAAACATGTTAAGATACTCACTGTATAAGAAATTTGTAAACGGGGGTGGAGTAGATCCTGAGGTTGAAAAAATCCAACCAAAAGGAATTACTGCTCCTATACCTACTATGGAAGAGTACCTGTCTAACAATCAGGAATTTAGCAATACAAGTTCTTATCAAGATGCCTTTCAAATTCCTAACTTATCTCTAACAGGATTTAAGACCTCAGACTCTCCTGAAGGTACGGTAACTGATAAGCAAAAATCATATAAGCCAGGTACATTTAAAGATGAAGGTAGCTTGCCTACTTTTACTTCTATACTATCTCCGCTTAATCCTTTTGACGTAAATCAAAAAACTCCTGAAGTAGAACAAGGTCCTTTGTCTGAAGAAGAAGCTACGATGAGAGGTATCCAAACTTCTCCTATTACTTCCACTCCAAAAGAGCAACCTAGTTTCTGGCAACAGAATAGTTCTGCATTAGCAACTTTAGGTTTATTGGGAGTTGACTCAGGGTTTGGATATAATGAAGATCTAAAGAATCAGCAAAAATTAAACGAGTCAATACAACAAAGAAAATCTAAGCCTGAGTACTCCTACAATTATATGTATGGTCCCACAACAGGTGGAGGTACAGAATTTCAACCTACAATAAAAGCAGAAATGGGTGCAAAAATAAACAAACGTTATGCTAGTGAAGGCATGAACGATGTAGAAATTGAAGGTGGAGAATTTATCCAACTTCCTAATCTAGATACTGAAATGGCTGAAGGGCCTTCTCACGAGAATGGAGGTATTCCTACAAACTTGCCTAATGAGACTCGTGTCTATTCTAACAATTTAAAGCCAGAAGGATCTAAGAAAACTTTTGCACAGATCGCTAAAAACTACGATATCACTTCATATAAGAAAACTTTAGATAATCCCTTTGCTAAACAAGTAGATAAGGATACTGCAAGTATAATGATGAAGAGAAACCAGAAAATTCTGGATGATTTGTTTGAAGATCAACAGATGATGAATGGTAACTCTAATGGAGAACTAGAAGCAAAGAGAGGAGCTAGTATTAACAACCCAGGATTTAAAGCTCTTCCAGGTTACGTACAAGCTAAGATTACTGCTAACATGGCAGAGGGAGCTAAATATAAAATTCCACAGGGAGTAACAGTTAAGCAAGCAGGTGATCCTTCGATTCAGGTAGGTGATTACGTTATGGGCGCTAATAATAAAGTCCAGAAAGTCACTGCTGCAAACAAGAAGACTACTTTAGGAGAATACAATAAAGGCTATGATGATTTGTCTTCTACGTTAAGTAGACCTGAATTTGACAAAGTTAAGGAGGCTATGTACACTAAGTACAAAGAAAAGAATCCTAGTACTACTGTATCCAAAGATCAGTTTATTAAAAACTTCATGGATGCTCAGAAGCAGATCTATACTATTAGGGAAGCTGCTAAAAATAATCCAAACCTTGATATTAAGACTGAAGACTTAGACAGAACTGCTGGTGGTATGAAGAATAAGGTTTATAATCAAATTGCAAAGCAATTAGGTTTTAATCCTTTGACTGAAGATCAAACAAAAATGTTTCAACAGTCTTACTTGGATCTTGCAGATCTCCAGAATAATCCTGAATTTAAAGAAACTCTGTCTGACTTTGATCTGACTCCTACAGGAATGACAGATGACGTATATCTAGGAAAACCAATTTCAAAAGCAGATGCAATCTTCGGTAACACTACTATAGGACAAGCAGTAAGAGCAAAAAGTAGAAGTGACGCTCAGGACTATACTTACGAAGATGTTCCCCTAGAGACAAAAGACATTGAGTTTAATCAACCAGGAACTGCACCAAGGGGAACTTATACTCCTGGAAAGTTTCCTTTGTATCAAGCTATTCCTGAAGCAATGGGACTTGCTCAATCACAACAAATTTATCCTTATGCTATTCCTGAAATAGATGCCCCTTATCTTCGTCCTCAAACTTTGAATATTCAAAGTGAGTTACAAAACATAGATAACATGGGTACAGCAGCTATCCGATCTGGTGCAGATCCTTTAGATGTTTATATTGCAGGAATTGATGCTAAACAAAAAGCTTTTCAAACTAAACAAAACTATGATGCAGAAGGTAGGTCTAGAGCAGATATAGCAAATGCACAGGCTTCCTTTAGTGCAGATCAGTTCAATGCTCAAGCATTTGATCGTGTATACAATAACCTAGTAGGTCAAGCAAGAGATGCTCAGTCTGCAGAAAAACAAGCATCTATTGCAAACATGATAACTAAGAAAGGTTTGTTTGATCAGAGTGAATCTAGAAAAGCTGCATTTATTAATAACCTTGTTCCTTCATTTAACACTACCTCAAAGGGTCAGATGGATGTGGCAGAAGAACAGTTGCCATTTTATTTTAATGCTTTCAACAACTATGTAGATGCTGAAGACACTAAAAAGAAAACAGCTAAAAAAGGAATGTATAAAAAACCTAAATATTAAACCATGCCAATTTCAGCACAACATACCAAATTCGTTTATCCAGACTACATTGATCCTTTACCAGCAGATGACTTAATCAAGTTAGCTGTTAAGAAGCAGGAGATGTTTGACGAGGGTAGATCTAAAGTACAACAAAGCATTGACGCTTATGGTAAGATTAGAAACTCTTTGGTTAGAGACGTAGACAAAGAGTACTTTGACAAAAACATGAATAACATGGTCAAAGCAATTAACCAAAATGCAGGACTAGACTTTTCTATTAAAGGAAATGTAGATGCAGTACTTAATATAGGAAGACCCCTAGAGAATGATGCCACTCTTCTTACAGCAGTAGACTCTGCAAAAACTTATAATAGTATGATGGAAGAGTATAGAAAATTGGACACTAAGTACAAGAGTCCAGTTAACGACTACTTCTTTTTTCAGGATATAGCTAAGTGGAAAAACAACGGAGATGTTAATAGTAAACTTAACTACCAAGCCTACAAACCTTATCAAGAGGGCACAGGTAAAAAGTATGGAGAAGTTCTTACTAAGATTAAACCTAATATTGAAACTCGTTTTGAGTTTACACCAGATGGAAGACGTATACAAAAAACTGTGATAAGTAGTGTGGATCAAGGTCGTATTAGAGACGCTTACATGTCCTCGTTAACACCTGCAGAACTTGAACAGTTGCAGATGGATGCTACCTACAAGTATATGAATTCTAACCAAGATGCAGCTAAGCAACAGTATCTAGGTCACATAAATGAAACACTACAACTTAGTCAAGCACAGATCGAAGACTTAGAAGGAAAGAAAGCAATTGCTAAACAAAAAAATATTCCTTCTGATGATCCAAGAATGTTAGATATTGATAGAAGTCTTTCTAAGGCTTACATGCAAAGAGACGTTCTAAGTCAAAGAGCATCAAGAGGTTTAGGTGAAGTCCCAGACAATGAAGTTATCAACTTTATGCAGGACCAAACTATCTTTGATGCAAGTAATGCTTACGCTTACCAGCAAGTAGAGAAAGATCTAGATGTAGATCAGTATGCTCTTAAAGCCTATGAGTCTAACTTGAGGGTCCAAGAAGAGGTAACTCTTGATAGACTAGGACTAAGTACTAAAGCAAAAGAAGGTAAGGTTCCTTTGCCTCCTGGAAGCTTTGAGGTAGATGGTTCTTTTATGGGTGATACTGAAAGCGTAACAGGAGAAGGAAAGACTATGACCCTTAAGAATGATCTTTTGGCTGGAGTAGGAACTAATGATACTCAGAAGCAAGCACAGCTTATGGTAGCCCTTAAGAAGTTATTGTCTAGAGGAGTAGATCAGTCAGGTAAAGACATTCCTATTACTGTCAAAGACGCATTGCTTAGGTCAGTACTAAGTGGTACCTGGAATGAACAAGATGCTAAAGTAATTAAAGCTACTTTTGGAGACAACGCTAAGTACGAAAAGACCCTTAAAAACTTGAAGAGTATTGCTACTAGTCTATATGATATACAAGACAGAAATGGTAATATTGTAGACATAAGTCAGTTGAATGCAAGAGACGCTAACATGGGATCAGGTTATACCTTAGTACCTAAAGAAGCTTCAAAAGCAGAAGAATACTTTGTTACTGATGCTGGTGGGTTTGGATTTAAATACGAGTTAGGCGAGTTAGAAAATCTAGACGCAATGACTTTATTTAACCTACAAGATATCAGAAGAATTAAACCGCCCAAATAAAAACAAAAATGCCTAATAAATACCAAGCAAACTTAGGTCCCCTTTCAAAGTCCCTAGCAGGTGCTGCACCTGGGGATATGAGAGAAAGATTTAATACTCTTATTCCTTTAGATGTTCAGAACTCCTTTCAACAGAAAGCTGAGTTAGCTGTCTTAGAACAAGACAGACTAGATCAACAAAAAGGACTACAAGAACAAAGAAATCTAAAGCTAAATTCTCTTAAGAGTTTATATAGGCAAGCTATGCCTAATCCTCAGTTTGCTGATAGAGCTGCGTCTTCTGTTTTTGATAGAATAGAAAATGCTAGTTCTAAACAAGAACTAAACGATATCTACTCTGAGATTGAAAGCATAAGAGAAAAGGCTCAGGACAATTCTTTTTTGTTTGATGGTTTAGAGACTGTTGTAGGTTTAGCTCAAGGTCTGTCTTCTTTTGGGGAAAGTTTCTTTAGGGGTAAAGAATCTTTAATAGACCAAAAGAAAAAAACCCTTACCCAAGCTAATGCAGACTTAACGGATATTTCTGGATCAATTATTCCTCAAGATCTATTTAGTCAAGGTATTGCAGCTATTAAAGAAGCAGAGTTTACTAACTACGGTAAACAAACTATAAATCAATTCGGAAGTCCTAAAGGTCTATATGATGCTTTGAGTAAAGCAAGGATGGGCACTAAGGCTGCTTATAATAACTTCGATGACTTTGTTAAGCCAAGACTTGAGGATGCTTTTGCTACTAAAGGACATTACTTATACAGAGAAGGAGAAGAAGCACCTCAGTTTCAACAAGAAGCGAGAACAGCTTTTGCTAATCCTACTAAAGATCAAACAGCTGCAAACTTTAAACATGATCTAGAAAAAGAATCTCTATCCTCGGTTAAGTCTGCTATTATGGGAGACTTACAGAAAGAACTGTTGAAACCTAGAGATGCTGTAGATTACAATCCAGACAATATCAAGTATCTTAGAAACTCTTTATCTATTGTAGATCAAAGATTAAACTCTCTTGATCAAGTTTATAAAGTAGACAAGTACGCTTCTGATGCAGAAAAGACTTTATTTGGCGAAGGTAGTTCTGCAAGAAGAAGTGTTATAAAAGCTTTTGGGGATACTCTTCCAGGTAAACTTATACAGGATAAATTATTTAATGCTAGTGACTTCTCACAAGCTGTATTTAGTGAGGCATTTTACAAGCCTGATATAATTACTTACGATAAGGACAATAGACCTGTTATGTCTAATCAGTTTATGTATACTAAAGCCGATGGCTCTAGAGCATTTAACTGGGGATCTATTCCTGAGGCAGGTGGAGCTATGGTAGCTCAGATGATTCCAATTATTGCAGGAGGTGCTTTAGTTGAGGGAGTAGTTAGTGGAGTAGCTGCAGCAGAGTTAGGAGCTATCTCTAGTGGTGCTGCTGGCATCTCTCGTGCATATGATGCTTTAAATAAAGTATCTGCTTTAGGTAATGAACTTAAATTAGCAGACAGAGCTGCAACCTTTGCTTCGGTAGCAGCTAATACTATTCCTCATTTTGTAGAACAAGAAAAAAGATGGGGAGGAGACTATGTAAAGAGAGGTCTTGCAGGAGGTATAGTAGAGGCAACAGCTGAAGCAATTGGATTCCCTGATGTTGGGGCTCTTAAAATGCGTCCTGTAACTACTACGTTAGCTTCTTCTGCTATGAGAGCAGCTAAGTTAGAACTTAACTTTGGACAACGCTTAGGCTCTTACTTGAATAACACTTATCAGTTTGCTAAGCTAGGAGCTAAACAGAATGCCGTAGAAGCATTAGAAGAAGAAATTTCTTTGTTAGGTAATGCAATTGTACAGAATGGCATTATGCCAGAAGAGTATGCACTTAGGGACAAAGAACAAGTAACAGCTAAAAGTCTTACTGATACCTTGGTTGAGTCTTTTGCAGCAGGACTTATTTATAGCTTTGGTACTGTAGGTGCAGGAGGATATGCTTACACTAGACCTGAAAACTTACAAAGACAATCTAATTGGGAAGCAGCAAATAATCCAGAATTGTTTATTGCTAAACTACAAGACCTAAAAGATAAAGGTAAAATATCTGATCAAGACTTTGTACAAGGAATAGCTAAGGTTCGTACTCTAGAGGGAACTATGAAGTCATTAGTAGGTTTTGATAATATTAGAGATTTAAAAACTCTTAACCTAGACAAGGACGAGCAGTTTGCTTTGTTTACAAACGTACTAAGACGTAATGAACTTCTAGAAATAGATCTTGATTCAATGTCTGATACAGAGAAGGAAGCATTTGCTAACTACAAAGCTGGCAATATACTTGCAGAGGAGTCAAGAAAGAGACAGAGACTTATCAGAAAACAGTTAGCTGAATTTGATCGTAACCCTGAACCTACAAAGGAAGAACAGAAAGAACGAGAAAGACTTACCGAACTCTACGCTAAACTAAAGAGAGGAGATATCCAATATATAAATAAAGGAAGTATCTCAGAAGAAGATAAAAAGTATTTCTACGAAGCTGGTTTGTTGACAGATACTGATCTCCAAGTTTCACAGGAAGACATAGACAAAGAAATTGACTCTATTAACAAGTCAATCCTTAAGACACAAAAGAGAATTGATCGCTATGCTAATCTAACTAATTCCGAAAAGAACGAAATTATTAGAAAGGTATACGATGAGAAGATTGAAGCTGTACTTAAAGTAGACAGTGCTGCTGACCTAGTGGAGTCTAGAATTAATCTTCAAAAAGATTTAGACTATCTTAGATTAAAAGGAGAGGAAGAAGTTCCTGGCCAAGTAGAACATAAAGAAAGACTACTTGATGCTTATGGAAAACAAATGAACGATCTTGTTAACGAGAGAGATGAGTTTGGTCAGAATAAAGTAGAACAAAAAGTAAGTAACTTTGATGCTAACACCCTAGAGCAAGCAGGCGATCTCTTTGGTATACAGGAAGCTTATGAGTATGCTAAAGCAAACAAAGATCATATAAACTCAGACCTCTACACTACAGTAACTGAGAATCTTGCTGACAGTAACAAGAGAGCACAAGAAGCCATCGCTATAGCAGAACCTGAAGTACGTACTCAAGTACTTACAAACTTCTTAGACAAGGCAGTAGCTTTTAAGACTAATTACGCATATAACGTTGATCTAGTAAACAAAATATTTCCATTAGTAGAATATACCCAAGAGGAGTTAGATCAGGCAAGAGAAGCGCTTATACAGAGAAGGGCTCAAAAGAAATCTCAACAGATACTAGATACACAAGTAGTAGAAGGAGGAGAGACAGAGAAAGAAGAACAAGCGGAATTTAGTAATATTGCTAATCAAGTTGCAAGTACTCCTGAAGTAGTGAGTGAGTCAGGAGAGTCTAATAGAGACGAGATGTATCTTGCTGGTTATAATCGTATGATTGACAGAGCAAAGGCTAGTCCTCTAGGATTTGCTAAGGCATTTGAGTTAGCAGTTAAGAACAGGTTGTCTTCAGTGTTTACTCAAAATACTAAAGACTACAATACTTTAATTAATGCATTAGATGATCTCTTAGATAAAAAGATTACTCCAGAAGAATTTAGAAATATTTACTTAAATGTTTGGAGAGAGAACAAAGGAAACGAGAATAAACAAAATGCAGTTATATTCCTTAAGTTTATTGCAGATAGGTATTTCCTTAACGACATGCCTGCAGATAGAGTAAGTAGTAGAACTACTCCCACTGCACCTATCACTCCAACTCCTGCTCCAGTTACTCCTAGTCCTGCTAAAACAACAACTAGTAAAAATGCCCCTACTCCTAAGCAAGGAACCAAGGTAGATAAACTAAACAACGAAGTAACTCAACAAGTACAAGCAAGACTTACCCAACTAGAATCCTTGGCTTCTCCATTAAGAACAGTTGCAGTAGAATACAATGCAGCTAATCAGAAGTCAACAGATCCTGCTACACTACGTAATGTAGCTTTAATAGAATACATAGCTACTACTCCAGGTGTAAGAATGAGAGTAATGAATAGAAAGTTGTTTCTCCTTAATCATATTGTAGAAAACAACGAAACTATTAACACAGAAGCAGAAGCTTTAGTTGAGTTTAACAAGATTGCTGATCATATCTCAGAAAACAATATGTCTTTAGATACTTGGAATAGTTTATCTGATGAAGATCTAGACTTGTTATTAGCTCCATTAGATCTCATTCTAGGTAAAAATTTCTTTGACAAAGGCAACTTAAGATTCTTCTTTACTTCTGTAGATGCAAAGTTTAAAGGAGGTAAAGTATATCCAGTAGGTACAGGTTTGTTTGTCGATCCTCAAGTTATTATCACAGCAGTAGACGAAGATGGAAATACTATATTGAAAGATGGATTGCCACTCGAATTAAACTTTCCTAGGATAGAAGCACAGGGTTTTAGAATTAGCGAAAGAGTAGAAAATGATTACGAAGAGTTAGGAGGAGATAAAGAAAACCTAAGAAGTAAAAACCAAGCTAACTACGAAAGGATGTTGGCTATGACTAAGCTAATTAAAGCTGCAAACTCTTTTGCTGATACTTTACCTAGTCTAGACTTCGATCACAGTGTATCTTCTGGTGTAATGCTTGAAGCTCCTATAACTAGCTACAAGGTTGGTAATGAGGTAGAGGTAGATAATGTACAGAAAGCAGGTATCGCAGAATTTAAAATTGCAGAGGATCCTAGGGAACCTATATTTGGTAAAAACTATTCTTTCCGTAAAGGTCGTGTTTATTTTAATAACAACGGTAATCCTACCTTGTTAACAAACAACAAGATAGATCCACAAGAAGCAGATGCTCTTGCTGACTTGTATTTCTCGGAGGAGAATCCATACTTCAGTAGTCCTAAAGAGGCAGAAGAATATTTGTTTAACTTGATTAACCAAGTAAATAAGAAAGATCGTTTACACTTCTTTGTGAATGAGGAGTATCCTGGTCCAGGTCAGTTCCCTGTAATCATTGTAAAATCTACAGGTACTGCTACAGGCTTTAAAAATGAAGTGCTAACAAAAGAAGAATTTGCTAAGGAATTAAAGAATCATTACTACAAAGCAAGTTTAGCTCTAATGAGAAGTGGAGAACCTATTATGAGATTTAAACCCTCTGGCATGGTTACTCAGTCTTATTCACAGTATATAAAAGACACTCATAACTTCCCAATTCAAGACGGTCAAGTAGCTATGCCAGTAAACAAGGTAATCTACTTAGCTCCAGAATCTTTAGAAAAGCAGTTTCCTGAAATTACAGGAACAGCTCCTAAAGCTCCTGAGGTACCAAAAACTCCTACGCCTTCACCTACTGCGCCTAAACCTAGTATGGTAGTAGCAGGAGTACAGAATAAAGTTAAGAACCTTTCTATACTTCCCTTTGATAGAGCATTATCTGCGGCACAGAAAAGTCCAGGTGCTGACTACTTAGTTGATCCTATGCAAAAAGTAGGAGAAGAGTTCTATAACATAGCACTAAACACTGTTCTAGCTGATCCTACTAAACTTACTGATATCTACTATTTTAAGTTGGTAAGAGAACCAGGAGTACCAGCTGTTAGTATTGAGAGAAGGAAATATGATCCTGAAGATGCTGATGCTGTTTACGCTTCACACTTTTTAGGCAGAGTCAACGTAGAAGGTAGAGAAAAACCTGTTACAGTTATTCTTGTTGATCCTAATGTTCCTTTTGGAAAGACTTATGGTACCCCAAGAATAATGGCTACTATAGATCTTGCCAATCCTCAGGAAGCTGTTATTCAAACCTATCAGCAGTTTACTAATCCTGCACCTGTACCTACTCCAGCACCTGTTACTCCTGCTCCTACTAAACGTTCTATGAGTGCTTTAAATGCTATGCGTGTAGGTGAAGTTGAGAAAGTAGAACAAGCAAGCGATTCTCCCTTCAGTGATGCTTTGTTAGACGAAGATGAGTTGAGAGCACAAGCAAAAGAATCTAAAGAGGCTTGTAAAGGAGACTTAGACGATTTAGCTTAACATAATTGAAGCATACTTTCAATAACGTATTATATTTGTAATACACCCAGTAAACATTAATCTATAGTATTAACTAACATAAGAAATGATTTGTCCAAATTTAAGTGATAATAAAGTACGTGCGGAGTTCACAAACCTTACTAATCTTGTAGGAGAAGACTTCGCTTACTTTGTATGGAATAGGAATGGTGGCTATCCTCTAGACAAGAAGGTAGTTACAGTAAAGGGGAAAGAAACAGTAATTGATAATCCTTTATACAATCATTTCTTAGGCTCTTACAATAACGTAAAGCAAGCAACTCTTGCTACTAGTATTTATTACAGTAAGAAGTTACAGAAGAGTAATCCTGGATTTGATAATCTTCCTATACAAGAACAGGCAAACATTATCCATGACTTTGTACAAGAGAATGAAACTTTAGAAAAAGCTTCTGAAAGAGTAATGAGATTCATTGCTCAAGGATTTAAAGCAGAACGTGTATTAGATGAATCTATTAGAAGAGTAGCCTTTGACGAAGCACGTAAGATAGCTAACGGAAGACAATTACTTGACTCTTATGTTTGGTTTAAGACTTCGCCTCTTTCTTTGTTTGTAGATTTTGCAAACATGCAGAACAAGGAGGAAAGTTCTTTTGCTACTTGGACTAAGTCAGCAATTACTTTATACAAAGGATCTGATTACTCAGACCTTTATCACGAAGGTTGGCACGAATTTACACAGCGATTCATGACTAAGGAACAAAGAATTGCTTTGTACCAGTCAGTTAAATCAAGACCATCTACTGCTCTTATTAATGGTGTTCAAGTTCCTTACTATGCTTTGACTAGTCGTCAAATAGAAGAAGTACTTGCAGAAGAGTTTAGGTCTTTTTCTTTGAATAAGTCTAATCCTGAAGTAGTTGTTCCTAGAATAGAAGCTCCTGTAAGAAACTTGTTTCAAAAGATCTGGGATTTCTTAACAAGTATATTTAATGCTTCACCTCAAGAGATTGCTTCTAGACCTGCAGAAGAAGTACAAGACGGTATAACTGCTTTGTTTGAAAAACTCTACGCAGGTAAAATATATGAGTACACGCCTAGTGTCACTAACATTAGTGAGAAAGTATTAAATAGAAACAAATCTTTTCAGATTAACTATGTAGCTAAAGACGGAAGAACAATTCCATTTGAGTATAATGCTTTAGAAGCTGCAGAGATCTTTAGTGCTATTGACTTCTTCCTAAGTAAGGCAATGGATGACTTTAAGACAAGTGATGGTACTAAGATTAAGTTAGAAATGTCTTTCTTGTTGAACAAAGATCTTAAGCAAGTATACTTGCCTCAACTATATGAAAGTGCTAGAAACTCTATGTTGCAGTATATCAGTGCATTAGAGGAAGAAGCAACTACTGCTGACGAGGCTACTGCAGAAGTACTTAAGCTACGTGTTAAAAACTTAAAAGGATTAGTAGTAAGAACTGCAGCAAACGATGGTTGGGCTACTGTAGTAGAGAATCATCAGAGAGCATCTAAGGGTGGAGTATTTTACTTAGAAGAGAATAAGAAGTCTTACGATGTAGACAACCGAATAGATGATCAAGATGAATCAGAGTTAAGGAGGGACAGTAGAAGTTTTGCTAACGCAGAAGACGTAGACCCTATGTCTCTAGCTTCTCCTGAGATTCTCCAGTTAATTAAGATTCTTCCTGGAACATACTATAACTCTTTAGGAGAAATGGTTACTGCTACAGGTCCTTCATTTGGATTACCTCAGTCAGGTGATTTCTTAAGAAATAAAAACTTAGTCTTAAGTAAAGTAAGTGGGTCAATTTCTTACGAAGAGGCTATACAAAGATTAGAGAATACATTAGATATTGCTCCTCAGTTAAGACAATTAATTGATAGACTTCCCCCTACTGATACTTCTTTAAGTCTTTCTCAGCTCGCACTTAAATCTCAGTTTATGCAGTTTGCTGCAATGCCTACGGTATATCCTTACGAGATCAAATCTTTGGTGCAAAATGAATTGTCTGCTGTAACTAAGAAGAAAGAAAAACGTCTGGAAACAAAAGCATTCTTAAACAATACTCTTTCTCAAGACAAACTAATAGAGTTCTTTGATCAAGACTTTGTAAGTAATAGACTACGTAAGTATAGATTAATAGATCCTAAAGAAATAGATCTAGCAGTTTATGATAGGGCTAGTGTACTATCCGACTATAGAGCTTACACAGAGAATGGATTCACTTCTGATCAAGTTGCTTTTGAATTCTTAAATGATGCCTTTGGTATCAACTTAATTGCAGACAAGAATCCTAACTTATTGTTTAATAAGCGTGGAGAATTACAGTTAGGAGTTAATCCTATCTTTACTACTACAAACCTAAGAAACCTTGTCAAGATAGCTAACAATGCTTTGTTTAAGCTGAAGCTTCTTAGCCTTATAGATTCTTCTGGGGAAAATCTTAACACCCCTACCATCTCTTATAATCCACTACTTGCTCTTTCTTCTGATATATCTAAACAGTTGAAAGAACAGATTAAAGAACTTAAGTCGGGAGAGAAGAACAAAGTAATTAAAGAGTACTTTGAAAAACATTTTAAGGCAGCTACTCTCGACAATGAAAGAACTTCTGCTTTTTCTACTATAGAAAAACTTTATAATATCTCTAACTCTGCTTCTTACTTAAACCCAGAAGGAAACTTAGAGTACGCAGTAAGAGAGTGGAATCACTTGTTAGACTCAGCATCTAAGATTAATAATGTAAAAAACATCTACGAACTAGAAGGACACTTAAACCCAGAGTCTAATAACTTCCTTGAGTATAGTTTAGTTATGAATGCTATGTTCCGTAAAGACGATGGAACTAGAAGGACTACTAACTCAGGTGAAGGAGTATACTTAGAGGTTTTAAACATGTCAGGTTTTACTATTGGTAAAACTAGAGGAGATAAAACAACTAACTTATCTGGTGACGGAAAACTCTTACAAGACTTCCTTTCCTTTATTCAAGACGCTACCATAGAAAACATGAGGGTAGGAGCAAAGTCTAGTTCTTTTGCTACACGTTTGTCTGGAAACAGAGGAGAAAGGGAATATTTTAAATATGATCAGTATCAGTTCAAGAATCAAGCTGTAGTATCTTCTGACTTTATCAGACAGATGCAGAACTACTTGAACTTTGAGGCTATGCGTATGTTTGACGACAGAGCTAAATCTACGAGAAAAGAAAAAGCTGGATCTGAGTTTATCATACTAGACACTATACTTCCACAAGACATTAAAGATAAAGTAAAGGAAGCAGTTAATGAGGCTCCTAACAAAGAGGCTCTTAAGTTGACTCTTAGGGGTATGTTTGGTTTGAGTGCTAATAGTCTCTATGGTCCATTTAAAGATGCTGTTACAGCATACTTTAAGAGTTCTGCTGATGTATTGAAAGTTTCTTTTAATGAAATCTTAAGTAAGGGAGAGTCTAAGAATCTTGCAAAAGAATTTTATCGTATCCACAAAAAGCAAGATGGGACTGCCTATACACCAGAAGAGATAGATTCTGTTCTTCTTTACTTTACTACTAATTATTTTGCTCACCAAGTAGAAGTAATGCACTTGTTAATCGGTGATCCTTCTAATTATAAGATTAAAAATAATGAATGGAGAGAAGCATTCAAACGTCTTGGTCCTGCAATTTCTCCAGGTAAACAACCTAGATTAGACCTACAAGACACTAACTCTTGGAATACAGATCCATCTCTTAGTAGAGGACTTGAAGAAGTACAAAGAGGAAAAGGAAAAGGTAGACCCTATGATACTAATTTAAACTACGTACAGTATGAGGATATCAAAACCTTTGAGTATTTAGATGAAGTTGCTAAGTCTTCTATCAAAGAAAGTATTAGACAAAACTATTTAGATGCTTTGATAGCAGCTAAGGGTCCTTTGAGTCCAGAGGAACTTGCAAGAGAGTCTGCTCAAATAGATTCAAATACTGATGCAGTACTAGTACAAGACGAAGAAGCGAATGCTCAGGCTTACGCAGGCTTAGACTTTATAAGATACTACTTAAATTCTATTGGAGAATGGCTTCCAGAACTAGAAGAAGCTTATAAACATGAGGTAAAGGTATTACAGGCAATTAAAAACTATAGACAATCTAACTCTACTGAAGATCTTGCTAAAGTAAAAGAGTTGGTTAGACAGAGTAATCTTGGAATACTGACTTCACTTAAACTAGGATACTATGGATCACCTACAGACTACAACAAGTACAATGTACTAGGTAAGTATTCTGTGTTCCCATTAAGTCCTTCTATGGTATTTGATACAGACTTAGAGAATCTTATGTTTGACTACCTAGACAAAGGAGTAGACATGTCTACTTTCTCTAGTGGTAATAAGATGTCTCTTCCTGTAAACGAAATGGCTTTTTATAATTCTGTTGAGTTGAATGGTAAAAAGATTCCAGTACCTAATGCAAATGGAGCTTTAGAAGTAACTAAGGTAGATCCTAATCTTATTGTAAGACTTCCAATAGACGGTCTCCGTAGACAACAGTATATTGCTCCTAAATTTAAGGGAGAAGCAACTTTGTCTACTCAGATGGTTAAGTTAATTTTCTCTAACTTTTTTGTATCAGGTAAGATTAACCCTAAGTATGCACACATTCAAGATAAGATAGAAGCTTTACAAGAGGCGTTTATTAATAACATTAAAACTATTGTAGAGGTAGAGAAAGCAAAAATCTATTCTAAGATTGGAGCAACTGTTAACGCAGAAGGAAAATTAACTAGCATTAACACAAAAGACTTTACTAACTGGTTACATAGAGAGTTTGATAAGAAGGAAGTACCTAGTTCTGTCTATGACTTTATTAGACCTTCTAATAACAATCAGTTTGTATTTTCATTGGATGCAGGAGTACAAAGATCTCTCATAGACCAAATCATCTCTAGTGCTTTGTCTAAGCGTGTATTGAAACCTAAGATGTTTGGTGAGGCTTATATTCAATTGGCTTCTTCAGGATTTAACAAACTAGGTACTCGTAAACAAAAGCCTACTGTTGATGAGATCAAGACTATATCAAAAGAATTCAATGTAAGCGGTTTAAGAGACTATCGCATTGAGGATGGTGTAACTCAACCTGCTGATGTTTTGATTCCATTTAACGCAAAGAAACATGCTCCCTTGCTTAATTTAGTTTGGAACGGAGAAGTTATCGGAACACTAGATAGACTTAATGACGCACTAGATGATCCTCAGTGGGTTAAGACACACTCAGCTAAGATAACTCTTGTAGGTGTACGTATTCCTGTACAAGGATTAAACTCTATGGAGTACTTTAGAGTACGTAGATTCTTAGCAACTGTAGGTGGTCCTGTAATGGTTGTACCTCCTTCAATCGTAACTAAGTCTGGATCTGACTTTGACATAGATAAATTGTTTATGTACGAGCCTGAACTTGATGAGAATGGAGAGTTAATAGTTAACGCTGAACTAGCAAGTGCAGAATACAGAGCTAAGATTATTGAAAACATCCTAGACAAAAACACTTACTTAAAAGGTAAGGCACTTTTTCTAGATAACTTGTTTGATTCAGAAAGCTTTAGGGAAGCAGGCTTAGTATCTAAAGAGATTGATTCTATTAAGAAAATGATCTCTGATCTAAAGGGTATTAAGACTTCTGGAGAAGAAGACGACATAGCTTACTTTAAAGAGAACATAGGTCCTTTGAACATGAAGTTAGGTATTGCTATTGAAAGATTTAAAACTTTACGTAACCAAGATCCTAATGTTGTTCAGTTTCTAGAAAACTTAGCACAGTACAAAGAAGTTCTTTCTGAGATGGAAAACATTTCAGAGAAACTGATAAAGGGTTCAGCTTCTAACAATATGATCTCGGTAATATCTGGTGTATTGTCTGAAGCTTCTATTTACTCAGAGTTTACAAAACCCAACGTTAATAAGATTCTTCCTGAGATTGCTAGAGAGTATCAAGCACTGAAGGGCAGAGATAGTAAGATTGACTCTAGTGCAATGTTCTTGATTGAGACTTCAATAAGAATCTTTACAGAAAACAACTTGGGTAAGAAGTCTTTAGGTGTAGATGCAAAGACAAACGCTTTACATAAATTGTTCCAACAAGTAGGTTTAAGATTTGCTTCTAATCCACAGAATATAGACATTAATTCTTTCTACCTACTTAAGTCAAACAAGAATCCTGACACAGGTGAGATTGAGTTGGGGGGTCTTTACGATGCTGATGGAGTTAACTTAATCTCTGATGTAATCAACGAGTTTATTAATGGTCACGTAGATATCGAGAAGGAAGACTGGATTAACTTCTTTAACGCTGATAGAGAACGTACTCCTTTAATTCTTCAAATGGTACTTAACGGTACTCCTGTAAAGGACGCTATCTTACTAGTAAACCAACCTATCATTCAACACTATATTAGATCTAGTAAGATTACTAAAGTAGGAAAAGCATTGGGTCAAAAGTCAGCAAGCTTATTTAAAGACTATATTACCCCTGCAATGAATTACTTAGACATTACTCCAGTAACTGTAGATGGTATAGTAGACGAGGCTGCTACTGTAGAAAAAGTACTTAGCATGCCTTCTATCAATAAGGCATTGTCTGCAGAAAACTTTAACAAAGAAAACTTTGCTCCTAATCCTTACGTAAGACGATTTGCTTATGATAAAATTAAAGCAAATAGAAATACTCCTGAAGGTCAATCTGCACTAGAAGCTCAGTTAGCATTTGCTGCTCAGTATTATGTTGTTAAAGAACAGAATAAAGTCTTGTTAGAGTTAACTAGTAATATTGACTTTAACACTTCTTCATACCGTATCAACACAGAGTTTTATGCAACTACTCAAAACATTAAAGTAGCTGCTCCTAACTTTGCAGCTGAAGGGTTTAACAGAATACTAGAATCAAGTGTAGTAGCTCCTTTTAATATTCTTGAGGACACTGAAAAGCTTATTGACCAGGTTTGGGACTTCTTCTCTATAGAGGAGATTAAAGAACACCTATACAACGTTAAACAATCTTACGGTAAATACTGGGGTAGAGATGAATCTGTTACCAATTACAATCAGTTGGTTAACTCTTTTATGTTGTCTTTTATTCAGAACATTCCAAGCCTTAAGTCTTTTCAAGATAACTATGGTATTAGTTCTGGCTTATTTGATTTAAAATCTGCTAATAACTTAAGAACTAGATTCGATAAACTGTTTTCAAGTACAGAAGACAAGACTCTTAAGAGATTTGCCGAGAACAACTTAATCTTAAACAACTTTAGTCCTATAAGTATACCTGATAGTAATTATTTCTATCCTGGTATGATTACAAATGAAAAGGACGTAGATACAGTTAATGCTGCTCAAAAAGCTTTCTCTGATGGTTTGAATCATCCTAACCCAGAAGTATCTAAGTTCTTTAGGGACTTAGCTAATGGTGTACTTGTATCTCAAGGTTTTAATATTAAGTATCGCTCAATCCAAAACTTTATTCCTTTAGAGGCAAAGAGCGACTTAATGATAGAGTTGTCTATTGCTCTTAAGAAAATTAAGATAGGCTTAAGTAAGCCAGTAGAAGAGATGACAGAAAAAGACAGTGAGGACGCTATGGCATTTATGAGTTTGCTTGAAAGTACTACCTCTATGCATGCTAATCTTTATTGGCCTTCTAAGGATAACGATTTCATTCCTACTGCTTATATGAAAGCCTTTCCTAACTTTAAAGAAGAGGAAGCAAAGGCTGTTACTACTGAGAAGAAAAACTCAAGAGTAACAAACCAAGATGACTTGGACGAAGCAAAACTTTATGCTCAGCAGTTTGACAATGATATTCCTTCTATGGATGAACTAGACGAAGAACAATTAATAACTAGGAGACTAATAGCTAAAGGCAAAACTGTTCCTGCTAAAACTCCTGCAACTTCTGTATCTACTAATGTTAATCCTGCAAGTAATAAGATAAACATCTATGCAGGAGGTAAAGGAGAGAATGCTGAGTTAAGTAATTTTGCAGTAAGGCCTTTTTCTGAAACTTGGGATCTTTCACCACTAGGTATGGACTCGGAAACGTTAACTTTTAATACGGTAGAGGGAGCATTCCAGGCTACTAAGATTTTGTATAGTACCGATCTAAAAAATTATGATTTGTTACCACAGTTTCAAAAATTATCTGGAGCACAAGCAAAAGCATTAGGTCAAAAAATTAAAGGATTGGATACAGAAGCATGGGATTCAAACTCTTCTGTAGTAATGAAAGATTTAATTAAAAAGTCTTTTGAACAAAATCCAGATGCTCTTGCTAAACTTATTGCCACAGGTAATGCCACCCTTACTCACACACAAGCTAAACGTAAGTGGGCTAAAGAATTTCCTAGAATCCTGATGGAAGTAAGGGCTGAGTTAAGAGACAATAACCTAGAAGGATTTGATTTTGAAGTAACTAAGTGTATCGTAGATTGATAATACACTTATATTTGTATTAGTTAAAATAAAAAAAGTAAACAAAGATGCCAAACGGTTGTGTAATAAAATATCCTAATCCCGTAACTGGGATGAATCAAACTTCAGTACTTGCCTACACTCTTTCTCAAATGGGGTACAGCACTGAAGAATCGATAAACTTAGTCAAAAGAGGCAGTACCTATTCTAAGAAGAATGGGTACAATGCCTGGCCTAAGCCTATTAACAGACCTGAAGCACGCTTTGGTAACTTTATAGAAATAGACTCAGACAATCTTGTAGCTAATTTAGGACTAGACTCTGTACTTAAACCTTCACAGGTTAGTTATATGAGAGCTGCTCAAGATTTGTTTGAAGATGTACAGGTAAGGGTGGATGCTCCTATTAACTTAAAACTGTTAATGGAATTAGGAAACTATGTTAAGAAAGGAGGAGAAGCTTCTCTTAAGATAGAAGTAGTTAATCCTGAAGCACCATTAATACAAAGGATGTATAAAGTATATCCTGTTCCTGCTACTCCACTTAACCGTGAGTATTTATTTAGTTTCATTGAGACAGAAATATTTAGCAAGAACGTATCTATTGGAAAAGAAACAAGACTTGATTTCTTAAAGCCTTATATAGATTTCTCAGAGCCTGATATCTATGATACAATGGCTAAAATGCTAAACGATTCTCAGACACCTGCATACGAAAAGTATTTGATTAAGAAACTACTTCCTATGATGGACTTAGTTCCGAGTATTACTTTTGACTTCTTTACAGGCTCAGACATTCTTCAGGTAGAAAAAATTCCTGCAGGACAATACAATAGAGAGTTTAATAATATAAAATTAAACGTATTTGGACTTAAGAATGGGGATATGTCTAGTGCTAGGAGACTTATTCTACACGAAGTACTTCACTCTGTACTTTCTTCTGCTATTGACAATCCTATTAGCGAGGTAGACAAGAAACTAGTCAATTCTTTAAAGCCAGTATTAGCTTATTACAGGCAGAAATATTCTAGCGAAAAGTTTACAAATGAGTATTACGGTTTACAAGATTTACATGAGTTCGTATCTGAGTTCTTTACTAATCCTGAGTTTAGAGACTTACTAGAGTCTAACGATAGTAACTGGTTCTTAAAGACAATTGATGCTATCTGGAAATTCTTTACAGGCAAACTTCTATTAAACAAGAACGTAAATACTGTAGAGAACATAGAACAAATTCTAGAAGATATCTTTAACGATATTATATACTCTCAAGAAATCAATACGTCTCTTACCTATACTAATACTTCGAAGTTTGAATCTCCTCTAAGCTTCAATCAAATGCTTGAGATAGATAAGTTTACTGAGAACAACTCTGAACTTTTATCTGAATTCTCGGCTAACCTAGATAGATTACTAGCAGAAGATAACTTGCTTAACTGGTCTAAGATTATAGATCAAGCAGAGTTCTTAGGAGTAAACGTAAATAGTGTACTAAGAACAAAAGATACTTTCGTAGAGATATCTCCTGCTGAAGCAAAAGAATCATTTAAATCTATGGTTACATTCTTCCACGAGACTGCTAAGTATCTAAGAAGTATACGTAACTCTCTTGATAAGTTAGCTGCAGATCCTAACATAACAGCTGACCAAGTATTCAGACAGGCTTATCATGCTAAGGAACTAGGAGAACAATACATAAACTTTGTAGAGAAGTACAGAGAAGTAATGGGTAACATAGGTATAGATACTATCCTAGGAATCCAACTTCTTAATATAAAAAGTACTGCAGACTCTTTAAAGGAAGCGTACTTGAATAATGCAACTGAGGCTTTGGCTATTAAATTAGCAGATGAGTTTGCTCCACAAACTAAAGATGCTCAGAAACGTATCCAAGAAAACATTGAAAGATTTAAAGTTAGTTTGGCGAGTGCACAAAGCCTAGGTAACGCTAAACTTATAAAGCTTACTGAAGATAGAATCAAGAACGAAGAGGCTCGCTTACAGAGTCTTGCTACAAAGTCTAATATCATTACTGCTCTTAAGGGACAGATTAAAGACATAGGTAACTTCTCTTTATTCTTAGAGTCAGCAGGTCTCTCAGGAAACGTAATTACTGGTACAGTAGGTGGTATGATTGCTAACCAATTTGATTCTGCTAATGTTAAAGCACAATCTATGGAGGTTAAACTTAAAAGATTAGCTGATGAGTTACAAAACCACTTGAAGAGTAAGGGTGTAGGAGTAAACACTTCTTTTGATTTTGAGAATGTTTTCGGAAGATTTCTTAAGAAAACTGAAGTAGTTGAAATGAAGAATGGTAAGATTGCTAAGAGAGACACTCTAGTCCTACTTAGTGAGATGGATGAGGTTCGCTACAACAACGACTTGATTAAACTAAAACAAGAATTAAGAGATCTCAAACAAACTAAAGTACAAGACTCTGCCGTAAAAGATCTTATTAAAGCTAAGGAAGCACAGATAAGAAACTTTAAACAACAGTACGAAGAACAGCCTTACCAAGAAGTCTATTACCAAATCCAGAATATGTTAAGCTCAGAAGCAAGAGAAGCTAGAGACTTAATACTTCAAGAGATGGATAAGATTCAAGTAGGTAGTTTGAATGAAGAGAACTCTGAAGAACAGTTAGATAAACTAGAAGATCTCAAAGAAGATTTAGATCGTTTGGAGTCTGATTACGATAAAAACAAAAACTTAAAAGACGAAGAAGGTTTAAGAATCGCAGCTAATATAAGAGAGTGGAAGAGGAGTAGGACTGCTGCTCAACTCTACACCTACAATATCACTAAAGAAAATCAGGAACTCTTTGATAGCCAACTTATTGCTAAGAAGAACGCTTACGATAAAGCTGTATCAGACTACGAACAGTCTTTGTCTGAGAAAGCAGATCCAGAAACTCTAGATTATAAAAAACAAACTGCAGAGTATTATAGAAAACAGTTTGAACTTTGGAAAGCTAACAACTGTGTTAGGAAGATTAGTCCAGAATTCTACAAAAATAGAAAGCAAATAACTGATTCTATTGCTGCTATTCAGGGTAGATACCCTCTCCCTGACGGTGTACGTAAGATGGATGTGGTATGGGGAGAATTGTTTGACGTACTTAAAGGCTATAAAAATAGTGATAACTTTTATGAAGGCTCTAAGATTTCTTCTCCTAACGAAGACGGAACCCCTTCTAACATCTCTGCCATTGTAAGAAGCCTAGAAGAAGAGATTGAAGATATTAAAACAGTCTACAAGAAAGAGAACAAGATGTCTAAGGAAGATCAAGACGCTCTTACAGGGTTGTTTGCAAGCTTCTCAGATATTCAAGAGAAGGTTTATACTCCAGACTATATAAAAGAATATACAAGTCGCTTAAACGCTGTTAAAACAAGTCTTATAGCAAAAGACTCTACAAGATACCAAGATCAATCAGACGACTCACTTCTTAAACTTGATGCCGAGAAAGAACTTAGAAAGACAGAATGGTACAAACAAAACCACAAGAAAGTAAGTGTATGGGACTCAGTAAACTCTATTTGGACAAATACTGATGAGCCTTTGTACTTCTGGACTGCTACTGAACCTACTGATAAGACTTTAATTAGCGACACTTCTCCTTCTTTTAGATGGAATACAATCGCAGTTAATCCTATCTATGTAAGACCAGAGATCAAGAATGTAAGATATAGTAAGCGTGTTCCTTTGCGTACAGATAAAACAGATTACAGAAACAAAGAGTACGACAAACTAGATACCAAAGAAAAAGAAATCTTAAAGAAAGTAACTGATATCTACTTAGAACTACAGAGTGGTACTCCTATGAATCTTAAAAAAGGATTAGAGTTACCTAGTGTAGTAATGGATGCTACTGAAAGATCTCTTAAAGGAACAAACTTGGGTACACTTAAGTCTAAGATATCTTCTACAGCACAATCTATCTGGGACAAAGCAACCTTTGAGGATGACGAAGAGGTACAAAGAGATACTGCTGGAACAGTTATGCAAAAGGTAAATAGAAAACTTTACTTAAAGTATAATAGACCTATCCCTGCAGATAAGATGAGCTTAAACATATTCAATAGCATTGCTATGTATGGAGCAGATCTTATTAGATTCAAAGAAGCTTATGCAGTAGTTCCTTACATCTATGGTATTCAAGACGTATTAAATAAGTCTATGCCTGGAAGTAAGATTGAAAAGATGATTAGCAACTTGTTTGAACGTAAGTTACAGGGTAAGAGTCGTAAGTTTATAGTTAATAATAAAGCAGGAAGACTTGTAGAGAAAGTAGTAGATACAGCTTTAGCAGCTAACTCACCTATTACTTTGGCTTTCCGACTTCCTTCAAGTGTAAAGAACTTTATGGCAGGTTCTGCTAACGTATTTATTCAAGCAGAAATGTATGGTTTGAGTCGTAAGGAAATCTTTAAAGCTATGGGTAAGAACTCTGTGCACATAGCAGACTTGTTTCAGTCAGAAGTAGAGGATGGTAGGGACTCTGAGTACATCTCAAAGATGCGTTACTTTAACGTAATGCCTGACGATCAACTTTCAGAAACAGGTAGAAAAGTATTTATATCTAAGCTAGGCAAATACCGTAAGTACAATCCTTTTAACTTCCTTGCGTTCTTTAGAACATTTGGAGAATTTGAAATGAGAAGTGCAGTAGCCGAGGCCCTTTCTGAAAAATTTCTTATACCTCTTACAGATAAACCTAACGGAGTACCATTGTTTGAGGCTTACGACTTTAAGGATGGAGTGCTTGTTCCTAAAGAAAGTATTATTGATAAAGAAGGTTTTGAGAAAATAGAACAATACTACAGAGGAAAACTTAACTTTATTAATGCAGCTATACAAGGTGCTTACGGATCTTTAGATAGAGGAGAGTATTCAAGATATACATTAGGTCGTATTATTGGTAACATGAAAGGGTGGGTTGCTTACCAAGGTATGAGAAGATTTAAAACGAGTAGAAGTATTAATCCTAGATCAGGAGAAGAATTCCAAGGATTCTACACTACTGCTATACAGGCAATTAAACTTCTTTATCAAACAAACTTCTCTCTTCCTGCAACTAAAAACCTAATGACTCCTCAAGAGAGAGCAGAGGTAGAAGGTGCAGCCATAGATATGTTAGTACTGGCTGTGATTATGGGAGTATCCGCTATTCTTAATAGTATAAGATACGATGATGAGGACGAAGAGGATATGTATATTGTATATTTCTTTCTTTACAACTTGTTGTTGATTGAAGATGAATTAAACAGTTTGAACCCTGTATTTAGTCCTTTGTCTATCTATCATTCTAGATTTGAGAATAATGTAGATGGACAGAATTTTGCTCAATACTACTTGAACAGAAACGTTCTTCTTCCTTTTGCAGGAGCTACAGATGCACTTAAGTTAACTATGGAAATGGTTAATCCATTTGATGATGTAAGTCCTTTTGATGAGTACGTACCTCGTAGTAAGAGTGGTAAAATTTCCAACCCAAAGAGATACCCACCAGATCCCACACTTAAAGGAGATACAGAAATTTCAGCAAGAATACAAAAACTATTTGGATTGAATGCTTCTATCAACTTCTTTTTAAATCCTGAATACCTATTTAGAAAGTATGAGAAATATAATCCTAAGTGGTACGTAAGTAGTCTGGATGCAGATTTAAAATCAGAAAAAAGATCTATCAATTCTATAGACAAACAAATTAAATCTATAGAAAGACAATATGACTACATAGATGATCCTGATACTAGACAGAGTCTTATGAATAAAGTAAGCGACTTAGAGAGGCAGAAAGAAGAATCAGGAGAAAGACAATCTAGTTTAACAGAAATATATTCAGAGACTGGGAGGAGGTAATCTTCCCAATCTCTTGACTTTATTTTAAATAAAAGTATTTTTGTGTAAACGGACTTAGGTCGGACTTAAAGTCGTAAAAGATAATATATATTATGGAAACTCATGACATTCTCAGAGAGCAATCAAAGAAACTTCGTCACATCGAAGGGCAACTTTGTTGCATCAATGCTAGCGTAACTGCCGAGGCAGGTATGAACGGTAGCAAAGTTATCTCAGGTACTTCTCCTGTTACAGGTAGCTTTCAGTACTTTGTAGTAAACGCATCTGCTGTAGTTACAGCAATCTTAGATCAAGATGGTAATAGTCTTATGACTACACTAGGTTTGTCTGGGATTACTTTAGCTCCAACAATGAAAGTTAGCGTAGCTAAAGGTACAACTATCTCTTCTATTACACTTTCTTCAGGTTCTTTAATCGCTTACAACGCTTAATGAAAACCCTTCTAATAGCTTTCACTACAATATGTGCCTTCTTAGGCACATATTTTTTAAAGTTGACTGCAGATAACTTCGAGCAGTTCTTGGCTATAGTGTCTGTTGTTAGCTTAGATGGTTTCTTTGGTGTGTGGGCTGGAACAAAGAAAGAAGGTTTTCAAACTCGTAAGGCACTAAAAGTTATTAAAACTTTGGTTGGTTGGGTAGTAATACTATCTGTTGTTCTCTTAGTAGAGAAAGGATTTGATGGTACATTTTGGCTAAGTGAGACTGTTTGTGCTCCTTTTATTATCTTCCAATTGATTAGTGCACTTAAGAATGCACACACAGTAGGAGTAATAGATAACAGTGTACTATCTCAAGTCTTAGAAAAGATAGACAGACATAAATTCAACCACGATATAGATGAAAAACCTCTCGATTAAACTTAACTTTATCTTCTTCTTTGTTATTGTATACTTGCTTTACAGGTACGAGTATGTACAAGAGCAAGACACTAACCAAGTAATATCTTTTATAGATTCTATAGATAAAGCCAACGATACTTACTTTGAAAAGATAGACTCTCTGGAGCATATCAAACACGAAGAGTATCACAACTATGAAAAAATCACCTTAAAGTATGACACAATTCAGATTGCTATTGACACTATGCCTGACATTGACGGCACAAAGTATCTACTCACAATCTCTAGACAGCTTACCGCTAAAGGAGTTGAATAATGAGTTCCTAAAAGGAATTCAAGCACGTGAAAGAGTAGTTAGTTTAAAGAAGATTGTCAAAGCAGACAGTCTTCAACTACATTATTACAAAGATTCTATAGTTCCCAACTACCAAAAGGCTTTAGATACAGCCAAGGTAGAGATAGTTCGCTTAGATACTAAAGTTAGATCTCAAGCAGAAACTATAAAAACATTGAAGAATGTTTTGAAAGGTGGATTAATTGCTATAGCTTTGTTAACCATAGGGTTAATACTTTAACCACCAAGCCTATGATGCCAATTTCTAAACAGATTGTTCAGTACTACATGGACAATCCAAATACGAATGAGACAGCTATTGAAGTTGCTCTTCGTTTTAATTATCATCCTGAAGAACGTAATCAGTTAAGGGGTAAGCGAGTTCGTGATTTAAAAAGATCAGCTATGGCTAAACTCCTAAAAGGCGATCCTCTTTACATGCCAAACCCACAATCTGAGATTAATTCTAATACAACTCTAGGAACATATGATGAGAATCTAGAAAAAGGTACCTTAGAAGTATCTAAACTAGTCTCTAAACAACCTAGATCTGCAGAAGAGATAATTAGAATCCACAAAATAGATACTACTAAGTGGAAATTAGTTCAGTATTGGAGTAAAGAAAAGAGTGCAGGCTGGCTAGTGTCAGCCTTATTTGCTCATATAAAGCCTGAGGATACTTTTAATGATGATATAGAAGGCATTCTAAGAGAAGTCTTCCTTGAATCTAACATCGCAGTGCACCCAATGCCTAAAAAAGCCCTTGTAAGTACTAGTAGAGGCTTATTTGTATACATGAGTGACAAACATGTAGGTGCACTTACACATCCTACTGCTCTTTTTGGTAACGAATACAATGAAAATGTCTTCGAAGAGAGAATGAATAAGACTTTAGAGGAGATAGAGAAGCAAGTTAGGATACACGGAAGATTACAAGACTTGTTTATCTGTGACTTGGGTGATTCTTTAGATGGTTGGAATGGCTACACTACTAGAGGTGGTCACCAGTTACCTCAGAACATGGATAGTAAGGAAGCTTTTATGACTTATCTTTACACTCATAAGAGATTCTTTGATACTTTGGTAGAAAGAAACTTAGCAAATAACATTCACGCAATAATGCAAACTAACGATAACCATGCAGGTTCGTTCGGTTACATTACTAATCAAGCATTAAACTTATACTTAAATACAGCTTATCCATTTATCAAAGTAACGATAATGGAGAAGTTCTTAGAACATTTTGACTATGGCAAACACACGTTTATCTTCACTCATGGAAAAGATTCTGAAGATCTTAAGCATGGTCTTCCCCTTTTCTTAACAGAGAAAGCAGAAAACTTCCTCAATAAGTATATAAATCACCACAATTTAGGAGAGAATAAAAATATCTCGATAGTAAAAGGAGACCTACATACAGAGAGTATGCAACAAGCATACAAGTTTAGATACCGTAATGTATTGTCTATGTATGGTTCTTCTAAGTGGATTATGAACAACTTTGGCCCTGGATACCCAGGAGTTTCCTTTGATTTAGTAGAAAAAGATACGGATTTGATTTATTCGTTTTATATTCGCTTTAAATAAAAAGAATCATGATTACCCTAGCAGATATAGACAAATTAATAAATCAATTCTATCTAGACTCGGAGAAGGATGGTCAAGCAATGAGGCCTAATGCAATCCTACTTACCGAAGAGCAGTTTGAAGACTTGCTTATAGAGATGGGAGTAGAAGACGAAGATGATGTCACAATAGAAAGCATATACGGCTTAGACGTCATTATAGCAAATGGTTTAGAGTATCCAAGACTAATAAGACTGTAAATAAAAAGGGGCCCTATTAAGAGCCCCTTTTTGGTTGGTTGGTAAAATAACTAAAAACTAAAACTAAATAAACTAAAACTATTAGATCGCTTGTGGTCCACCTGTTAAGCTAAAGAAAGCAAGAATCTCTTCCTTTACCTTCAACTCAACTACGATAGGCTCACTTGTGATTTCAAATTTAGTGATTTTTACTGGAACTTTTTGCTTAGTTACAGGATCAATCTTGTATTGATAGTCTACAGGGTTAAGTTTGTCTGCTGCTCCCTCAAGAACAATAGCCAATCCATTCTCTGTAGGATAGGTCATCAACACTTTGTTAAGGTCAAAAGAGAAACCCTTCTTAATAACGAGTTCCATCTCTTCACCACTCTCGATTTTTTCTTTTTCGGTATAGTAGAATAACATAGTCGTATATATTACCAGATGATAGCGATGTCGCTAGATCTTACCATGATTTTTTCATTGCCTTCTACTTCTACTAGTTCTGCAGATTGCAATGACATTAACTGTACGTAGACTTTGTCTCCAACGTTGATACCTTGAACTTCTTCTCCAACGGCAAATACTTCTAGGTTCTTCAACTTCTTCAACTCTTCAAACTCCATTGCCTCTTCCATTTCTGGACTCAACTTAATAAGTCTTTCTTCTTTTACAGGACGATTGAGTAATACCCTGTGTCCTTTTACTTTGATGCTCATATCTTTTTTAATTTAGTTCTGCTTTAATTACATCTAGACCTGCAGCAATCAAAAGCTCTAAGCCTGATCTGTCTCTATAGTCTTCGATGTATACAAATGTAGTGATTCCACTTTGAATTACCAACTTAGCACAATGCACACAGCATGCATGAGTACAGTACATAGTGGCTCCCTCTGTACTGATAGGACTCTTGCATGCTTTAGTGATTGCATTAGACTCTGCGTGTAATACGTATTCAAAGGTTACATTGTTGGCTTCACAAACATTAGGGAATCCAGAAGGTGTACCATTATAACCAAAGGAGATGATGTTACCATTCTTAACAATTAAGGCTCCTACTTGGAGTCTTTCACAATAGGACTCTTGAGAAATTCTTTTAGTTAAATCTAAGTAAAGCAATGCTTTATCTCCTACTGTTGTGTTGTAAATGATTGGTATCTTATGCATACTATGGTTTTAAACTTTCTTCAAATCTATAAATTTCTTTTGTAATATCCACTACTACTCCATTAAAGTTTATGTCTTTATGTAGTAGAAGCTTATAATCCTCAGATAATTCATCGAATCTATTCTGTTTAAACATCTCTAGATCTTTGTGATAGATCTTGTTAGGCTTGAATACATACATTATTCTCTCGTCTACTTCATAGTAGTCAAAGAAAGAATCAAAGCTAGTAATCTTTTCTTCGAAGGCTTTGAAAGCACTGCTCTCTACAGGTTCAAACAAAAAGAACAAGCAGTTAGAATGCTTAGACTTAAAACCGTAGTCGTCTAGATAAACATTAATCAAACCAAAGTTGTATAGCAGTCTAGCAGCTTGAGCCCCTGAAGTAAATATCAGGGGACTCATAAACTTAGTAGTGTTGTTAGTGTTCTCGTTCACCTTGGTAAAATTAGATAACTCTGATTCCATCATTTTCGTAATCTTCTTTGGTGTATGCCCACAAATCATTCTCAGAGTGCCACATAAGTCTCTCAATGGCTTGGTGGAAACCCTCATAGGTCTTGCCTTGGAATACTCCACCCATCTTACCTATAGCCATGGCTTCATCTGACAGCTCATAGATTAAAGGACTACCTGGGAACTTTTGGCTTTCCACGATGAATCTAAAGTTACTAACTGTTAGATTCTCTCCGTAGATACTGAGGTCTGTTTGCTTTAAAGCTTCTGTGTAGAATGCTCCTTGAAAATCATAACGATATTTCATAAGAGTATCTGTCCAGAAGTTTAAGGAAGTAGTAGTAGTCTTTAAGTCGATAGGGTAGAGAATGTTGTTTACTACATCAACAACTACCAAATCCAATAAACCCTTACACTTCACCCCTAAGTATTCAAAGCTTAAAGCCTGTTGGGTAAATACTTTGTATTGTGAGTTACCTTTTACAAACTTAGAAGTGAAGACATGTGACTTAAGTCCTTCTGCGATATTAATGATTAGGGCTTCTTGAGCAAAGGAAATTACCTTCTTGCCTTCTGCTGCAATCAAATCTTCGTAATAAGTTTTACCTTCTGTTTCAAATCTTTCTCTTACCTTGGCGATAGTATCTCGCTTAAACTTTGCTGCTTCATATGCAATAGATTCAGCCATAGTATCATTTCGGTTAGCATAAAGATTCCATACAAAATCTCCCATCTGTCCTGTAGGTCTTTCTACGCTACTGATGTGGAACTCTGATCTGAATACTTCTTCTCCTTGAGTTAAAATTAAATCAACTCCGTCACCTATTAGAGTTACTTCTGCTGGCTCATCTGTATCGGAGCTAGGGTCGTAGTTATAATATAGGTTTGGGTGTTGTAATAGCTTTTTAAGTCTGCTTTGACTCTGTGCTGTACTGTCTAAGTATCCTTGATCTAAAATCATTTGTCTATTGTTAAAGTTAAATTAAACCACAAAAACCCTAAGTGAAGACTGAACTTTTGTCTAGAGTGTGTTCTACTAAGGGTTAGTGTAGGGATTATGTAGAAAAACCAATAAGGATAATCTCGTTGTCCTTGTTTTCCTCTAAAGAAGTTACTGAACTTTACCTTCATCTGTTAAGTCATTAAATTCAGGCTTCTCTCTGAGGATGTAAGCAATAAACATAGCGTTACATTGTATGTGTCCTATGTGGTGAATCAAAGACTCTTTATCGTGAGACTCACCTGACAACAAACTGAATGTATGTCTAAGCATGCTTTCAACTACTTCGCTTACTGGCATTCCTTTCTTCCAATTATTTGGTGCATACTTTTTTGCTCCAAACTCTAAGACTTCCACCATTGGCTCTAGAGACTTAAAATCTACTAGAGACCAATGTGCTTTGCCTTTGTTAAAACGAAGTGCTTGTTTGCCTTCGTTATAATCTTCCATAGCGGGGAAATCATCCGTCATAATTAACGCATTAAAGCTCCTGTAGTAGTTTTAGGAGTATGATCTAACTTAACTGTTAGGATAACTCTTCCAAACTTCATAGGAACAACTTCTGTGACTAATCCGAGAGTTCCATTACAATTAACTATAGAGCCTATAGAGATTGTAATTTCTCCTTTGTCTCCTTTTTCGTCTTTGTAAGTAACTGAATTTTCACCATAGTAGTGGCTAATTCCAGGAAAGCCCACGGCTTCCACTTTGTCTGTTTCTGTTCTTGGTTCTATAATGTATAACATAGTTCTTAGGTTAGTTCTGGTACTTCCACTCCCAGTATTTCTCTTGCAAAGGTAATAACATCTTGGATAAACTTATGAACTTCTTCCTTCTTTCCCTTAGAAAGTGAGAGAGGAGTTTTGATGAATTGACCTTGAAACATAATCTCTTCGTAGAAGTACTTGTCCTTAAGGAAAGTCACTACGTCTTCTTTGGTATATACTTCCCCTGTGAGAGACTCAAATCCTCCTCGGATGATAGGTACTAGGGTACTATAAAAATAAGCCAACTGAGGGTTTGTTTTCTTTGAGTCAATTCGTGTGATACAAATCTCTACATCTACTTTTGGATCTTGTTTCATAAGTTCTCTAAAATAAGTCTGCATTAGTTCTCTGTCTCCCTTAAGATGGACAGTGCCATCTATGTTGAGAGACAGAGATGCAGGAATGTAAACTCTATTTATCATTTGTTCTTTTTTCTATTTCTTCTAATAATAAGAATGCCAACTCTTCGTCTTCGTCAATCTGATTAGAGACATTTCTTTTCTCTAGATAACCATCTAAAAGCTTTATAAAGTAAGCGTTCTTTGCTTTTGCTTCGTTGATTGCTTTCTTTAAATCAGGATTGACGAACTCACGAATGAATTGGTATTGTGTGTTTACAGCTCTAGCTAGGAGATATGTTCTCCTAACTTCTTTAATCTCTTCTTCTTTCATCACTTCTTCCAATACGGAGCGATACAGGGATCTGCTTTTAGTTTTACTCGTTTGCAAAACTTAGCACCTGAATCTACCATTGATTTTTCTAATTGTTTTGCTGTTTCTTCTGCTATTTCTAGAGGAGTTTCTACCAATATTTCGTCATGTATTATATTGACTATCAATACTTTGAACAATAAATTATTAGGTATTAAATACTTATTCCAGAAATACACACAAGCTAATTTAGTAATTTCCGCAGACTCACCTTGGATAGGATAATTTAATGACATCCTTTCAATGTCACCTCTTTTTCTAAAGAACCTACTGACCTTCTCCTTCATTTGCCTAGCAGTAGGAGTGTCAGCATTCTTTATAGATTTGTATCTATCCCAGAAGTCTTTTGTTAATTCACTTTTAATCTGTGCAAACTCTTCGTAATAATCTACGTAAGATCTTTTACCTGTTACGGGAGAGATTAACACATAACCATTCTCTATTCCGAACTTCTTAGTTTCATCAAAGTAGGCTTTAAGTCCAGGGAAAGCTGCAAAGTATGCATCATAGATCTTTTGACCTTGTTCTACATTTAATCCTAGTTGGTCTGCTATACCAATACCACTACCACCGTAGTTAATAGCAAAGCCAGCAACCTTAGCTGATTGTCGCTTATCCTTGTGCTTTTTCTTGATGTCATCTAAGTCCATACCATCTAACTCAGGATACATCTTACTCGCTATGAATGAGTGCATATCACCTAAGTCATTATCGTAGAACTCAAGTAGATTTTTATCCAAGCATTTGTTTACTAGTACAATCTGTTCTTGTCCTGTATAGTCACAACCTACTAGAGTATTTCCTTCTGCTGCTACAAAGCAACTACGAGTTCCTTGATCTGATGGAATGTTTTGAAAGTTAAAGTTCTTTATGGTACCTGATTTACCACCACTAGATAAGCGTCCTGTGTTCATCAACTGCTTAAACTGTGTGTGGATTCTTCCGCTTACTGGATTGATTTGTTCTATCCAGTTGTAACCATAAGTTCCTATGTCTTTCTGTGCTTCTTTAAATGAGAGATAGGTTTTAATAATTGGATGCTTGTCTACAAACTTAATTAAGTGGTTTGCTTCTATAGTTTGTTTCTTGACTCCTTTCTCAACTACGGTTGTATTTACACCTATAGCCTCAAAGAATTCTACAACCTGTGAGGGTGAGTTCCAATTCACGTTAATCTTGTTACCCGTAGAGAACATGTCTAACTGAGTGTCTATAAATTTAGACATTCTGTTCTCTAGGATAAACTTGTTAAGTAATTCTACTGCCTCATCAGCCTGTACTTGTACTTTTTCAATCTTCTTGGTCCATTGTTCTACGTCTAGCTTCATCCCACAGTATTCGATATATGCTAGCACTAGAACAAAGCGATTGTCCAATTCAATGGACACATCTGTACCTTCTGTAAATTGATTAAAGTTTTGCTTACTCTTGATCTCGTGGAGATATTTTACGTCATAGGCAGAATACTTAACAAACCCTTCGGTTAGTCTACCTGTAATGTTTGCTCGTTCTTCTTTGCTAAGTGTTATTCCGCAATGGCGATCTACACAAGCAGCTAAAGAACATCTATGACTTTCTATACCCAAACGGGATGTTTTCTCACCTAAAAATGTATCGTATACCTTAGTGGGTACAATTCTCTGATGGTACAAGAATCGTAAGTCAAACTTAAAGTTATGACCTATCAGTTCCTTAGTTTCTAATAAATTCTTATACTCTTGGATGTCTATTGTAGATAGATCTACAACATACTGTACGTCTCTATCTCCTAACTGCAAGGTATAAAACTTGCAAGTATATGGATCAAAACCACTAGTCTCTGTGTCGACACCAATAGAGTCTAACTTATTTAAGTAATCTAGAGAATCTTGTACGGAACAGAGGGTTACATCAGGTAGGGAGATATCTTGTTTTGTTACTAGATAAATCATTTTAATAATGGTCCTACTATTTTGTTATAATCGTGTAATGCTTCACGGAGCTTCTGATACTTCTCTTCTTGTGTGTAGTTGCCTTGTTCAATATCTGTAAGACAGGTTCTGTACACATCGTAGATAAGTTTTCTATCATGGTTGCTTAGCTTAAGAACCTTGTTAGAGAGCTGCAACATATCTTCCGTAGTGTCTTCTCCCCATATCCTATTTAAAGACTTACCTAAGTTCCACACGTGGTGAGGAGTATATAAGTTACATTTAGGACAAGCAGGTAAAAGATTAGTCAAGTGGTATCGTGTAGATACTTTGGTTCTTCCTACGAAGTGTGCACATTGAAGTCCTTTGGGGTCAAGTGTAATCTCACAAGCATGACATTTGTTAATGTGTGCTCCTCTTACTAGCCAGGAAGTTATTTGGTCTAACCTACTTTGAGTGATGGTTTCCTGCTTGATCTTTCTCTTGATCTCCTTGCGGACTTTTTGCTTAGCCTTTTTATCTTTTACTACACATGTAGCACACAATCTTTTAGTCTTGTTTGCTATTGCTTTAATCTTACCACACTCAGAACAAGGTTTCTGCAAATCTCTTTCTTCTGGTAGTCCCTTTACGGGTATTTTCTTAGGTGTTCTCTTTAACATATTCTACAAATATAACTGAGAACACACAAAAAGAAAAGGGGATCTAGTGACCCCCTAATCTTTTGGCATGCAACAGGTATTACAAAGATAACTCAGGTGTGTACAAAGGTGTATAGGTTTCAGAAATTAATTCTAAACCTTTGTTGTTAATGCCGTAAGCACTACCATGAATCAAAGACTCACGCTTAGCTTCTACACTCTTGTGTGCCATCATGTAGTTAGTAAAGCGAGTAGTTGCATTAAACAAAGCATAAGCAGTATTACCATGTGTCTCATACTCGGTAGTGATAGCTCGTTTAAAGTCATTTACTCTGTTCTTACCTCTAGAGTTAGCTACATCTCCACCGATAATGTTTAAGATAAATTCATCTGAAACAGTTTCAGGAACATTAATCTTACTCAACTCTACTAGTTTCTCGATGAATTGCTCTTCTTGAGTCAAAGAACTTTGAAGTTGAGAGATAATGATAGCCAATCGTCCGTGTGAATTCTTAGTGTGTCTTACACGTTGAGAGTCTCTTAGTGCCATATAAAAAGTATTAGAACATACAACAGTTACGTTAGTGGCACCAAAGCCTATAGGAGAACTTCCGTCATGAGAAGTCAAAGCAGTTAAGTATCTTTTGTTGTAAGATCCTCCGATTTTTACATCTTGTAGGGGAAACTGGTAGTAGACTTTCTGTCCTTCTCCAAGCATACCACCTCTTTCACCTGATATATTTACTCGAGCTGCTGCTTCAAGTAACATATCTAGGATTTCTTCATTCTGTGTAGGAACATACTTGGCTCCTACAATACCTAAACATCTGTTGTTATCTGTTCTAAAGACTCCAAATGCTGGTGTGGGTTCTCCATCAGGACCAAACAAGGCTTTCTTTTCTACTACCCAATTTGTTCTTGATGAGTTTAATAAATCTAGTTTATTCATAGTGCTGGTCGTTTAAATGTTTCGATAAATTTTGTTAGTTCTTGTAGTTCTTTGGTTCTTCCTTGGACTTCACAGTAATCGTACTCACTGCTCTGTTCCATTTCTCTTATTTCTTTGACTCTACTAGTGATAAATTCTACTAGTTGTCCTTTTAGTTCTAAGTGCCCTAAAGCCTCATAATCTTGCCAATTCATTTGTTTTTATTTTAAGTTTTCTAGCCATACAATATCATCTGGATTGCTGGCCATAAGGATTTGGTTAATTCTTGTAAAGTGATCGCACTCCCATTCTCCTCCTTTGTATAGTGCGGAGGCAGGGTGAGATGCTGTTAATACGTGGTGAAATTTGTCATCAACTAAGTGAGCAAACTTTAAAGCGTCTTTACCCCAGAAACAAAAGATTAAACCTGTAGTACTACTACTTAAGGTTTTAAGTACTTCTTCGGTAAATTGTTTCCAAGGCTCCAAGTGAGAACCTGACTTACCTTCTTCAATAGTCAAAGCTGCATTTAGCATAAGAACTCCTTGCTTAGCCCATGATTCTATGTTCATATCTATGGGGAAGGATAGTTCGTCTGGATAAATGTCTTGCTTAATTCTATTATACATAATCCTAAGAGAAGGAGGTATGTAATCTCGGTTTCTAGGTGCGAAAGAAAGTCCACATGCTACTGGTTCACCCTTATGTTTGTTTGGATAAGGGTCCATACCTAGTATAACTACACGGACTTTCTGAAATGGAGTTAAATTAAAAGCCCTGAAGACTTCATCTCTTTTAGGAAAGATCTGTTTACTTGCTCTTTCCTTTGCGATGAAACCCCCAAGGCTTCTAAAATACGGACTCTCTATTGTTTCTCTTAAATGTTGATACCAATCGTCTGGTATATCAATTAGTTTTTTCATTATTAATCTGCTCTAAAAACACTCCATTAACTAAGGTTCTTGACTTCTTACCCCAACCTGTTCTGTTTTCTACTAGAATGATGTTAGGATTTAAAGTAGTGTTAAGGAGTCCTGGGTATTCTTTCTCAATCTCGTTAAGAACTTTTACATACTGAGCCTTATAAGAGCTGATAGTGTCGTAAAAGTCTTTGTGTTTCTTGATAGAATGAATGATACTTGAGTGATCTTTAGATAAGAGGAATCCTATCTTAGACAATGTGTAATAGAACTGAAGTCTAAACACAGCTGCAAACTGAAATCTTGCGTCTACTAATTCTCTTCCTCTACGTAGTCGTACAAAGTCTTCTATATCCACTTTGTGTACTCTACATATAATAGACATAATAGATTGCTCTAACTCGTTAAACCTTTTAACGTTTACTTTGGTTTCTTGCGATCTTTGAAATGTAGCCAATCTCTTTGCTGCTGCTTCCTCTGGAGTTACAATCGTTACATTCTTTACGTAATACTTAGAATATTTACTCTTGTTTCTCGTTCTGTTCCAAACACCTTCTTGTACTAAGGATTCCACTTTTAAGTCCTTAAACGCTAACGCTAAGGCTTCTTTTACAATATCGTGAACTGTTGGCATATTTCTATTAATTTTTCTTTTCCGTGTACTTTATAAATGTCGCTTATGTCTTTACCTAAGCTTGCATGATGATACAATACTGGTATATCGTACATCTCTGATATCTTTTGTGCTCCTTCTATTCCTGCTCTATCTGCATCAAACCAAACATATATGGAATCAAACCTAGCCCTAAGAAGCTCATAAGCATTCTCTGAGATAGGAGTTGTTTCACTTCTAACAGCTACTGCATTAACTCCAATAGAATGTAGGGTCATTACGTCTTTAGTTCCTTTGGTAATAATCAAGATACTTCCCTTATGTGGTAGCTGCGTGTAACCCTCAAGCATACCTCCAAAGAAGTTAGTTCTAAATTTTACTCTCTTATCTGCATAGGGACGATATAGTTTAAACTTATCTTTCTCTTTATACCGATAACAAGGATCAAAGTCGTTATTAATGTACCATATATTCTCTGCTATCCAAGCCTTCTCTACTCTTCGTACATCATAGAATTTAAGAATCTTCTCTGTTACTCCGAACTGAGACCAGTATTCTAAATCTTTCTGATTAAACTTAGTTAGTTTTACTTTAATGGATGCAGGTTTTACTTCTGCTGGTTTAACTGTTTTAAGACTATCTATTTCTATTTTAAGTCCAAGCCTGTCTTCTAGGCTAAAGTTCTTAAGCTGGAAATCTGACTCAATTTTATAGAGGATATCAGGATACTCATACCCTGTTCTCATTTGAGCTATGTCTATGCAGTTATAGTGGATTTTTTCTGTAGCGTAGTCAATAAAGTAAAGGTTACCTCCTTGACTCCACTTAAAGAAACAGGTAGCATGCTTATCAGATCTGAAAGGATTCTTGTATTTCTTTCTCAAGTCTATCTTTTCTCCGAAGTAAAAAGACATCAAGGTCTCTTGTCCTACAAGCTTATACAGTGTCTGTACGTTAGGTCTGATTTCAATACTTGTTAAATCCATAAATAGGTTAGTCAGTTAATAAAAAAGGGGCTACAAATGTAACCCCCTTTTTTAAAAATAGAATAGAATAATTTAAAAGAATTAGAATATGCTGTCTACGTCTTCGCTAATAGGTGCAGTTGCTACATCACTACTATCCCAACTCATAGCAGGTTCATTAGAGAAGGGACTCTCTACTTCGTTGCTTTCAGGAGCATCGTTTTCAGTGTATTCTTTGAAGGTAAAGCTTCCGTAGAAACTCTTAAAGCCATACTCACCAGTGATTTGCTTAGATACATATTCAGTAATTTTACCGCCTACGTTAACAAATACTTTAGTGCATACATCTTGGTACTTACCATCCTTAATACCCAACAATACTTTGATACCCATGTTAGCTTTGTTAAAGTGAGCAAAGAAGTCTACCAACTCGTTACCCTTACCTTTAGCAATAGAAGTCCAAGAGTCAAGTACAAATGGCTTCTCTTTAGGAGAGATGTTACCATAAGCCTTAAGCAAAGAGTAAACTGACTCTTCACCACCTTTAGCTTCACGTGCACTTCTCAAGTCCATTCTGCGAGAAGGATCCAAAGCAGATTGTGCATCGCTTAAGTCAGCTAAGTTAAGAGCCCAAGAGGTTCTTGTATAGTTGTCAATGAATTGTTTCTTACCTGCTTGTGAGGTACGAGTATCATTGTTAACCCACAAAGAGAACTTACCACGCAAATCTGTTTTGAAGTCTGGATGGTTTACATACCAGAAATCTAGGCGCATTCCGTTATCTCCTTCGTAGTTAGGTTCTTTAACTTTATCTTCTTCAATTCCCAAAAGGGCAGCAAGTGCTTTACTAGTTGGGTTTACAGCAACGATTTGGATAGGTGCAAATCCTGTGTACATTTTCTTGCCTGATGAAGGCTCTCTGGTTTCTAATTCTTCGAATTTCATAATTTTTTGTCTTTAATTTTTTATTTGGTTTTTGTTGGTACTTCTTCTGCGTAATAAGTGTCAATAGATTGACATACAAGGTTTAGGTCATTTGGAATCAATGTGTCAGCAAACATATCCATAGGGCTCTTCGCAGGATAGTTCTTGAAACGGTTGGTTACAAAATGATAGGTTGCTTTCTCGTCTTTATCTTCACCTACGTGAGTATAAAGAGCGATAGTAAACAATCCCTCTAATACAATTTGGTTGTCCAATGCTTTACCGATAGTCTTAATTTTCTGACCTACGATATGTCCATCATCCTCGATTGCTTCTGAGTGAGTGATGTAGAATACTTTAAGGTCATTACGAAGTTTACGAGCTGTAGTAAGCATGTTGGTTACATCCTTAGCTAAGTTTACAAATTTACCGAAACCTACTTCGTTGGCTTTCTTCATCATAAGGAAAGACATAGAGTAGATAGCATCATCCATAATTACATTCTTGATGTGTGGTGCTTTCTCGCTGATTTGTTGTAACAAAGCTGTGATTTGAGCGATCTCATCTACTTCCATGTAGTTCTTTGACTCAGTGTTGTAGAGTTTCTCTGCTCCTTTGAAAGGCAATTCTTTCCGTGCTACGTTAATAATAAAGGTTTCTTTGGGATCGAGGGTTCTGATAGAGGTAGATTTACCTGTACCTGAAGGTCCTACAATTGCGATTAGTTTGCTTGACATATATTTATTTTAATTTGGTTTCTTCAATTTCGTCTATTTGGTCTATGATATCGTCTTCTGTGTTCCAGCCAAAGTTGCCTACAAAGTGCACAGCAGCAGTGAAACAGTTTTCAATACTTCTTTCAGGGTCAGTTAATAACTCTTCTCTCATATCTTCATTGTTGTAAAGTTCTGAGGAAAGCCACATCAAGAAGTTGTCTTCTTGTTCTATGGTCCATGTGTGTTTCTCATACCATCCATCTTCTTTGAAGTCGATAGTAGTATAGTCTACGTCAATAACGTCACACATGTGCTTGATTATTCTAATTAAATACGGGTTCTGTTGTTCATCCATTCTTTACATTTTTAAAAATCGTTCGTAATGATTGCTTACTGGGTTATTCATTTCCTGTGGTCTAGGTAACTCTTGGAACTCTCCGTTAGCTCCATTAAAGTAAAGTCCTATGCTTGAGTTTTCTAAGCCATAATAACGGTCTTTAAGGAATTTAAGGGAGCGATACTTGTTACCTAGTAGACTTACATCATATCCATTATGGGTAGCGATGTTGTATCTAGCAGGACTGAATAGACCAATGACAATCTCGTAGTCTTGGTGTACACCTTTGTTGATGTGGAGTTCCTCCATTGATGGTTCTAGTTTCTCTTCCATCAATTGACCTTTGTAGGTGTAAGTCTGTTTTTCTGATGCAGGTGTCTGCTGATGTACGATTACGTTGATCATCTTGTAACGTTTAGAGAAAACCTCTAATACGTAATCCTTAACCATAAAGTCAAAGGTTTGATAAGATGACAACTTAATCTTGGTGTCAGGAGCAATCTCATTAGATAAGAGACTGATGTGGTCTAAAATAAAAAATACCCAGGTATCATCTGACTTATACTTGTAGCCTGTGATTAACTTTTTACCGTCTTCGAGTTCTTTGTATGTGTGCTCTCCGATTTCAGGGTTATCAAAATAAGCCCTAATATATTTAGACATTCCTGTAGGGTTTCTAATGTAATCAATTACTTCTACGATCTCTTGTAGGTTATAGATGAATCTTTCAGCATCTTTAACCTTAGCCATAAGATCATTAGTCATAGTGTAATTACCAATAGACTTTAGTTGTTGTACGCTAATAGTTATCCTGTGCTTCTCATACATGTAGATTGAGATAAAGGATAACCAGAAATCTGTAGCACTTTCTTCTAAGGCAAAGTAGAAGATTTTAGGTTGTATAGAACTCTTGTTTAAGCGTACTTGCTTGTAGATGTTTAAGATAGTCATGTACTTAGCAAACTTTGACTTACCTACACCTGATGCAGCTGTTAAACAAGTAATAGAACCTTTAGTAAATCCTCCGTAATGTTCCCCTAGTCTAGGAAATGGAGGAGGGATAGAAGTTAATCCCCCCTCTTCCTTCACTAGTTTATTACGTTCAATCTGCCCAATTAGTTGTTGAAACTCCATATTTACAAGATTTGATGACTATTGTAGGCTGGACCTGTGCCATTCTTTAACTCCTCACACCATTTGGCTAAGTCGCTTTGGTCTACGCCATCTATCTTTTTGTAAATAAAGTAACCACACTCTCTAATGAATCTAATGTTTCCTTGAGACTTGAGTGTACTTATATAGAGATCTGTTGCTTGTGATATCTCTTCAAGAGTATAGTCATACTCACTGATAAATCTAATTAAGCGTTTTACTACGCTAGACTTGTCTGTGGTTTTACCTGATACTCCTAGATTCTTAGCACTAAACTTACCTACAAACTCAGCTAACCAGTTAGCAGAGATAACAATCTCCTTCTTTGTAGAGGGTTTGTTGACATGTTTGTTAGCAAGTGATTCAATTACAGAAGGCTTGGGAGCAATCAACTCTCCAATAGACTTAGAAAAGTCTAAATCTTCTAGTGCTTTAGGTGTCCAACTATAAGTAGTTCCGTTATGTAGAAGTTTCTCTTCGTAAATCCATTTGTCTATCATCTTCTCCTTCTGTAGCAGTGCCCAGAGGACTTCGTAAAACGTTTTCTTCATCTGTTGGTTTTATTAAAGTAAAGTTTACACCCTTAAAGATTTCCTGAGAATTAATCTTTATTGGGTCTACAAAGATAGGCAAATCCTCCTCTTTTTGCAAGAGAATTTGGTCTTCTATCCACATTTTTTTCATGAAAAGAAAGTCTGGATGTGACTCCAGACTCTCTCCATAGTGTTCTATTTGCATAGATTAAAGTTTGACAATTTCCTCGAAAGGAACTTCTCCAGCTTTGCAGTCTTTCATCATCGTCTCAATGAAATCTTGCTCGTCTTCAGGTACGTTAAAGATGCTTTCGCACTCATAACAATAACTGTTAAGTAACAAATCATTTGTAATGTGAATATTCTCACCTAGACAGTTAGGACAACAACCTTCCATCATCATTTCATCGAGGTCTGCTTGCTTGTAGAGAACTTTAGACTTATTGCTGAATGATTCTAGTCCTTCTCTTAGTCTTGGGTCTTGATACTGAGGATAACATTCTGCCATCCATTCGCTGTAGATTTCATACTCTTCTTCTGCTGCGGCTTCTTCTGCTTTATCTTTATCGTAAGCAACATCTCCAAAAGGATCTAACATGTCCAAGGAATCTTCTGGTCTAGACCAGTACTTTGGACTTTTAGTAGAAGCCAATTCGCTTTTTGGAGGCATCCACTCTCCTTTCTCTATGTCATAGTACCAATCTGCATCATCATCGTCATCCCAGATATTAATCTGTCTAGCACCTGTTCCTAAGTAAGTAGTACTGGATTTAGTCTTACTACCTCCATATGGAATTTCAGAACGAAGATTAGGTACAGGGAAGATAAGAGGAATGTTTCTCTCAGCTAGCATTGTAAGCATTTCATAAGCAAAACTAAAAGCATTGGTAAGAAGTGCTACACTTGCTACCTCGCTATCTCCATGCTCGTTGAAATAGCCACAAGAAAGATTGTGAGAAGATACTTTAAGACCTCGCTTACGAAGACCACCTACGTCAGTAGCTGTGCCTGAGTTAAGAGAATAGCCATACTTATCCATCAAATCACCAATCAAGTCATAATGCTCAGGGTTGAAAGTCTGAACACCGTTAGTATACTTAATGAAGTCATTTGTATAGGATCTGCGATCTAGCTGAGTAACAACCAAAGAGTTATCAAAGAAAGACATATCGCAAGCATAAGTACCTACCAATCCTCTCTCCTCACCATAAGGCAAGAATACCTTACAATGTGGCATCATCTTAAGCATTTGGATAGCAAAGCATACACCTACAGAGTCATCGAGACCTAAGCCACACTGTTCGCCTCTTGCATTGTCAAAGCCAAAAATCCACTCATCTGTTTTGAAGATTCGCATGCCAGCATGATAGTCTTGAGCTGTGTCATAGTGAGCTACGATAGTAGGATAGAATTCTGCTGCTCCTTTTGTGCAATAGATATTGCCTCCCTTCTCATATACAGTAACTCCTTCGATCTTAGAGATAAGCTCTATAAGCCAATCTTTTTTAAGTGATTCGAGTTCTGGTTGATAAGTAGGACTTTGTTGATACATAATATCAAATAGTAGATCAAAATCTACTGGGAAATCACCCTTAATGGTGTGGTCTATTGATTCTAGTTTACTTGTTGTGTAGTTCATTGTTTTTAAATTAAATGTTGATCAGGACTCTCAGTAGTTTCTGCAGTCTCTGTGTTTTCTGTAGGTTGAGTATTCTCATTAACTTCAGTAATTTGATTAATCTGAGCTGACTCTCCTAGTGATCTTGCAATATCTCCGAGAGTAATAGGGGTGCTAAGGTACCCAGAAAACTGACTTGGGTGATAGACAATAGAAGAACCAGATGAAGAAAAACTAGAAAGAGAGTTAGAGACAGAAGAAGAACTAGTTAATATATAAGGAGTCTCTGTATCTCTTGTAAAAGTAAAATCTTGTGTAGTTTCTGTAACAACCTCTATTGAAGTGTCTGCTTCAGGTTTGTTCTCATCATCTGGATGATAGAAACATCCATCAATCTCTTCATAAGTATGCTCATTATGGATAAAGTAACCAAAATCATTTTCATACTCTCTAAGATAATCATCGTTTACATATGCATAGTCTCCATTAAACAATTCTACAGCTCTATCTCTTAGTACAGGGTCACTGTTGTAGTCTTGTACAAAATCATCTCGATCTGTAAAATTAGCATCCATTACTTCTGAATAGACAGAACAGTCGCCACAACATCTTTCGTCTCTATATCTTCCTGCGTCTATGCAGTAAGAATCATCATATTCTATTTCTGCATCACAAACAACACAAGCTATAGTATCAGGGAGACCTGAGTGGTTATAGAAACTACCTCCAGTACACCTAAGAGTATAGTGATGACCTTCTCCATAGTTACTTAAGATTTGATCATCAGGATGATAACAGTAAAGAGTATCTACATAAGGAAACTGATTAATTCCAGTTAAATCTATCTTAATAGAATATCGTTCTGATGTTTGCCAGATTTTCTTGTAGTTAGCGGATTCTAGAGCAGTTTTAAGTAAGTTCTCAGTTTCGGTCTTAGTAGAATAGATTCTATCGTAAGCCCACTGGTTACCTAGATTCCACAGAATAGCTCTAGCTGCTACTTTATTGGCTCTCATGAGTACTCCTATCTTAACCTTAGAAGGATCTCTAGTATACATCTCAAAGTATGATTGACATCTGTCATAACGCATACAAGAGCTACCTAAAGTATTACTGTGAGCGTGATAGTTGTCTTCGTCATAAGCCCACTTAATTTGTTGTCCTTCCATAATTCTAAAATCATATAGAGGATTAGAGATTGTGATAAGAGAGGCATAAGATTCTGAGAACGTAGTGATATCCCTATCAGAATATTTATCTTTAAAAATCCTACGAATAAGTTTACCTACAGAAGTATGATAACGCTTCTTATAGTTCCATACCTCAGGTAATACTACTTCAGTATTTTCAAACTCTACACCTATTATATGAGGATAAGTAGTAGTTATAGTAAGACCTGCTTGGTCAATAGAGAAGCCATTAATACCATACACTACACTGTGTCTAATAAGAAGAGGTTCCGAGTCTTGTTCTAATCTAGGTATATTGTAAGAGTAAGAAACTTCCTCATCCACTCCATTAGTGTGACTTGTATAACGATTAGCAGTAAAAGAACCTTTCTTTTCATAGAATTCTTTGATAGGATAAACTAAGTTATTTAAGTGACGAGCAGTAAGAGTAAGTCTTTTAGTATAAATAGCCTCTGAGTCTCCATATAATCTTGTTTTACCTATGTGTAATATTAACACAGTACCAGGTCTAATCATTTGCATTCTTGTTTCTTCGCCTTCTAATCTATTTTTACGATCTTCGTCTAGATAAGAAAGTTTGCTGTAGTCTGCTTGTGATAAACCAAGATAATTACAATACTTAGAATCTTCTGGAACTCTTTTAAGAGATAATAAGTCATCAACCATGTCCTTTACAATTTGGGGGACATCAGTAGACTTAAGTTTAAGTAAGCGTCTTTTTAGATCTTTGTGCATTACAAACTTGTCTGTTAAGACTTTACGTGCACGTTTCACTTTAGGAGCATTGATAGCAGAGACTTCAATAGTTCTTTCTGCTTTTTCTAAAAACTCCATAGAGAATGGATCGTCAAAGATCTGAAGTTGTTGGCCTGCAAGTAGGCCTTCTAATTCTTCTGGTGGCATATTATTTTAGGTTAGTTGGTTTAGGTTTTTAAATGAAAAAAGCACCCCTAGAGGTGCTTTATTAATTAAGTTTAGTTAAAGTTAAATTTGTTCTGGTGTTTGTTCGCTGTCTCTTGTGTAACGATGTGCTAGTAATAGGTTTTTTTCTTCTAGTGCTTTCTTAAAAGCTTTGTCTCGTTCTCTTTCTGAGTAGAATTTGTAGTCTTCATTCTTCTTCATTGTCTTTACAATCAGGTGATATTCTATCACCGTACCATTCTCGCTTAATGTATAGTTAGAACTCATTCTGCAAAGATAGCTATTATATTAGCTACCATTCCTACTATTATGGATAAGAGTGATACAAAAAGAATACTGTATACAAAGAACTCATTGGTAGTCATACACCTAGTGTTCTTTATTTTTTTACCTATTTCCTTACAAGCTTCTTTCATTTTTGTTTATTTCCTTCTTAACGTCTTTCCAAAACAATATAGCATTCTGCATAGAACGGTCTTTAACGTAGTTGTCCATATCTGTGTATTCTGCTATAATCTTGTCAATTGTGTAATTCGCAATCTGTCTGTAAGCGTAACCGTTCATTTGGAACCCTAATCCCATTAGGATTTCTTGTTCCATAGCCTCTGCTTGTTGTTTGGGAGTCATAAGGTGAACAAAGTTAAAGTTTTTCTGCTTGTTCGTCAAATCTATATTTCAATTCTTCCTTAAAAATTTCTCTGTAAAAGTCAGAGATTTGATGTTGTGTCTTTAGGATAGCTTCAATATGATCTGAGTCTAAGTCTTTGATTGGCTTGTAAACTAAAGGTTGTCTGCCGTCTCTACCTCTGGTTCCCCAGTGTACAGCTGATCTCCTTGTAATGTGAGAGCCATCGTCATAAACGCTTAACTCTTCGTAAGTACCTATGTTTCTTCTTAAATAGTCTGTACCTCCGTCTACCATAAGGACCTCTTTAGTTAGTCTGTCCCTATATTCAACGTAGTCATGTCTATTGTAGGAAGTTAAGATACTACCATCTGGTGTTTGAATCCTGTTTAATAGAATTCTAGATTCTGTTGTCATCGTAGTCTTTGTTTAAAATGTAAGCGGGTTTTAGCTCTGTAACAATGTTTCCGTTCTCTAATACAGTCTCATGCAAGCATTCAAATTTATCTATTTTAAAGCCTTCTGCTTGAAAGAAGTTAAGAGATTGTATGTTCTGTGCTTTAACCCTTGTAAATGCCTTTATAGGGCCCTTATTTTCGCTATAAGCATCATGTAAAGCTATACTAAGTATTGCATGACCATAACGCTTACCTTGAAACTCTTCAGATACCCGTATAAAAGTGATTCTATACTGGCTATCTTTTTTCTTTTTAATTAAAAGTACTGCTACTATCTCTGTTCCTTCGTGTAGAGCATGTACTTTTAGTGTAGGATCCATAAATGATTTTTCTGTGAAGGTTACTCCAAAGTGACTAGAGATAAACTCAAAGTACTCAGGTTTCTTTTCACATACATGGGTTATCATACGTAGATTATTTTTAGTTTTTCTTTTGCTTTGGCTCTCTTATAAAGAGAACTGAAAGCATAGTGATTCATACCCATCTTAATACCTGCTCTACCATAACTTAATTTAAGTTCATCTCTAAGTATGAGTGCAGCGTATTGTTTGGGTGTGAATCCTTTTAGATCTAGTTTTAGTTCGTCCATATTATACTAGTTTTAGTAACTTTTTATACTTAGATCTAGGTAATTTAAGTCCAGCTACAGCTCCATCATAGCAAATGTTTTCTGCTCTACATGCTTCTGCTACACTTTTATAGTAAGTACCTGTCTTTAGACTTACTACGTGTATGTGCCAACTAGAAGCCTTGATTGCATTTAAGTGCATGATGTTCTCTACTCTGGTACCCCACTTAAGATTGGTGTAGTGATTGTTAAGCTTATCTCCGTCTAAGTGTATTACACACTCACCTTCAGGTCCATCTAAGAAGAGTTTGGCTACCAAAGTTTGCCTAAACACTCGTTTCTTAACAGCACCTACAGATAAGATAACTCCTGTAAGTCCATCACGATTAATAAAGCCTTTTAAGATCTTTTCTTTCTTAACTCTAGCTTCTAGTCTACCGAATCTAGGTTGACTGTAAGATCTTTCTAAGCTTTTAACCTCTCCGTATTCATTGACATGATAATACTTTTCAAATCCTGGAATAGGCTTCCACATAATTAATTGCTTAAAGGTGCTTTGATTGCTGGATGAGATTGGTAATTAACTAACTCAAAATCAGTATTGTCTAAATGTGAGTACAAAGACTGATCTTCTGATAGTGACTTATAGAAACTATCTTCTTTCAAATGGTTTAATGTAGGTAAGTCAAATCCCTCTCTTTCAATCTGCTCTTTAGCCTGCTCGATGTGATTCAAATACAAATGAGTATCGCCTAAGTTACCGATTAGTTCATCAGGTAACATATTTACCTCTTTAGCAAGGATAATTAAGAGAAGAGCATAGGAGGCGATATTAAAGGGAAGGCCAAGGAAAGTATCTACTGAACGCTGATTCCACATTAAAGAAATAGCTCTACTTGGGATATTAAACTTCTCAAAGTCACTTAAGGTAAGTTGTGCTTTACCACTAAAGTGTTTGTCCATGTACGTCTCCTTCTCTTCGTAAGTCAACTCTCTTGTGTAGACTTGGAAGCCATAATGACAAGGAGGAAGAACCATTTGGTCTAATTCTCCAACATTCCAAGCAT